TCAATCGCACCAGCTCTGACGACGACCTGTCCACTGCCGCGCAAGACCTTCCTCGACCAGCATCGCGCCGACGCTGACACCATCGATCTCAATCACCGCCAGCGTGCGACCGTGCCGGTCGACAAGCCTGCCGTCGAGCGGATCGCCTCGCTTGATCTCGAATGCGCCTGGGCCGAGCAACTCGGCCAGGCGGTCGGCGGCAGCGGCCGCACCCACGCGCTCCCGTTCGCACCGTGCTTCCGTTTCGGGCGTGTCGATGTCCGCCAGCCTGATCTTTTCGCCTTGAATCCAGACGGTATCGCCATCAACGACGCAAGTGTGCCGCTTTGAACTCGAACATAGCTCGAAGGCCGCCGCTGGCGAAGCCAACGCACCGACCAAAGCAATGCTCAATAGGGTGATTCCGACCTGGAGGCGGTTACGATCAGATAAAATCGAATCGCTTAGAGCCGCCACAAAGAACCCTCTTTGGATCTCCGCCGTACCATATTCACTATCTGCGCTGGTCGATGAGCTTTGCAATATTCCCCGATATGGACAGGTCCGGTGCGGCGTCCTCTTTCACAATCCCGTCCGCAGTAGGGCGGAATAGAGAACTGAGAACGATATGACGGTCGTCCGTGCCCTCGGTTGCCTTCTCCGCGATGAGAGCGAGGTATGTCATCACCATCGTCTCCCTTTCGCGAGCATCCATTCCCAAATGAAGCTCGCTGAGGTAGAGCCGGACCAAGACCCTTCCAGCCCAGAAGGCGACGGTCGATACCACTACGCCAATTGTTGTCAGTATCAGGAATACAGCTGCTGGCCGTTGAACGACCTCATTATTGTGCATAACTGGCTCAGCGAACTCGAAAGCCACACACGCGAGCACCGACAACGCAACCAGCAACGCCAACGTCGCCAGGACTGCATAATAGGTGACGATAGTTTGGAGCCCTTTTGCCTTTCCTTCATGCTTTGACGCTTTGTTGCTCCAGTATTCGACCGGAGCCTTCAAAGCCATTTGTTCGCGATAAGCCGCCTCGACAGCCTTAAGGTCCGAGATTGCCGTTGAAATGTCCGATACGGCCTTCGACTTTTGCACTCTTCGTCGTGAAGCCGCCCAACGGGTGAGGACCGTCTGCCGTTTCTGCGCCTGACCAAGCAACGCTGCCGTCGATGCGGCAAGTTCGTTGTAGTTTTGATGGTCGGTTTCCGCCTGCGCCCGGAAGCGCTTGCTGACCGCATCCATTGCACTCTTCGCCGCGTAAGGGGTGCGCCTATTTATGCCAAGTCGATAGGTGCCAACGGCAGTTGCGGCCAACAGATGTTCGGGATCATTGGCATTGATCGAACGTTTTAAGATTATGGCCAGCGCTACCGTTGCGGCGGTATCGCCCAAAGCCTCCCGAGTATTTCTAATAAAACTCGCATCCTCCGTCGAGCTGTGAAGAATCTGCCGGCTACCAGACGTCGGAGCGTAGAGCTGCTCGACATGAGCGACAAAGGCCTCCCGACTGACCGACCCATCCTGAACGCCAACGACATGCGCTCTAAGAGTTTTCAGCGAGCTGCGAGTGATATTTGGAACATCTGTCCCGGACCGGGACGCGTTCGGCTCTTCATAAATCCACTCCCAAAACTCTGTCTCTTCGTCCACAAAAGACAGCAACTCATCTGCTGTCTTGGCACGAAACACCCCTCCGTTGTCTCCAAGGTCCCAAGACAAGAAAGGCTCTATATTTATCTCGTCCATATCACGCCCCCCGACACTTCTAAGAGACGCTACTTTGATTCCCGACACTTTGCATCGATTGTTCAATATCTGTCAGAGCAAACGTTGAATCTTGCTCATTTCAGCAGCAAGGCCCGCACGGCCTGTGATGTATGCTCGGGCGTCCGCCGACATGCCCGAAGCGGTGCATATCCGCGGTCTTGGCTTCGCTCAAGACTCGCTCACACTCCGGTCAAAGGACTGGCCGGTCGCTTCGTTCAAGGTGGGCAGCCTTGAGAGTTCGCCACGCATATGCCGCAGCCAGGCTGACCACTCCGTTACCGGCTGCGAGGGCGCGGTCCATCCGATCGGCCATCCCATCAGCCAGTCCGAGAAGTTCGGGTTGAAGATCAGGTCGCCCGGCGAGTACCGCGTCCCAACGGTCAAATTCAAATGGAGCGGGAGCGAAGAGTGGAAGCGATACGCCCCGAACCGGCCCGCGCCGCAGGCCTTCATGATCAGGTAGATCATCGTCCACGCCCTGGCGACCTTGCCGAGCGCCAACTGACTGCCCGTCTCGTCCGGATCGTCCCTGAAGCGCAGGCCCGTCGAAGACATCTCGATCTGGACCTTGTTCGCATAGAGCGTCCGGGTCGGCGTAGGCCACAATGAAGAGGCGCCGCCGCAGGTGCGATGCGCCAGCTTCGAGCGCTGAAAACAGGCCTGCTTTGACCGCGTAGCCCATTTCCCGAAGGTCTCGGCAGACTTCGGCGGCGCCCAGATCGAGATGGCCCTCGACGTTTTCGAAAAAACACCAGACTGGCCGCACCTCCTCGACGATGCGGCGGATCGACGGCCAGAGATGCCGGGGGTCGTCGGCACCCTTTCGCCGGCCAGCGAAGGAGAAGGGTTGGCATGGATATCCGCCAGCGACGAGATGAACCTTGCCGCGCCACGGTCGGCCGTCGAAGCTGGTAACATCGTCCCAGACAGGCGCGTGATCCAGCGCCTGGTCCTCCATCCGGGCCACGAGGGTCGCCGCCGCGTAGGCTTCCCGCTCGACGAAACAGACAGTTCGATATCCGGGTTCTGCGATATGGAGGCCAAGCTCCAGTCCGCCAACGCCGGCGCAGAGCGCGATTCCTGTGAGTTGATCATTTCCGGGGGGAGATAGAGCCACACGAGACATCCCTTTCCAGTCGCTCTTGGCGCTCGGGTTCGGGCTCGTTTGGCCTCAAATGATTGACCGTGCCGCAGCGGCGGCACTTGATCTCGATTTCGTTGGTAGCGCCGCTCATCCTGAAGAGCAAGGCTCGGCATTTGCCGCATCGGATATCCTTCATTTCAGTTTAACCGCAGGTCGGCCACACTCCATTTGCCCGGCCGGGCAACGGGTGCGGCGGTTATCTTCGGTCATCGTCGGGCGGGCTTGGTTTGGCGATCGACCCGCCGCCGGCGCTCACGCGCCGGCCATCCGTGTTCAGGCGATGCGATATGATCCAGCCACGCGAATACCAATGGCGTTCGTCGAGGGCAGAATATTCGCGATCCCCATCGCCACGACGCTTGCCGCCGAACGCACGCTGTAGAACCATATCTGGTTGGTGTTTGCCCTCGCAAAGGCGACCGCCCACCGGTCGAGTGCGTTCAACGTCACCATGCTCAGGAAGGGTGATGAACCGGGATCAAACCCAAGATCAGCGTCGTTGACGACAGGAAACGGCAATCCACCGATATAGAATTGTCCCGCAGCCGTGGTGTAGGCATTCGAATTGAACCCGACATAAAGCCAATAGTGACAAACCCCGCCGATCAAGACGTAGCGCCCCACTTGCGCGGTATAGGTCGGAACGAAGTTGCCGGGCGTGGTGAAATTGCCCGTGGGAGTGAAATTGCCGCTTTCTCTTTTGGCCAGACCGCTATCCCAGGACGTGCCGAATGTCAGAAGGACACCTTCGTCCTCGACCCAGCAAAGCCACCCGCGTCTGGGCACAAGCTTAACCCAAGCGCCATCTGTATAGAGCGCGATGTTGTGGTCCCATCCAGCCCAGGCGCCGGTCGCGCCAGAGGCGGGTAAATAGACGTCCCCCTCGGATGGCGTCCCCGGAGGAGCGGTCAGGTCACGGTCCTTGACCGAAAGCTGCACGATCGTGTCCAGCTTGCGCAGGCTTTCATTGACTGGAACGTGCTTCTGCGCCTGTGCCGGCGCGATCAGCGGCAAGTTGAGCTTCGTCGTCGTGGTCATAATAGCACCCTCATTCGAACATCCAGACCCAAACCATGCCGGTAGCACCCGCGCCGCCGGCGCGGCCGGTCGCCGAGTTCGCGACCACGCCGCCGCCGCCGCCATCGCCGCGCGCAAAGCCGGCCTGTCCGGCCGAATTGCCGGCGAAGCCGTTGCCGCCGCCCGCCAGCATTGCCGCCGGCGCGCCGCGGCCGGCGGCGCCGTTCTGCATGTCCAGGCGGATTCCAGGCGCGCCGGGTGAGCCGGTCACGTTGAAGTCGCCGCTCGACGCGGAGCCGCCCGAACCGCCGGCAACGATCTGGCCGAAGTTTCCCGCCGTCTGGCCGGCCCCGCCGGTGCCGCCAGTCGCGGAGATATGGGAGCCGAAGGTGGTCGTGCCGCCGGTGCCACCAGTACCGCCGGCCGTGGAGCCGGCTGCACCGCCGGTGCCGATCGTCACCGCCACCGACGCGATCGACGACACGTCGATCCACTTCCAGCCGAATCCGCCGGCACCGCCGCCGGCGCCGCAAGCGCCGTTGGACGCTCCGCCCTGGGCACCGCCGCCGCCACCGCCTGCGCCCCAGCAATAGACAAGGATGCGGCGAATTCCCGTTGGTTTCGTCCAGGTGCCGGACGCGATGAATGTCTGCTGCGCGCGCAGGATGCCTGCCGGGATGTTTGCCGTGGTCACCACGCGGACGGAGTTGACATAGAGGCTGGTGCCGTCTCCGGAGAGCGGCGTCCCGCCCAGCGCTCCGCCGGCGGCATTCAGCGGCGTATAGCCCAGCCGGGCCGGAATGTTGGTGAAATAGCCGCTGTCGAAACCGTCGAGCTGGTCGGCATCGAGGCCGGAACCGGCGCCGTCATTGCCCTGATGCCAAACCTTGAACGCCCAGACATACATATCGTCGCTGTCGCCGGTCAGGCGGGTTCCGCCGAGTTCGACGAGCGGCACCTCAAGCGGGCCGGTCATTGCGCCACCGAACCGGGACAGCTTCGCATCCAGCGCGTCGGCAAGGCCGACGATATCGCCCATGCCATGGGTATGAATGGCGGGCGCGTAATCGCTCGCCTCTTCAAGCGGCCGATAGCGCTGTCCGTCCCAGAACTCGATGCGGCCCGTCGTCTGGTTGTAGCCAAGCCACGATGTTGTGAGCTGGGTAACGGCCATCAGGGAAACGTCCCCGGAATGCCGCGGCCGAAAGTGGCGCTGATCTGGTGGACGCGGAACGCAATCGACGTGATCGGTCCACCGAAATCGGCGGCCTGGTCGGCAACGCGGTAGAGCCATGCCGGCGCGCCGAGACCGAGAACAGTGCGGGCAACCGAGGCACCATTCAGGATTTCGATCTCGTAGCGCTCGAATTCCTCGCCCAGCGGCACCTCGGCAGCGTCCCAGCTATCGCCGCCGATCCGGGTTCGCCTGATCCATTTCAGCAGGAAGTCGCCGTTCGTCTGGCGGGTGGCGCGCAGGTGAACGGGCGAAAGGGGCCGGCGGCCGCGGCCGCGAAGCGTGATGGTCGACTGACTGACGCCCGGATCGGAGACGCCGCGATCGGCAGCACCGACGCGCCAGTTGAGCGGCATGCCGATGAGGCTGGCCGGAACCGATGCCTGTCCGACAGCCTGATCCAGCACGAGCACCCGCGCGCCCGCAGGCACCGGATCGCGCATCGCGTGTTCGGTGCCTCTTTGCCCGCGCAAAAGATCGGTCAATACCCAGGAGCGCCCGCCGATCGGCGTTGCGGTCGCGAACTGCAGCACTTCCCACTCGCCGACCTGGTTCTCGATCATGAAGGCGTTGGCGCCGTTGAGGACCGCAAGTTCCGACGCCGAGGTCAGCGTGCCGCGCTTCAGGTCGACATAGATAGAATTGACACGGTCCCATCGCACGGTGGGGCCGCTGTAGACATCACCGATGGTCTCGCCGATCGCGCCAGGAACCGGAATGAGGGTGTCCAGCTCGAACCCGGTCGCTGCCGGCGAACGCCACAGCGCCACCCCGGAGCGGAAGGGCGACATAAGGCCGGCAACATAGGGCGCGTGTGGGGCGTCCTCGTCGCGCAGCAAGGCCGTGTCGGCAATCACGGCCTCGGCCTGGAGGATGGAGACGACCGGCGCAATCGCACCGGCGCTCGGTTCCGAATCGACCGTGCCGCCGGCAAGCGGGTCAATCTCGAATGCCTCTATCCGCCGCGCCTGCGCTTCGCCTGCGCTATCGACTCGCACCGGATGGCCGGACGGCGCGAAGGCGATCACGTCGCCGGGATCGATCGCCAGGCGCGACGGCGGCAGTGTGAAGGCGTAGCGTTCGCGGCCGACCCATGCCGCATGCAATTCCAGCTCGGCGATTTCGCGGGCGCGTGTATCGGCCATGACGACAGGCGGCGAGAACTCTACGACCCGCTGCGACCCGCCCGAAGAGCGGCGCGCTTCGCTGGAACCGGCCTGATCGTCGCGCGCCTGGTCGCCATACTTGATCTTGATCGCATCGGGCAGCTCGGTTTCCTGCGCCCGCGTCCGGCGGAACCGCGGCGCATCCGGGCTGTCCGGGTTTATCACCAGCTCGTCGGCCGTGATGGTGGCGACCGGCGCGCGGCCGTGTCGGGCGAGGAATTTCATAACGCCGTCGCTTTCGACCGCATCGAACTGATAGGCCGGCCGAAGCGAGTCGAGCAGCGAGCGCGGCGAAATCACATTGCCGACTGTGATTCCGTCGACCACGCCGGGGATCGGTTCGATCAGCCGCAGGCCGAAACCCGCCTCGTCGAGAATGGTTCGGATCGTCTCGGGCGCGGGTGCGGCACCCATGCGGCCCGAAAGCCAGTGTCCAGATTGCCAGTTCTGCCAGTCGCCCCAGAAATTGCGGCTGATCGGAAAGGACGGCCAGGGCCGCGAATCCCACGCCCAGATGTTCGACCGGGCGAGATCTATCATGCGCCCGCCGTAGACGGACGAAACCGGGTTGTTTGCCGCCGTGTTGTAATAGCCGATCATCGCCTGAAGCCACGATCGTTGCATCTGATCGTCGCGGGCGCGGGTCGAGTACCAGGGCAAGCCGCCTTCCGACGAAATGCGGTCGGGAAAGATATTCGGCTGGTTCGCGCCCTTGTCGACGGCGCCGCAGCCCATCTCCGTGAAGCGGATCGGCTTGGACATCGGCGTCCAGGCGGTCGCGGCACCGCTACGCACGCCGCCGGGCCGGTTGCGATGCGCGTTGCTCCACCATCCCCGGATATCCTTGTTCCGGTAGACGAAGGGTTCGTTGTAGGCGCCGTCCGCGATCGGGGCGCGGGTCTGGGCGTCGCGCGCCGCCTTGCTGGCATAGTACCATGCGTAATGTTCACCACCTTCGACATTCGAGCGGAGATACGCCTGGTCGTAGATCGTCGCCGGCCCGGCCGGGTTGAAATCCAGATGACCGGAACCATCGCGCCAGTCCGACAACGGCAGATAGTTGTCGATGCCGATGAAGTCGATATTGGCGTTCGACCAGAGCGGATCGAGATGGAAGAACACGTCGCCCGATCCGTCGCCGGGCCGGTGGCTGTGATACTCCGACCAGTCGGCCGCGTAGGAAATCTTGGTGGCGGCGCCGACGATCGAGCGGACATCGCCGGCAAGTGCTGCAAGCGCGGTCACGAAGGGATAGGCCGATGCGCTGGAGCGCACCGTCGAGAGGCCGACCATTTCCGAGCCGATCAGGAAGGACTCGACGCCGCCGGCGAGCTGCGCGAGCTTGGCGTTGTGCAGCACGAAACGCCGATAGCTCCATTCCGCCGGCCCCGAATAGGTGACGGTCGTTCCCGATCCGCCGAAATGGCCGGGCGCTGCCGTGCCGACGAAGGCGGAGACCTGCGTGCCGGCGGTGGCCGTCTTGTCGGGCGAACCCGCAAAACTGGCAGCCGGCGAACAGGTGATGCGCCCACGCCATGGAAAGGCCGGCTGGCCGCTGGCGCCTGCATTGTTGCTGTAAGGGTCCGGAAGGCTGTTGCCGGGCGGCACGTCCATCATCATGAAGGGCAGAAACATCACGTCCAGCCCGCGCGCCTTCAGCATGCGGATGCATCGGATCACGCTGGCGTCGTCGGGCGTGCCGCCATAGGCAGGCTTGCCGTCGACATAGGAGACGATGGTCGCGGTGTCGCGCGTCAATGCGCTGACGCGCCATTGATGCGGCCGCGTCCTTTTGCGCGACTCTATCTTCGGGCGGATGCTGCAGGTGCCGGCGCGCAGATCGTCGCCGAACCAGGAGACGACAAGCATAACCTGCCGGATCGACGGGCAGACCATCTGAAGGCGGTCGATCGACGCGACTATATCCGTCGAAGCGGCCAGCGTGTGGCGGTTCTCGCTCGGCCCGTCGACCTGGTGAACGTATTCGGTGTCGAGGCCGTGCTCGTTGCCGGGGATCACCGCCACGCCCCGGACCATCGGCTCCAGATCGCCAACCGGCCGGAACACCTCGGCCGTGATCTGCGGCAGGCGGTTGCCGTAGTTCGTCAGGTCCATGCGCTCGAAAACGATGTAGCAAAGGCCGCGATAGGCAGGTGCCGCCCCTTCCTTGGCCTCGATGAGCGGGTCCGGCGCCTGCGTCTCGGTTCCAGTATGGACGCGGAACTCGATTTCCTCCTGGTCGACCTCCTTGCCATCGGCCCAGATACGGCCGACGCCGGCGACCGGCCCCTGGCAAAGCCCCACGGCGAAATTGCCGTAGTAGCTGTATGTCGTGGTCTCGACCTTCGCCCCGCCGCCGAATCCCTTGCCGCCGCTCTTTTCCTTGGTGACGACTTCCTCGAAGCGTGTCGCCCAGATCACCTGGCCGGCGGTGCGCGCCCTGCCATAGATGCGATTGATGACGCTGCCTTCGGTCGATGTCTGGATGTCGGTCGTCGTCAGGCGCGGCCCCTGGCGCCGCTGCGTCGGCGTCAGCGCCGAAACGATGGCCTGATCCGCGAACGAGCCGACGAGACCGCCTATCGCCTGACCGACGAGGAAGGCCGTCGAGCCGACCGGGCCGGCCAGAAACCCGCCGGCAAGACCGAGGACAACAGTCGCCATCTATTCCGCCTCCCCGATCGGCGGGAACACGAAGACGCCGGCAATCCGCCGCTTCCATGCTGGGTCCAGCGATCCCTCGGCAACGAAGCCCGCGGCCTGATAGGCATGGATCATGCGGTCCGGTTCGGTGACGATCCCGCAATGCTTGGCCGGCAAGTGCGCGCGCCAACGGAATATGAGCAGGTCGCCCGGTTGCCAGCGGCCGTTCCGGCGCTTTTTCATATGCCTTGAAGCGGCGTTCAACAGCGTTTCTTCGCCTGTCGTTTCGGCCCAATCGGAAGAATATGGCGGCGGCAGTTCGGGATCGGCGCCATAGACCTTGCGCCACACGCCGCGCACCAGGCCGAGGCAATCGCAACCGATGTCGCGCGCCGATCCCTGATGCCGGTATGGCGTGCCGATCCAGCGCCGCGCCTCGGCAATGATCGGGCTGGCGTCAGTTGAAGAACGAGCCGCCATCATTCACCTCGTCGCGTTTGGCTACGCCGAGCGCGAAATCGTCGCCCGGAATGTGCGGAAATCCTCTGAAATTGGCGGTGTTCGAAAAGCGGGCGCGGCACATCTCCCAGCTCTTGTCGCAGCCCGCCACGACCTTGAATCCGTCGCCGGGTGCGACCGGCAGTGCTGCCCGGCGCCAAAGGGACAGACAGCCGGCGGAATGCCCCCTGATCTCGATCGACGCGCCGGCGTTCGCGCCGCTCGTCCAGGTCAACAGACCGTTGGCGAAAAGCCTGACAGCAAAGCCGTTCAATCCCGACACCGACAGCAGCCGGTCGTCGGTCGACGAAATCACCTGACCGGTGCCCGAGAATGCGGCCTGGGTGAGATTGACCTTGCAGCGCCCGTCGCCAAGCACCGCGTCGCAAAGGCGCTGATAGGTGCGCCCGGTCTCCTGGTTGAGCCGGTGTGCCAGGCCACGGATTTCAGCCTCATAGGCGAGATCACCGCGCGTTACCTCGCCGATCGAGCCGCGCCGTTCGATAAGGCGGTTCGCGACATTGCTCCAATCCACGATCCACGCCTCGACATTGGCATCGTCCCAGAGGCCAAGGGAGATATCGCCATCGGTAATGCGGTCCGACGAGACCGCGCCGGCGACTTCCATCGTGTCTACGGCAAGGCCCAAAGTGGCCTCGGTTTCGGACGCGCTGAAGCCGGTTTCCGGCTCGTAGTCGACGCCACCGAATGTCAATATCCGGTCGTGATCGGTGAAGCCCATCACCATGCCGTCGCGCCGCTCCAGGCGCCAGCAGCGGCAAAGCGTGGTAACGCCGGAAGCGACGAGGTTTGCAAGGCCCAGAGGAACCGTCTTCATGCTTTCCCCCTCGCGCCGGCGGCGCTCGACGCCTCTTGTTTCAAACCCTGATCTCCTTCAGCAGGATCGAGGGAATGTCGCCGATCGTCGCCGTGCGATGGCTGATCTGGTCGAGCCGGCAATCGAAGCGGACGGGCACATGGAACTCGCCGCCCCAGGTGAGCGAAGCACCTGCGGCTGGCGCAGCAGTGAAGGTGACGATGCCGGTCGCCGCATCGAGCGACCAGCCCGACGAGAGTTGCGCGCCGTTCAAGCCGATCCTGACCGTGCCGGCGACCGGCTTACGAATCGGCCGGAAGAATTCATGCGCGCCGCGCGCATAGCGCTTGATCAACTGAAATTGTCGGTTGCTGCCGTTGCCGGTGCCGAGGTCCTGATCGGTATGGGTCGGCACCTGATGCGGCGCGCGCGAGCGATAATCCGACCAGTCCTTGAGGCGGAAACCCTTCAGCCGGCCCATGGCGACATAATAGAGTTCCAGCACTTCATAGAGTTCGTTCTGCGTCCGGACGCCGTAGCGGGCGTCATAGGTGCGGCGCGGCTGCGAGATGCGGGTGTTGCGCTCCTCGTGGCCGGATGACAGCTCGACGATTTCAGCCGGCCAGTCCGGACCGCCGGCGGTGCCGGACGAGACGTGAACGGGGAAGAGCTGATCCTCAAGGAAAGGTGCGGCCATCGCTTAGCTGAACCTTTCGCTGCGCGAGGCAAGCCGGCCGGCGGCGCGTGCCAGCGACGAGCGGCTTTCGCCAAAGGCCTTCGGGTTCGGCGTCTCGACATGGAAATTGTTGATGACCGTCTGCCCGCCGCCGCCATACTTGCGCGAAAGATCGTCCGGCCAGCCGATCTCCTCGCCGTCCATCGCGATCACCGGGCGCTCGCCCGGTTTCAGCCATCCACCGCCATGCATGCGCGGCGCGTCCATGAAAACGCTTGGCGGGACCATGCGCGAAGTCGACGGCATCGGGCCGACCCTGCCGCCGCCGTGATAGAGCCCGACGCCGACAGCGGAAGGCGCCGGCGGGAAATAGTTGAGGCCGGTGCCGCCGATGCCGAGAAGATTGCCGATCAGGCCGAAAGCGCCGCCGGCGCCCGATGCCTTGCCGCTGCCGAGCAGCAACTGGTCGAGCGCGCCCAGGGAGAGATCAAGGAAGCGCTGCGAGACGGACTGGATGACGGTGCCGAGTGCGGCCCCGGCATCCTTCGTTTGCCACAGCGTCATGCCGAACTGGCGCATGGAACCGCGCAGCACGCCGAACTCATCGGCAAGCCCGCCGGCGGCTCCCGCTCGGCCGGCTGTCGCGCCTGCCATCGGCAGCGATCCGACATAGCCGCCGGCGGCATAGCCTTTCACGCCGCGCCGGATCGCATCGAGATTGCCGACGCCGATGCGCGCCGTCGCTTCGGCGTCGAAGACATATTCGCGGCCATGGACGAAGCCGGCGATCTGGTCAGGTGGCATGTCGCCCGTCCAGCCGCCGGCGGCGAACTGCCGCCCTTCAAGGATCGGCGTCAACGCGGCACGGTTCGGATTGCCGAGGTTAGGGCCGGCGCCACCTGCGGCGATCGACTTCAACAGCCGGTCATATTCGCCAAGCGCGGGAATGGCCGTTGTCGCGGCGCGTTCCGTCCGCTCGATCTGGTCGGCGCTGCCGCCGATCGCTTCGCCGGCCGTAGCGGCGCTGTCCTTCAACTCGCCGTATTTTTCGGCCTTGCCGCCCAGAGCGGTCGCGGCCGCTTCCGCATCACCCTTCAGGCCCTGGAGCAGATCGCGGGCGCGCTCCAGCTCCGATTGCAGCTTTGCGGCGACTTCGGTCTGTTCGAGCAACTGCTCGGCAAAGGCTCGCGACGGTGAATCGGCCGGCAGCGCCTCGGCCAGAGTGGCGATGCGATTGCGAAAGGCGATGACATCTGCCTCGCCCTCGCGCAGTTCCTGGCGGAACTTGCGGACTTCTTCGGCGAGCGGGCCAAGGTCGCGGGTGTTGTTGTGCAGGGAGTCGACGGCGGGGTGAAGTGCGCCGGTCCGATAGTCGTTGGTCGCCGCATCCAGATCGCGCTCCAGGCGGCCGACATTCTGCTGCGCCTGGAAACGCAGCACCGAAGCCGAATTGAGGCCGTAGGACGATGCGCCGCCCGCCGCCTCCGCCCATGCGCCCTTGATCCGCTTGACCAACTGCTCATGGCTTTTCAGGTCGCGCTCGATCATCGGCGCGTTGGAGGTGATTTCGAAGAAAAGGTCGCCGGCCGCACCCGCCGCCGCCTTCAGGCCTTCCCCGATCGCCGTTATGGCAATGCCGGCCGCAAGACCGCCGGCAATGCCGACCAGCACGCCCGACAGACCGGAGAATTTCCCCGTCGCGACGCCGGCGGCTTCTCCGAGATTGCCGAGTTCCGGGGTGGCCTTCGCACCGGCGTCGGCGACGGCTGAAACATTATCCGCCGCCCGTTGTCCTTCGTCCGCCGTTTCCTTCAGGCCAAGCCGGGCACGGTCGAATTCGGCGGTGTTCCACTCGATCGGCTTGCCAACCTTCTCGACCTTCTTGGCGGTCTCATCCGCCGCCTTGCCCAGCTCCTCGATCTCGCGCTTGGTCTCTCCCGCCGCCTGCTTCGCGCCAGTTGCATTCCCATCGATGACGAGTGAGAGGCGCAGCGTCATGTGGCCGTACTCCTGTTGAGTGCGTTACGGGCCGCTTGCTCCATGATCTGGATGCCGGTCATCAGGTCGGCGTCGAGCGCTATCCCGCGCGCATCGAGTGCGACGCGAATGCCCGCATAGTCGAGGCCGATCCAGAGTGTCGTCATGCGCCTTTCCACCATCGTCGTCGCCGTCCGCCACTGGCTGGCAGCGAACAGGAAGGCGTCGACCGCCTTGCGATTGTCGGGCCAGACACCGGCGAAACCGGCACCAAGCGGCTGCCACAACGCGGCCTTGAGCGCTACGATCTCGGCTTCCGGCAGTTGCCAGCGCCGCGCATCCGCGACCGCCTCTTCCTCCTCGCCGGGCACCTCGGCACCCGCGAGGAGATCGCCTGCCGCCCAGCTCCGGGCGGTGGCTGTCAGTTTCCCGAGAGCGCCTCACGAAACGTCGCGTGATAGGCGTTCACCATCGCTAAGCGGACATGGGAGAGGTCGATAAGCTGGTCGCGGATGGCGTCGCTGTAGGCTAACGATTTTCCGTCGAGCGTCTGGATGTCCTCAACGTCCTCCAACGTATCGACGAGGAAATCGCGGGTCTGCTCCGGATTGTTCAGATCGTATGCGTTGTACTCACTCGCCGGCAAAGCGCGGAATTTGACGCGGAAATCCTCGTTGGCGCCGCCGCCGAGCGGCCGCACCGTCACTTTCGCCCAGAATGTCGGATTTGGATCGAGTCTGTACATGTTGCCTTCCTTTCCTTCGAAGCTTTCAGGTGAGCGTGAGCGTCCACTGGTCGTTGCCGGCTGTCGGCAGCGGCACCATGCGCAGCGGCCATTCCTTGACGTTCTGGCTGTTCTCGAAACCCTGCAGGCGCTGCACCTGGGCGCCGCCGATCATCAGCGTGGCGATGCGGCCGGCGGTTTTGCCATGCACCAGGCGAACCGGCACCGCGTTCTGGTCGAGCGCCTCCGAGAACGGGTCCCATGTCGTAAGGGGCACGGCCTCGACCTGGGCCGTCGCGAGGTCTCCTCGATCGACGATCAGGACGCTTTCAGAGCCGACCAGGAACCGGGTCTGGACGTCATTGGCGAGATCCAATGCAAAGGAGCGCATGACGAGCGAAACGCCGTCGACGGTAAAGGTCGGCGTGTTGGCGCTTGTGACCAGATCGGGCTTGAGGAAGGCCGAAAGCGTCGGCGTCGGCCGCGTCTGCTCGGTCGGAAGTGAGAACAGGCCGAGGATGGTGAATTCCAGATAGGCGATGCCTTGCGCCGTGAAGCGCAGCGCGCAGGTGCCGCGCGAACCCTTCATGACGTAGCGGGTGGAGCCGACCCAGAAATGTATGGTGCCGCTTTCGTGGCTGTCGGTGACCGGATTGAAGGCGACCGACGTTCCCGGCGTGAGCGTCTGCGCCACGCCGCAAAGGCGAAGCAGCGGCGCCCAGGCTGGCGCGGTGCCGGGCGACCCGGACGGAACCAGTTCGACGCGGAAAGTCATGCGGCTGTGCAGCCCGGCCGGGAGCGTCGCCTGCGCAGCGAGCCAGGGCAATTCGAGTTCCCGGCTTACATCCTGGCCTTCCATCGGCTGGAAAACGATGTTGGTGGCGAGGATGCCATTCGCCAAGCCGGTAGGTGCGGAGTCGGTGCCGTAAATCGTCTCGATCTTGGCGAGAAGGATTTTCGATTTCCATTTGATCGCCATTTCAAGCCTCCTTCGAAGCGGCTTCTTCGGCCGCGCTTTCGGACACGAGCGTCCCGTCCGGCATCATGACGAAGCTGCCGCCCTGCTGCGGCAGCGCCGGCGGCACCGACGCGGGAGCCGGTTCCGGTTTCTGCGGCGCGGCTTGTTCTGGCTGGGGCTTTTTCACGGGAACGTCCTCACCTGTTGCTGAAGGGCGAAATCGAGCTGGTAGATGACGGCGCCGGCCTCGACCGAGAGGAGCTGGCCGCGGCGAAGATGAAAGACGCCGATCGCCTCGTCCGGACCCCAGCCGCAAACCGCGTCGATGATCGCCCAGACCGTCGCGTCGATCGTCGGCATGGCCTTGCCGCCGGTTATGTCGCCGGAGGCGCGGACGAAGAGGACCACGCCGAAAACCTCGTCGACCATCTGGGTAAAGGCACCGGTCGAGGCGTCGCCTTCGGACCTGGCATGGAGGCCGAGCGGCAGGACGAAGGCGAAGGGCGAGGCCTGCGGCAGCGCCTTGCGGCGGATCAGTTCGGACATCTCGGCGGCGGCTTCCACGCGGCCCTTGAGCGGGTCGACGGCCGTGCCGAGATGCGCGACGAGATCAGCGACCAGCATTGGCCCCTCCATCGTCCTCGGCTCCAAGCCAGTCGGCACTAAGCGCCCGGATTTCGGCCTCATCGTCCTGGTCGAGGCCAAGGAAGGCGCGCTGTGGAATGGTCACTTCCTGTTTCGTGATCCAGCCGCCATTGCCCAGGCCGCGAAAACGCAGGCCCTTGGAGGTCTTGGCCCTGATCGCGCCGCCCATCTGGTGGATAGCGGCATGGATTTCGTTCGTGCCGACCGCGACGGAACTTTCGGTCGCCTCATGGGTGATAGACTGGACCAGGCGCGCCGTGTCGGTGAGCGTCCGGCCGCCGACAGTCAGGGCGCGCAGCGATGCGGGCCACGGATTGCCTTCCGGGTCGGTCTCGTCCTCGAAACGCTTCTGTGTCGACACGACCAGCGACGCGCCGATCGCGTCGAACAGGCCGCGCTTGTCATCTGTCCGCTCGATCGTGCGCGACAGGAAAGCGAGCGTCTCCTCCCGGCCGGTCAGCTCCATGCGGGCGCCGGCCATCAGATATAGCCCTTCATCGTTTCAGCGGTCATAGGGCGTTCCGGCTGGTTCGTGCGAACCTCCGAAGCGCCGGAAGCGGCAGGCTCGGCGCCGTCCAGGTCGAGCCGGATCAGCCCGATCGATATGTCGCGCAGCGCCTTCAACGCCTCCTCATAGTCCTTGCGGATTTTCTCGGCCGCGACATGCGCATGGGCGTAGTAGATCGCAATCCGCAGCGACAGGTCCGTGACCAGGCGCGGCACCGAGGCGAGCGGCAGGGCGTAACGCACCTTCAGGTAGCCGTCGATCAGCGCGTCGGCGTCTGCGATGGCGCGATCGACAAGCACCTGGTCGATCGTTCCGGTGGGCGCATCGCCACGGTCGGAAATATCGACCAGCATGCGTTCCGAATAGCGGTCGATCAGCTCCTGAAGGGTGCAATAAGCCATAGGGTCAAACCAGCTCGACCGTAAGCAGCGGCTCGGCCAGAAGCCGTTCCAGCTCGTTCGGCGTGAAGTGTTCGACCGCGTGATCGGTCGCGGCTTTCGGATGCGCGAGGCCACAGCGGCGGAAACCATCGCGTTTCGCGCTGATGCGAACGGTCGGGCCGGCTTTGATGCTGCCCATCGACCCCGCCAGTTCCGCCCAACGTTGCACAGCCTCGATGACCAGCGGATACCGCCGGCGCGCTTCGTCTTCCCCCAGCTCTTCAAGCTCCAGCCACGCGGCATGTCCCGGCGGCACGACGGAGGCGCCCAATTCTGGCGCGCCTCCGTCGCCCTTCTCGCTCTGCGGGGTATTGGGGAACAAGGCAGCGACATCGCCGCCGATGTTTTCGATCGCTCTTTCCAGCATTTCACGATCAGCGGAATTGGTCCCGGCCGGAGCGTCGCCGAACGGGTCGGCCGAGGCGGACGGCGAACCCGTCCCAGGTGCGCCGGACGCATCCGGGCGATCCTCTGGCCGTTCATTGGACAGCCGCGCTGCCGCAGCCGCGATCCATTCGGCCTTGACACCGTTCTGGCCCGCAACCGCATTGTGAGCAAGTTGCTCGAAAGTCGTGATGCCGGCGGCTGCGAGCTTGTCGGCCGCGGCCTTGCCGATGCCCTTGATGGTGGTCAGATCGTCCATGTTGCCATCCTCACGTTGCCGGTTCGGAAACTGCCCGCCGCCCCGCGGCAACAATCGGGGCGGCGGGCGATCGGCGCGCCGGGAGGATGTGGCGCGGCCGAACTGGAACCGCCGGCGTCAAGCCGGCGGCAAGCCGTTAGGCGAGCCAGGGCGTGACGAGCAGCTCGGCGGTTGCGCGGTAGGTGTTGGTCGCGCCGGCCGCATCGCGCTCGGCCTTGAGCACGTCGAAGGCAGCGCCTTCGTTCGACGGCGAAACGACAAGGAGGTCCGGCCTGAGGCCGAGGGGCCGGCCATAATCGCCCTTCATTTCCATGATGGCCGTGCGGGCAGCGATATAGCGCTGCTTTGTCAACGGCTGGGTCGAACCGAACGCCATCTGCCAGAAGCCGTAACCGACATTGCGCCGGCAATCGACGCCGTAGACGAATTCCTTGTTCATGAAGACGTTGTCGTCGCGCGGATCGTCCTTAGCGACGAATGTCGGCTTCTCGCGCTCTTGGAAGATGATCGGCTTGAGCGCCCGGCGTGTCGACAGAAGGAACCAGGGCGCGGCCGAGCCCTCGTCGGTGTTCGTCACCGAATAGGGCGTGCCGTCTGCGTCAAGAACGGCATGATCGCCGTCAAAGTAGTTCTGGCCGTCATAGCATGGCCGCGACCATCCCTCCTTGGCGGCTTCCCAGACCAGAAGATCGGGATGCGCCGCAGTGCTCTCGCCCATCTCCACGAACATGGGTTCGTAGACGCCGAGATTGTCGTCGCGGATGTCGTCGCGGTCGACGCCCACGGTCATCTCGAAAGGCTTGTTCTTGATCGCGTAGTCATGTTCCGCCAGCCCATGCACCGCGCGTGGGCCGATCCACTCGCGCAGGTTCGGCAGCTTGCCGAGCCAGCCATATTTGTTTTCCTTCGTGCTCGACGGAACGGTGGTGGCGATGCGGCTGTAGTCGGTCTCGGCCTGGCCGAGGCCGCGCCGGAAGGCGGTGGAGAAGCCGACGCGGATAGCGTCGAGATTGGCGGAGTTGATGATCATGAGCGGAGTCCTGGTTGAGTGACGGGCTGCTGGGCGGCCGGCCGATCAGGTCGGCAGAGTGATACCGGCGAGGTAAGACTGGACTGCGGCCTCGTCGAAGCGCACCCAGACGCCCAGATCGTCCAGGTGATCGACATAGCCGGCGATCGAGCGGGTGTTGGTGCCGGAAGTCTTGGCCACCGTCTGGTCGTCGACCGCGTAGACTGGCTTGCCGATGTCGGCGATTCCGATCTGGTCGGCGCCTGCGGAGTTGGCGAAGCGGAACGTGCCGGCCCGGTACTTCAGATTGGCAGCCCCGGCCGAACCGGCGTTGATGACGCGCTCCTCGGCGCGGCCGACGCCAACGAGATTGAGCGCAGCGGTACCCTTGGTCAGGTAGCCGGCCGCGTTGCGCATGACCATCGCGCCGGCATAGATCGTCGTTGCGGCGGCGACGCCGCCGGAGCGGATGTCGCCGATGGCCTGCGGGGTGTTCCTGTCTTCGGTCAGAGCCGGCATGGTCGGAGTCCTTGTGCTTGTTGCGCGGAAGTGTCGTCAGTCCGTCAGAGCGCGGCCGCGCGCTCCGCCTTGAGGGTTTCGGCGTAGTCCTTGGGATCGATGCCAAGCATCTTCGCGACTTCGAGCTGTTCGGCCTGGAGGGAGACCTCGCCCTCCCTGGCCGGCGGCGTCGCAGGGACGACCGAGCCACCGGCGCCGAGCACCGGCATGGCACTGATCAGCGCCTCGGTATTGGCGGGGTCGGCCATGTGCATCGTCACGTAGCGGTCGCGCACCGGCTTGAGGCCGACGCGGCCAAGCTTGATCGCATCGTCGACAAAGGTCGCGGCCGCCTTGCGCTTGGTTTCTTCGGTAAGCGTGTTGAGCGTCGTGGTGACCGTTGCAAGCTCGGCCTGGAGAGCGATCACCGCATCTTCGGAACCGGACGACCGCTTCAGGGCTTCGACGCCGATCAGGACCGCGGACGCTTCGGCATCGACCGCAAGCCCCACCGCCTTTGCGATGGGTGAGAGTGCGGCCTGCAGCGCGGTCGACACCTCGGCCTGGGCCGCATGCATGGAGGTCACGCGCTCGACGAGTTGATCTGCGGTCGTGCCGGCCGGCAGGCCGAGCGCGTTCAAGAGCTGTTGAAGCAGGTCCATTGTGTTCTCCTGGTGAAGCGCGGTCAGGCCGCGAAGATTGGGGCGGTTGACGAGCGAGGCGCGCAGGATGGCGGTGATCTCGCCCGACTTCTGATGCTGAATGACCGGAGACAGCCCGCGATAGGCGCGTCCGGCCACGAGACGTCGGCCGTGCGCGGTCCACTCGACGCGGCCCCATATGCCGTCCTGGCGATGCTGAAGCTCGACGATCCAACCACGCGCCGGCGCCGGTTCGCCGCGCGGGGCGGCAAGGTCGGTCGCGTGGTTCTCATCGATCGGCAGCCGGTCCCCGCCGTCGAGGCGGCTGTTGCGGATCAGCGATTGCGGATCGGCCACGCGGTAAGGCCCGCGGTTGTCCCCGGTGCGAATTTCACCTGCCGGTAGCAGATGAACCCATTCCGGCACGGCCGATCCTTCGGCCGGCAGGTCCAGTGCGGCGCAAAGCGCTACGGCGTCGACCGAAGCGGCGTTGAGGGAAACGAAGCGAGTGCGGTTGCCAAACATGGCCCGCACATTCGCCGGTCGGCTGTCGGCAAAACAGCCACAAGGTGTTGCGGGGGGATGCCGGCAGTTAGTGAGAATGTGCGGTCCAATGGCGATTGGAGCCCGACCGGTGACGCAGCGGAGAGAAAGCTGTCACGATAGGCATTAACGGTCAATCGCAATCCCTTGCCTGCACAGACGACTCAGGAGCACATTCAGTTTCAGGGATAGGGGGAGGCTCAAATGAACGACGATCCAGATTCGAAACCGGCACCAATCATCGGCCAGGTTACCGATTTGCTTGGTGCCGGAGCGGTAGCAAGCCGTTTCCTGACCATGGTGGAACGGGGCATAGGGCCATTGCTCGGGCCTCTGGCCGATCGCTGGAAGAACAAGCACATCCGCGCCGATGCAGACCGATTTTTCTCCGATATGAATTCGAAAGGACTTGCTCCCACATCGGCAGAGCTCACGATCGACGGCCGGGCAAACCTTCGCGTCAGCTTCGAAACCGTCCGGCAACAGGAAAACCGGGAAGCGATCGCTGTTGAAGGGCTCATCGAGGCCGAACGCATAGCTGGCGAATTGCCTCCGCCAAGCGATCCCCTGCCGGACATCGAAGCTGAATGGATCGATCACTTCTGGGATCTGGCCGGGCGTGTCAGTTCCGAAGGGCGGCAAGCGCTATGGGGTCGAATTCTGGCACGTTCGGCAGCGGGTCGCTTCACGAGCGCTCGCGCGTTGACACTACTTTCCACTTTGAGTGGCGAGGAGGCACGACAGCTTGAAAGATTGGCCCAATTTACCTGCCGGTTCGAGATTGATGAAGTCGTCACAGGCTTTGGGCTGTTCCGGCGAATCCCTTCACCTCTCCAGGATTCGGACCGGGCAATTCTAGAAGAGGCCAACGCCCGTCTATTTGAGAAAATGCAGCCGTTGTCGCAACGTCTCTTTGGGTCGATCGGTATTTTCGTTGAGGACGGCTTTGCGTTCAGTTTCCAGCAGAGGCCTAGGGGCGACGTCATCAGATTGGCTCTTGCGGGACGTTCATTCCGGCTGCACGGTCGGAGCCGACTAATCAGTCCATTACCTGGCGATACACATGGGTTCGTCGGTTTCGGCAGCGGCGTTGAAATATCCCCGATAGGTGCGGAGATATTCGAACTCATTCGAATCGAACCGAACCACGAATGGTTGCGTATTCTTGCTGGAGCGTTCGCGGTACTTGGCTGGCAGCTTTGTGAAGCGGACGGGTCTCCAGTGGCTCCAGGTTAGGCGCGCATAGGATAATCTTGGACGCTGAGCGACGATATGAGGGGCGATCATGGAAAGCAGGCGGCAGTTTGCAACCTCGGTGAAGGCAGTGGAGGCCTTCACCGAAGAGTGGGTCGAGACGATCCTTAAATTCAGATCACTGGAGGAAGCGGGGAAAACCGTCAGCCAAGCTCAGATCGAATTTCTCGACAAAACGGAATTTCTAAATCATTTTGACGGCAACAATTTTGTTAGTGCAAATGGCTACGACTATTTGCGCTCTGCGGCAGAACTCGTTCTTCACGAGGACAAACTGCAATTTCGGGTAAGGCGTGAAACGGCTCAGGCTGAACTCGAAAGAGCTTTCGCGACTGACGTCAAAAAACTCAAGAAAAGACGCCGGTTTTCGCCAAACGCCATTGTGAAGGAGGCGAAAGCGAAACTTCACGCACTGCCCTTTTCAGACGGCTTATACGTCTTTCCTGCCATATTTGCACCGAATGCGATTGAGCACTCCTTCCTATGCGGTCCAATAGAAATTGTCCCTAAGGCTCGATTCTTGGCAGAGAACAAAGCCGCGATCGAGAACATGAAGAAGGAGGAATCGAAAGGTAAGTGGCCGAGTTTGGCCGAGCGATGGGAACAATATATCGGTCGATACGATCATTTTGTGACCGTTCACATGGATGGCTTCGAAAGCGAGAGGGCATGGGTGGTTGCACGCGAGAGCGCAGAATTCCTGCTGAATCTCGTTCGCATGACATTCACCTTTCAAGTGACGGAAAGGATTAAGCTAGCGGGCGGATTTATTTGGGATGAATCAAGCACATTTCTCATGATTTCGCCGAGTGGTGGCATCGGTCTTTCCTCACAGGACGGCCCTTGGGGATCGCATCTCGATAATGATTGGACTTGTGAGGTGGATCGACAACTGGGTGCGTCTCGCGGTTACCTTTCAAGTCTGGCAGCTTTGCTTACCAGCGGGAAATATCCGACTTCGCCAATCCTTGAAAGATTGCGCTATGCCAATCAACTAATCTCCGAAGCCTATTGCGAACCTCATGATCACATCCGCCTTGTGCGCATAGTATCCGCATTGGAAGCGCTTGCTTTGGTCGATGGGAACGAGAAGGCGCGCCCTGTGGCGGTGCGTTGCGCTTGCGCCGGCGGTTGGTCGGACACCGCACACGCCATGCGAATCTTTGAAGCCGTAAGCCAAGCCTATCACTGGCGGAACGCAATTGTTCACGGTGATCCATCTCCACCCGAAGCAATCAAAGAGGCTTTTCTGCGCCTGGAGCAGTTTTTGGTTCACATCTACGAGGGGTTTGTAGTTCTTTTTGGCGGTATCTGGAATGCCAAGAAACCCGAAACAATTCGCGACCTCCGTCGAGAAGTACGAGAAAGGATAGATCTTTTTTTCTGGTCCCCCGAGTTGGCAACCTCGGACGGGTAAATCCTATTTTTGACCGGACGCCACTAGGTGGGATTGATGGAAGAAATTTACAAATTCAGTGATGACATGCCCGGTCGGAATGCCTTCCGGGACGACAAATTGGGATTTCGCCCGTTCGCGTCACGGCTGGCTAAAGTTCTCTTGTCGATGGATGCGCCGAACGGTTATGTCATTGGCCTGCACGGAGTTTGGGGCAGCGGCAAGTCCACCGCGCTGAATTTCGTTCGTCAGCATGTCGAAAAGCACAACCAGGAGATCGAGCGGCCCGAAGAGCAGGTGGTGCTGATCGAGTTTCAGCCCTGGCTGATATCAGGTCATCAGGATTTAATCGGTGCGTTCTTCAAGGTCCTGTCAGAACGCCTGCCTGTGCTATCGGAGCAACCTAGCAACCTACTTGGCAAGCTTCAGAGTGTCGGGAAAAAGGCCGGTGATCCTATTATCGACGCGGCGGCGGCCATCGGAGCACTTTTTGATCCAACTGCCGGGATTGGTTCGAAAGCTGTTGCAACTGTCGCGAAGAGCACTTTGAAGGACCGGCTGGATAGATGGCAGGCGATTCCTTCTCTGCAGTCAAGCTATCAAACGCTGGTGGTCAAGCTTGCCCAGCAGAAGCGCAGAATAGTCGTCTTTATTGACGACGTCGACCGGCTAAGCCAGGACGAAATCCGCAACATGATGCAGCTTGTGAAGTCCGTCGGCCGCTTGCCGTATGTTACCTACGTTCTTGCCTATGATCGACGCATCGTTTGGGCCGCGCTGGATCGCGAAGATTCCACTCATGAAGGGCCGCGGTTTGCAGAAAAAATCATTCAGCATGAATTGGAACTTCCGCGCCCGACGCAAAATGCGCTTCTCAGAGTGTTCGATAGTGCGGCCAGGGACTTCCTGGACGGCATCGAGTCAAACGAACGTCTGCATCGCATAGTTCTTCATGGGCTCTACAATTGGATCGCAACGCCTCGCGACGCGATACGGCTCGCGAACGCGATTAAGTTCTCCTGGGGTGCCATTCGCGGCGAGATTGATCCCCACGACCTCCTCGCGATGGAGGGGCTGCGTGTGTTCGACTACGACACTTTTCAGTGGTTGAGAAAGAACCGCGGTTTTCTGATAGGCGATGACCTTACGATGCTCAATGATGACGAGCGCAAGAAAATAGCCTCGAAGTTGCGAACGCAACTCACTGAGAATGACAAGAATTACGTAATTGAACTTCTGGCGAACTTGTTTCCCGGACGCGAAAAAGAGCTCCGTGGTGGCCTTCAACATCATGGGGAGCCATATTATTCCATAGTGAAACGTGGCGGCGTGGGAGCGGCACAAGGCTACGACGCCTACTTCAGTCTATTTCCACCGGAGGGGGAAATCTCGAAATCAGCCGCTGATAGCCTGGCCTCCCGTCTCGACGATCGTGAATACATCGAGCAAATGATTGTCGAGACGTTTGGCAATGCCGACCGCAAAGGCGAGCCGCTTGTCGGAAGTTTTCTGGCACAGCTACACTATAGGATGCTTGGCAATTCCAATATCAAGCCGACAACGCAGTTGCTTGCGGCTCTGATGGCAACTGGTGATAAGATTGTTTCAATCGAGTGGACGGGCCGCTGGTTTGCCGCTCCGGCATATATCGGGTTGTCCGGCTTATTGAGGGAGATGGTCAAGCGTTGGGGGCAGGAAATGGCGCTTCAAGAGTTTTGCACTGTGGCCAAGGACGGCTCACCCCTGATGTCCTCTTTCTTGCTCGCACAGGTATCGCCGAGCTTGGCTTCTCAGGGCGCCGATCGCGATGGACTTCTGACGGAGGACCAAGCCAATGAGCTGGCGGCAGTAGTTCAGGAACGCATCAGAGATGCAATTGGCAAGAAAGCCTTGCACACTTTGCCCGATCTTTGGCCGGTTTTTCAAGTGTGGAGGCAAGTGGCTCAATCGGATGAAATTAAGAATTGGGTTTCAGAAACCCTCAGCAACCATCCCAGCTTACTGGCCAAATTGCCCATCTTCAGAACAAGAAGTGCGAGCGGTGATGGGGTTGACTACTCGCTAGGTTCGAAACCCGATCCGAGCTTATTTCAGATGGAGGACCTCGTGAGCGCTGCCAACGAGCTCGTCGCCAATGAGGAAACGGACAAAGTCACTCGCGCTAAAGCCGAAGCCATCCTAAGGGGCGTCAGAGATGGCATTCCTGACTATGCTACGGATGGAGTCGCAGATGACGACCAATAAGTACTGATAGTCTTTCTATTAAACGGGTTTTGAACGGGTCAGGGCAGCCGGCAAGGCATTTCGTCGACACATGGCGCGGACAAGCAGCGCTGAGGTGCCCCAGGGCCACTTTTGGCAAAACTGCAATCTCAGCGTAGGATGGCGCCATGGGATGGCGGGCTGACCTCGCATATGACAAGGCCGAACGGGAAGAATGGCGCCGCTTCATGCGGGCGCAGCCTGTCTGGCGGCGGCTAAATATCTACGTCTGGCAGTTTCTGTTCCTGGTCGCCGTTGCTGTGATCCTTGCCGGCCCGTTCGTCTTCTCCATCATCGGCTCCCCCTCCTGATCGACCGCAAGCGATCGGGGCTCGATCAGTATGAGGCCAAGGTCCAACTATCGCCGCCGTGGCGAAATGTTATCGATCGACGGATTGGATGGGGCGGTCGCGCCTATCCCCAGTTGGCGCTGCCAGTTGCTAGACCGGCAACTTTCTAGCCTTGAAATGGGAGACCATCATGAGAAGCTTGTTTCGCTCTTGCGTCTTTGCAATTGTGCTTGCAGTCATGCCATGTGCCGAGGCGTTGGCTGACGACCCCATTCCCGTAACGCCAGACAACTTCGTCAGGGCCGAGTCGGACTTGTACTTCGGCAATATCGTCAAGGATGGCGGCCTCGGGAAATTTGTCCACCGCCGCGAGCCTGCGGAAATCGACAATCAAACGGTCATCCGGCTCAACCGCGACACATTATATTCCGCCGCCGTGTTCGATCTCGATGCTGGTTCGGTGACCGTAAAGATACCTGAAGTCGGCAAACGCTTCGTCTCAATGCAGGTCATCAACGAAGATCAGTATACGCCGGCCGTCTATTACGGCAAAGGAAACCACACCTTTACCAGGAAAGAGATCGGTACGCGTTACGTTATCGTCGCCATCCGGACCCTGGTTGATCCGGCCGATGCCAAGGACCTGGAAAAGGTTCACGCCCTGCAAGATGCGATCAAGGTAGACCAGAAGAGCGCCGGCAAATTCGAAATCCCGAATTGGGATGCCGCCAGCCAGGCGAAGGTGCGTGAAGCACTCCTCGTCCTCGCCTCAACGCTGCCAGACGCGAACCGGATGTTCGGCACCAAAGCCCAGGTCGACCCTGTCCGGCGGTTGATCGGCGCGGCTTCGGCCTGGGGCGGAAATCCCGACAAGGAAGCGATCTATCTCAATGTCACGCCTTCCAAAAACGACGGCAAGACAATCTACAAGGTCACGGCGGCGAAGGTTCCTGTCGATGGCTTCTGGTCGGTCAGCCTCTACAATGCCAAGGGCTTCTACGAGAAAAACCCCTACGACGCCTATAGTTTCAACAGCATTACGGCTCAGAAGGCTGCCGATGGGTCTGTGACGATCCAGTTCGGAGGGTGCGACGGAAAAATCCCGAATTGCCTGCCTGTCATGGCGGACTGGAACTACATGGTCCGTCTCTACAGGCCTCATCCCGAGGTCCTGAACGGCAAATGGAAGTTTCCAGAGGCGCAGGCAGTTAACTGAGAGGACCTCCTTAGCCGGCCAGCGCCAGCCCGACTATGCCTGGATTAAATGCGAAGCCCGGGTCGATGCCTGCCGGCGTCTCGATCGGCCGGCCGCGGACGAATTTGATCAGCGTCCGCTCCGGGGGAGCCTCGTCCGAAACTTCCCAGCCGTAGCGCGCTAGATCTCGCTCCGAAAGCGACTGCACGTAGCAACGGCAGTTCCAGCCATTGGGCGGGTAATGCGTGATCCACCATGGATGATCGACCGGCAGGATGACGCCGTGCCATTCGGCATGTTCATGCCGCGAATAGCGTTGCGTCAGCTCGGGATCGACATGGACGTAGCGCAGATAAGGCCGCACACGCTTCAGCCGCTGGATTTGCTGCCAGCGGCCCGCCGCATAGGCCTGCGCCGTCATGATCCTGAAGGTAAGCCCAGCACGGTAGCCGTCCGATCCGTCTTCCCAGCCGTGGCGGCGTATGGCGGTGTCCCAGCCATCCAGGAAGCCGCCGAGGCCGGTACCGTCCTCGATCGCGCGCAGCACTTCGGCCAGGATATCGGTCAGCAGCGCGTCGGTCATGCCGGCGGAACGGTCGGTTGCTGCCTCATCAATCTGGCGGACGAGTTCGGCCCAGCGGTCGGCCGGCAGCTCCAGGCGACGGCGCAGGAAGGTGATAGCCTCCTCGAAGCGGACGTTCGAGACTTCAGGCGTCGCCACGATCCGCCTCCGCGGCCTCACCGGACAACCAGGCGAGCAGTAAGGCCTGTCGCATCGCGGCGGTCAGGTCAGCCGGGGCGGCGAAGGCGGTACCGGCATGCTCAAGCGCTGCATGTGCCTCCTCGAGACTGCCGGCGCCGGCAACAAGGCCGCGGACCTTGGAGACCAGGCCATCGACCGCAGGGCCGGCAAGCTTCAGCGCGGCTTCGGCAAGCAGTTCTTCTGCCGTTCTGGACGCCGGCGCCTGTTCCTGATGAAGCGACTGCGTGCCGGCCGGCTGGCGATCCGGTTTCGACGGCGCGGGATTTGGCGCGCCAAGAACCTCGGCCCCGTCCTCCGGATCGGACAGGCCGAACTTGTCGCGGATTTCTGACGCCTGGACGCGAAGGCCGAGCGGGACGAGCTGCGAAAGCGAGGTAGAAAGCTGCGCCAAATCCTCCTCGTCCGGCCGGGCGATGCGCAGGCGCGGATAGCGCTCCTGCGGCCCATATTCCAGGTCGATCCAGATGCGTATCAGGTCGCGATTGAGGATCGCCGAGAGTGCGCGGGCGTCGGCCCGCTCGATATCGGCCTGGACCTGTCTATGCTCCTGGCTGACGGCATGACCGCCCGATATCGCATCCGTTGTCGTCGTCTGGCCGAGGACAGCTTTAGAGACCTGACGGTCGAGCCAGTCGACGCGCTTTTCGTACAGGTCCGACGAAGCGCCGACCGACTTCGATTCGATGAACTCGATGTTCATTCCTTCCGGCATGATCGCGGCGCAATCACCGGCAATGTTCGCCACCGCGCGATAGAGCGTGTCGCGATCGGCTTCGGTCGCGCCCGGTCCATATTTGCCGACCCGGATCGGCTGGCCGTAAGTCTGCGTGAAGATCGCCCAATCGCGATTTGAAAAGGCCTTGAACATCCATGCCCATGTCGCGGCGCGGGCAATGCCCGAGCGGATCGGCAGGCCGGATTTCGCCTTCAGCACGGCGCTGACGAACTTGCCGCCGGGCAGTTCCAGCTCCTCGCCATGTTCGCCAAGCATCAGGGGTGTCGTCAGGTCGCGCCGTGCCGGCCGGAACCAGCGCGGATCACGCCATTCGAGTCGGCCCGGCTGCCACTGGCCTTCAGACGTATCCCAGATGATCTCGGTGAAGGAATAGCCCTTTCCGACCGCGTCGAGGATGTCGAACAGCTCGTCGGCCAGTTCGTCACGTAGCAGCCACTCGCGCACCATATCGGCCTTGTCGACATCGGCCGAGTCGTCGCTGGCGGCTTCGACGCTCACCTCGATCTGGGCGACAGAGCGTTTGCGCGTACCGATGACGCCCAGATAATGGAGGTCGCGCTCCTCGATCGTTTCCGCCAGTTCCAGGTAGCGCAGCGGATCGCCGGCGTCGGCCTCGCGCAGGATGGTCGCGAGCCGCGCGGGATTGAGCCCGTCGCCGGGATAGCCGCTGATCGGCGAACGCACGCCTGTAACGGTCGCCGCAGCAATCTCCTGCGTCAGCACCTTACGCTCGATCGGCCGGCCCCACTGGTCGAGGATTTTGGAAGTGATCGCCATTACCAGGTACCTCCTCGAATGCCGGCGCCGAGCGGCGAGCGATAGGGATCGAGCTCGCCCATGTCGAAACGGTCGTCAGGCGCGTGGTCGAAGCCGCGCCTCGATGCCCCTTGAACACCCGTCGAAACGGCCTGATAGCGGTATTCGTAATGAGCGCCGCCGGCCGCATTGACGGCCAGGAAGCACGCCCAGGTGCGATCGGCGTGATCGTCGGTGCGCTCGGCAACAAACCGCGGCGCGCCTGTTGGCCCGGAGACCTTGCGGAGTTTGTGCAGATCGGCGCGCAAGGCCGGACGACCTTCCGGAATACGGATTGTCCTATCCTCGAAGCGTTCCTTGCCGGCCGTCGCCATGACGAGCTTGTTTGGTCCGGTGAAAAGCACGCCCTCGACACGGTGTTCGCCGTAACGACGTTGCGCATCCTCGATCGGCTTTTCGCCCATGCCGGTCTGGTCGCCGCAAAGGCGGGCAACGCGGTAGCGGCGCATGACCTGGTCAAGCGCCTCGTCCTGTTCGGCAAAGGTGGCGCGCTTCATCTCGACGATTTCGCGCGTCCAGAGCACATCGCCGACCTGCTCCAGCACCCATATGACGAAGAGATCGTTGCGACGGCCGATATCCATGCCGACGAAGCAGACGCCGCCCTGATAGCCGTCAGGATCGCCGGCAGCCTCGTCCTCGACCGAAGAGATCAAGTCGTATGGCAGCCAGGCGCTCGCCTCGTCGAGATAGCGAAGCTCGTATTCCTGCGCCCATGCGTCGTCGTCGGCAATGCCGGCGCGCAGTTCCTCGATGTCGCGCGGCAAGCCGTCCGCCACCGCCTGATAGATATCAACCGTGTGGCGCGACCACGTTTGATCCTCGGCCGTGTCGAGTTCGTAGAATTTGCCGCTCTTGCCGTTCGGGGTCGAGGTGATGCGCAGTTTCCAGCCGGCCGAGATGACCGGAAACAGTGCCTTCCAGATCGCACCGGAATCCTTGTGGAAGGCGAATTCGTCGAGGAAGACATTGGAGGAGAAACCGCGAGCGGTATCGGGATTGGCAGGCAGCGCGGTTATCTTCGAGCCGTGCGGCAGCTCGACCTCCATCGCCCGGTAGGAGCCGGAAGCGCCCTTCCAATCGAACTCCTGCGCTTCGAGCGCGAGGCCGTAGGCCTGCGCATGGCGCTTAACGCCTTCGTCCATAGCCTCCTTGGCCTGGCGCTCGCCGCGCGAGAGTATGACCCAGCGGCTACGATGCTGCTTGATTGCCACCTCCAGGGTTGTGGTGAACGTCTTTCCGGTCTGGCGGGCGAATTTGCCGATCTTGAAGCGCGAGCGGTCGAGAAACCAGCGGCGCTGGAAGCCATAAAGGGGAACGGCCGAGGCGCTCATTTCTCGAAAATCCCATAGATGTCCTGACGGATTTTGCGAAGCACCTCTGCGCCATCGGCTGCCGACGCGCCCGATGCGGCCAGCTCGCTTTCTGCCGCGTCGACCGCTTTTTCGAGTTTTGCCCTGATGCCGGCCTCCAGTTTCGAGCGATGCTCGGCCGAGGTCTTCTGGGCGGAGCCGATAGCCTGGACCGCACGCGCCAGTTCCATCGCGCCCTTGGTGTCCACCTTGTTGCCGCCTTCGAGCAGCTCATAGGCGCGGGTTTTGATGAGCTGAGCGATTGCGGTTGTCAGGGCGTCGTCATCGCCCGGTCCCAAGGCGGCCGTGATTGCGTTGGAGATTTCGCGCACCTCGCGAAGCCGCGTGAAAGCCATGCGCTTGCGCAGCGCATAGCGCGAAAAGGCGGAATGCGAGATCGGGCCGATGCCGCGATCGGCAAGACGCGCATTGAATTCGGCGTGAATGTCGATCTGGAGCCGGCCGCCGGCCTCGATCTCGCCGATCGCCCAGGCAACGTCTGCCTCAGCCTCCGCTGGAAGGAGGTCGATCGAAGACGGGCGATGGCGGCGCGCCGTCGCCATGCTATTCGCCCGGCCGAGACGGACGCTTCACGCCCTCGATGGCGATCTCGCGTCGCAAATGCCGGTGGCCCTTTTCAGTCAGGGTCGCTACCTGGACGCTGCCGGCCGGCGTCACGACAATGGCCCCATGGTCCGCCAACCAGGCGTATTCGTCATGCACCCAGGCGCGATCCTTGCGGATGGCGAACGGACGCAGCTCCTCGATCATCAGGTCGGAATTGAGCGACTCGTCGATCTGTGCGGCGAGCGCCTTCAAGATGATGAGGCGCGCCTGCTCCCTCAAAACACGGTTGGCGGCTTCCGGGTCCAGCGTCATTTCTTTGCCTCTTCCAAAATCAGTTCCTGCCAACGCTCGCTGATCGCGGCGATTGGCTCAATGCTTTTGGCCAGGGTGTCGACGCGACCCGAAAGCCTCTCGATCGCCAGTTCCATCCGATGCGACTGCTCGCGATCGGGCAGATGCTTCATGTCGCTTTCCAGCGACTGAATACGCCGATCGTGGTCGGCGAGCTTTTCCTCGGCCTTCTTCGAATCGGACTTCAAGTAGGAATGCACCGCGCCAACGATCGAGATGATCAGCGCCGCCGCCGACAGCCAGGGCATCAAAGGCGTGATGTCCATCAGAACGTCCTCGGAAATGCCAGCCACATAAGAACGCCCGCAAAAGTGGTGGCGGCGATCGCGATTAGGCAGGTTGTCGAAGCTGCCTTCATTTGCGCGTCTCCCCGCCATGTCTGGCGCATTCCGAGGGCGTCCAGATCGCCGCGCCACAAAGGCCCGCCACGGTCTGGTCGATATTCATCTGGTCGGCTGGCGTCGCGCCCTTCGTGCCGACAAGGGACGTACCGACGACTTTGCGCAGGCCGTCAGCGCTTGCAGGTGCCTTTGACGAAGTCGAACACGCCGCCAGCATCAACGCAGCTGCGATGATCGGAACGCCTCTTTTCAGCGGCATCACCAGCCTCCTCGTTTTTCCGATTGATGTTTGCGGTGGAAGTCGCCTCTCCAAGCAGTCCGCCGTCCGCGCAGCCCTTGAGGTAGGCGATACAGGCGAGCGCCAGCGCGCCGGCGGTCAGCCAGGCGGTAAGCACTCCGGTTGGCCGAGGGCCGATCATGCCGGCACTTCCACGGTGCGACGCCGGCGCCAGATGCCAATGCAAGCCCAGGCAAGACCGCCGATCGCCAACGCCACGGCCGCGACGGTGAGACTTGCCGAAAGCCATTCGAGGCCCGCCAAGCCACCGATTTTAGCGGCGGCTTCCTCGATCGTCCGCCGGGTGGCCTCAATAGTAAGACCGCCACCAAGACCGCTGAAAAGACCGTCGCGAACCTCCTTCAGCTCAGCCAGTTTCTGTTCGCCCGGCCGATCCGCCGCGCCCTGGCGGTAGCGGTCGACGGCGCGCATCGTCTCCGGGCCGGCAATGCCATCGACCGTCAGGCCGAACGCCGCCTGAAACGCGCGCACCGCCGAGGCGGTGGCCGGGCCGAAATCGCCATCGATGGAAACTGATTGTCCGGCCCGGACGAGCAGCGTCTGAAGCTCGCGAACACGCGCGCCGCGGCTGCCGAGCCGCAGCATGCCCTCCGACGAGGGCGGCGCCGAACTGGCGGCCGCGCCGGCATGGCGGCGATAGGCGGCCGCGATCTTCGTATGATAGCCGTCCTTGGCGAAGTTCGGCCCGTTGTAGCCGCGGGCGAAGGCCGTCCAGTCGCGCCGCTGAAGCGCACCGGCGAGCCCCGCCTTTTCGATATAGCGCACCATAAGCTCGATCTGGCCGGCGACGCCGTCGCGGGCCGTGTTCACCAGCTTGGCAACACTTTCATACCCCAGCCAATTCCAGTGCGCGCCCATCACCTGGCCGAGGCCCCAGGATACCGATTCCAGGGCTGCAATCGCATCGATCTCGATCGCCCGGTTGATCAGCGTCCAGCGGGCTTCCTGCGTCGAGGGGTTCTTGACGGCGCCGGCGTTCGGATGCGCCAGTCCCAGGCGGCGGGCCTCAACGCGGGCTTCACCCGTCAGACGGCGGTCGAAGTAATGACCCTCGAAGCGGATCATCGGTTCCTTGCGGCCGTTGACGATGGCATAGACGCGGCCGCCGCTTTCGATCTCGATCACGGCTAGAAGTGCGGCCGTCTCGCATCCAAGCCGCTGCGCGAATTGCCGCGCGGCGATCATCGTCTCGCTATCGAACATGACATTGCCCTACGCCGTTGCAGAAGTCGGCAGGACAGGGTCCAGCCGACGCGCAGAATGGGCGCATGGGCGGTTGCGAAACAGCCACAAGTCCTTGCGGAGAAGTCAGAAGAGATCGAGCTGACGCTCTTTGGCAGGCTTGAGCCATCCGCGCACGGAGACGTCAGTGCTCCTCAATCTGCGCGCGATTTCTGCTGTCGACAAGCCCTTTGACCAATAGACCTCGGCGATCCAGCGCTTCGCAAGCGGCACCCGGCGCGGCAAGCGCTCTGCCGCCTCGGCCAGGGCGGCGGCCTTGTCGCGTCCGACCAGGCGCGCAACGCGCGACCGGCCTTGCGGCATCCGCGCCAGATAAAGCTCGGCACCGCCGAATTCCGTCAGGAACGCAATCGTGAGGTCGATGCCGAGGACTCTCACATAGGGCTCCACATTGGCGGGGACGGGAATCTCGGTCATTTGCGATTGCTCAACTGGCATTCCAGGCGCATTTGGCGTGAGCGGAGATCGCGCAGCCGCACCTCCAGTTCCAAGCGATAGTGACTGCGCGGCCGCAGGCCCGATATCCGCACCGCCAGGGACTGACACTCCTCCTCGATGCGCGCCATCTCGCTCTGCTCGCGCCAGACCAGAAGCGGCGGCGGAAGCGATGAGACTGGCGAGCGCTGCGCGGTCATCATACTTTCCCCCATCGCCGCGGCCTGTTACCGTCAAGGCCATGCGCAACCTGCTTTCCATGCTCCTTGTCCTTGCGGCCGGCTCGCCCGCCCTTGCCGACGATCGGGCGCTCGGCGTCGCCATGGCGATCGCGGCCGGAAAGGAATGCAGCGGGATCTCGCTCGACCTGGATGCTGTCGCCCGTCTGATCGCCGAAGAGACCGTTTCCGATCCCGCTTTCGAGGACCGCGTTACCGGCGGCTATCTGGAAGGCGCCATCCTTCGCATCCGCCATGCCGACGCCGCCGACCGGGTCACTCATTGCAACCGGATGCGGGAAATCATCGTGCAGGCCGGGTTCGGAAACTGAAAACTTGGCGGTCTCATTGCCCCACACGTCATTGCCAGGCCAAGGCTCACGGGCGAACAGCTCGGCCATGAACTGATCTGGCAGGAGTGCCGACATCATGGCGCGCGCCTCGGGCGGCTTGCGACTGTGTTCGCGGCGAATGGAGTCGATCAGATTGCGAACGGATTTCGAGCGAACCACCGGCTCGCCTATCGTGCCGATCAGGAACGGTTCTGTCGACGATCGCAAAATGTAGCCGGTGCCGAAGGTCGGCTTGCCTTTGGGTGTCCGCTTCACCCAGGCGCCGCCGGTTTTGTATGTGAAGCCGTAGTGTTTCATGAGCCGCATCGCCACTGGCAGATGAGGCCAAGTCGACCACATCCAAAGCAGGCAATTCCCCGAGGCGAGATAACCAACGGGCAACGCCGCCAGTTCGTCCTCACTCATCGTCTCGTAGTGTGCTTCCGGGCTTTTCTCGTATCCCTTTTCCGACCGCATCTCGTAGCGGTAACAGGGGTCGATCAGGAGACCGCCGTATTTGAGCGGCGTCAGCCCATGGAAAGGCCACGTCATGGGCGGTCCTCGTCGATACGCCAGCCTGCCTTGAGCGCCGTCACCACCGACACGCTATCGGCGTGACGCTTTATCACCAGCTTGACGTTCTCGATCGTGACGCCGATTGCGCCGAGGCGCACACCGTTGGTCACGCGGCTGGCGAGATGATTGCGAACGGCCTCCACGTCGAGGCCATGCGCGCGCTCCAGGTAGCGCAGCACTGCATGGTCGGTGACGCGGATCGGCGGCTTCATCCGGCCTTCACCGTTCTGATCAACGCGCCAAGCGCGTTCATCACTGGCATCCAATCGCGTTCGCCCATCCGGTCGACCGGTTTCGCGAGGTCGGAAACGAAAGCACGAAAACCTTGCGGATCGACCTTTTCGCACCGCGCCAGTATCTGCCATTGCGCCACCGCGATTTTCGCACCTGGGCAGCGCAGCCAAGCCGGAAGGGCGACGCTGTCGCTCCAGTCGACATGCGCCTCGCGCGCCATCCAGGCCTTCAAGGCATCGACGGCCTTGGCCGCATCTTTGCCGTCGAGGAGAAATCGGGTGTGGTCGATGTTTGTCTGTCTTTTGACAAACATCAGCATGGCGGCATCGCGCCGATCGCGGACGATGCCGAGGTTCCAGGCATCGATCCAGAGCGCCTGGAGCTTCTTTGCAAACGGCCCCTGAAGGCCCTTTTGAACGGGCATGAAACCATGATTGCGAAACTCCGAAACAACGCGCTGGCGCTCGGCCTCGCTCATATCGCGGGTGGAGCCCTTGCCGGTGACGCGGACGAGGACCGCACGATAGGTGTCCTCGTCCAGGCCGAGCTGCTTGCGGGCAATTTGGATGACAGCGAGCGCGTTCATGCCGCGACCGCCTTATCAAGCCACAAAGAGAAACCGGGAGTCGCTCGCACAATTGCAGAAAACCGTTTTGCGCGTACGATCGTCATCGCACGAGGGGGGCACTGATGAGAGCTGACGCGGTACTGCAAGCCTGCAGCAACGTAATTTCGATTGCGATTGGAATTTTTCTCGGATTGGCCTTGGCAGACATCTCTGCGGGGGAGCGTGATTTGTGGGAGTGGCAAACGCTTATCGCCGGAATTCTGGCCGTGGCAGCTGCCGGCATAACAGTGTTCCAAATGCAGCGAATTGATGCGCGTCAGCACGAGCGGCATGGCGAGGTGATGGCGCTCAACCTTCGGGCTGATCGGCTCCGCATTCAACGTGCGACCGTTCCGGCTGCATCTGATTTTAGAAAATGGTCTCAGGAAATGACGGCGCGGCTCAAGCTGTACCAGGATGAGAAGAGCGATCCTGATGTTTTCAAGCCTTCCTTCGAGACGATGGGCAATCTTTCTGACAAGGCAGGTCAGATCAATACACTGCTGCTTGGGAAGGGATTGAAGGCTGCCGAGGACCTCTATGGCCCGGAGCTTACTCAGAGGCTTGCCGAAGCGCGCTCTGGATGGGTTAACCTGAATGAGCAACTCAACGCCGCGAAAAGCTACCTGAACGTTAGTGGGATTAGTTCGAGCGACGCCGAGCACGCCATGGACGGCTGCGTACTCTCCATTCGACCGTTGATCCCGCTGGCAGACATCATCGCTGGCGCGCTCGAAGCATTGGCAACCGAATATCGCCGAACGGTGGGCAACCCCTTTGCCGATTAGCTTCCGAAGATTCTCAATGTTGACCTTGGTCATGGCTCAACCCTCCCTCGGCTCGATCGGCACGGGACCGCTGCCGTGCGGATTGAAGCCGTGTTCCGCATCCGATAGCTCCCGCTCCAGCCGGTCGACTTCCGCCTGCCAAAGCCGCATCTGCGCTTCGCGCCGACCGAAATTGTCGATCATGTCGGCACAGACAAGCTGCTGGCGGGCATGCTGCAGGCGGCGTTCCAGGTCTTCGATCCGTTCCATCGCCATCACCCCACCGCCGTTTCGAGTTCGGCCGGTTCGATGACGAAATCCTCGCCTTCGGAAGAAATCGTAACGCCGGCGATCTGACGGGCCGTGTCGGCATCGGCAAGCATGGCGTCCCGATTGATTTCCTCCTTCACGCGAAGGAACCGGCTCAGGCCGAGCCGCTTGCAGCCCTCGATGACAGCTTCCATGCCACGAATGCCGACCTTCGGCGGGCGCAGGCGCCAACTGATGCGCCCGGTGCCGAAATCATGAAACTTGACCTTGCCTTCATTGGTCAGGGAAAGGCGATTGACCTCGCAATAGGCCTGCATGCCCTCTTCAAGCTGCGCGAGTTCCTGGGCGAGCGGAGCAAGTGCCGCCTCGACCATTTCGCCTACAGTTCTGATCTGCTCGTCAGCAGCGGCTTTCCTGGCAGCGATATCGCGCCGCAAGGTGCCGATGCGACCGACAGTCCAGACGGCATCTTCGCGCGACTGCGGTACGCGAATCAGTGCTTTTGCTTTAGCTTTGGCTTTCGCCATCGGGTCTTTTCCTCTTCGGTGGTTTCGCCGCGAACCGCGGCCAAGATTGTCCGGATGGCGATGCAATGGCCGACGCAAAGGTCGCGCAGCGCCGCGCGCTCCTCGCTGGTGGCATCGGCGAGCTGCTCGATCGCGTTGACCAGCGTTTCCGCCTCGATCGCGATCGACCAGAATGTCTCGACGGCAAAGGCGAGCGCCAGCTCCCCCGCCTGGCTGGCATTCGCGCGCCGCGGGCTGGCTATGATGCGGCCGGCAAGATCGAGCACATCGACCTGCGCTGCCTCCTGCAAAAGCTTCGGATCGCTCATCGCGCAAACCTCTTCAGAACCGTTTTCAGTGCCCGAGCCTGCTGTTCCAGTGATCGACGCGCGGCGATTTCGCCGCGCGTGTATTTGGCGTGGTCCAGCCGGCCGACCGCTTCCGCCACCCGCGTTGCCGCCGCGATCAAGTCGGGATCGGGCACATGGACAAGGCGAGGTCGCAATTCGCGGCGCGCCTCCTCCAGATGCTGTTCGATCAGCGGCGAGATGGTTTCGACCAGCCGTTTGACGTGTGTGGCGGCGTGATCGGCCGGCGCGCTCATGCCCGTTCCCTGTCCGGCTTGTGCGAGGAATGCGGGCAACCAGCCCGGCAAGCGCGATAGACGGCGGCGCGAACCGACGAGGTGGCGGCGAATGGCTTTTTCTGCCATGTCAGGCACTGGTCGCGCCCGACTTCCCCGAGCACCGGGCAAGACACGACATGCCCCATCAAGGCCCCGCGCACGGTCTCCTCGACGCGAGCCATGTCGCCGCGATAGCGGTTGTTGATGACGGTGGAGATGGCGCTCGCCGAGTAGCCGACGCGCTTTTCAACGCCCCTCAAGCCCTCGCGATCGGCGAGCGTGGCAAGTTCTGCCACCCAATCCGGCGGCATGCCCCAGGCATCGGCCGCTTTCTGCGCCATACTGCGCTCAACCCGAACCGTGCCGGGTGCCGGTCCGCGGTTCATGGCCGGTCCTCCTCGGCGATCGTCTCGCCCATCACCGCGTGGCGGTTCTGGTCGAAGACCAGCTTGGCGCGAAGGATCATGGGCGGTCGCGGCCCGGTATTGCGCGACGGTTTAAGCCGCCAGACCGCGAAACGAGCCGGACCGCCTTCAGCCACCTGGAGAAGGTAGCCGGCACGGGCGAGGTTCTGGATGTAGGTTTTTGCCGTGGCCAATGTGACCGCGATGTCGTCCGTGGAGCCGAAGGTCACGAGGTCTTGGGGCGTAAATCCGCGCCGCCCGGTCGGTCCCCGCATCACATTCCACATCTGTTGCTGTCCGGTGGTCGGACGGACGATCTGCCCGTCGCGAGATACGATCGGCGTCTCTTCGGGCCGTTTCAGCAGACGATAGACGCGTTCGTCTCGTCCGAGCAGGCTCGCTTGGCTCGATGTCACTTCCGCCACGCCAGACTGCACGAGGCGCTTTACGAAAGCGCGGATTGGCGCCGTTCCCGCATCGTCTGTGACCGAACGAATCTGGCTTACGGTGAATTCACGCCCATCGCCGGCGTCGAGCGCCCGCATGACGCGCCAATAATGGTCTTGTCCACGATAAAGCGGCTCGGTCTTCTTGAGTGTCAGCTTGAGGGTAACCGGCATCAGGCCACCCTCCGCGACTGGAAGCGTTTCGGGGTTTCGCCGGTGAAGATGCGACCCTGATAGGTGCCGACATCCAGTTCCGGCAGTCCCGCATTGGCGGCAAAGCTCGCTGCCGCGTTGAGCGTGGTCGCAATGCGCCGTGCCTTCCCGCCGGTCTGCTCCCGGATGGCGTCGAGCAGGCGGTCGGTTATGGTCAGCTTGGGATAGAGGAATGACGCCAATGCCCGCGCATCGTCGAGGTCGCAGGGCTGCGCAAGCACCCAATCCAGCACACGGTTATGGACCCGTTCGAACGGCTCCAGCTTTTGCGGCAACAACTCCTCGCCAACGAGCAGGACGGGAACCTGTGCCGCCTTGTTGATGTCGCGGACCAGTTCAATCATGCCCTTGTCGACCAGCTTGTCGGCCTCGTCGATGATGACAGGCCGGGCCGGATCGTCGCCCAGCCGCGCAATGATCTCGTCCATCATGTCGCCGATCGTGCCCCGCGGACGAGCCACCCCCAGCTCGGCGAGAAGCGCCTGACAGAATTTCTTGCGCGTCCAGAAGTCGAAGACCTCGACGAACAATGCGCCCGTCCGGTTCCAGCAATATTGCGCCGCCATCGTCTTGCCGTAGCCGGAAAAGCCGCTGAAAACCCCGATGTTGGGTAGATGCGCTGGGCGATGTATCAGCGCATCGACAAGCGCGAGACAGGAAGCCACGTTCTTGAGAGGAGCCACCGATCCGGGTTTAACAGTGTGGGTGTTGCCGTTCATGTTGCCGTCCTTATTTTCCGTGTTGCCTTACCCGGCCATCATTTTAGCAATCTCTTAAAGACGCATGGCCTCGGCGCCGAACTCGTCGAACATTGCGCGCATGGCGCGGTACTCGGACCCGGTCTGATACGCTCCGAGCCATAGAAGATCGTCGTCGCGAAGCCGCTCGCCACGGTTGCGGCGCTGCTCCAGATCGAGCGCGCGCCGAAACCGCTGCTCGCGTGTTTCCGGTAGGCGCGTCACCGCCGCGGTCGACATGTTCGACGATGAGGGGATCGGTTCCGCTGCCGTGGCCTCGTCGCGCATCTGCGCATGGATTTCGGCAGCACGGTCGGACAAGGCGTTCGGTTGCGCCGGGGCGGAAGCCGACGCCGCAGCGCCGAGGGCCGGCGTGGTGTGGATTTCGGCGCGCTGCGGGAAAGCCAGCAGATTGCCGGCGCGCTTTTCGGCCTGGTTGCGCATGGCATCCACGACCGCGCGTGGACCGATACGGCGCATTTCGCGCCGGATGTCCTTTATACGACCGTCGACATGCGCCTTTTGCGCAGCCTTGACCTTGGCGATGGTTTCCACCGGATCGAGGCCGCCAAGTTCGGGGCAAACCGCTTCGCCTAGATAGGTCTCGCCGTCCGCTTCGAACAAAAGCACGCGACCGAGGTCGGCGGGGTCCATGCGGCAGAACACGGTTTCGCCGGGCATGACCGAACCGGTCAGATAATGCGCGCCGTCGATGCGTATGCCGGTTTTCGTGACGGTGCGCAGCCCGTCCTTGCCGGGCACCGGCGCAAGCAGGATGTCGAGTGCGGCAACATTGTCGAGGCGACGGATCGAGCCAGCGAAGGATGCAGCGACTTCGAAGGGAGTCCGCCGGCCGAGTCCCTCATGCGGCGTCGAGGCGTAGATTTTGTCCGTCCAGTCGTCGCACCACGCCTGAAACGCTGCGAGGTCCATGTCGACGCCGAAGAGCTCGGAAGGATCGGCTCCGAGCCGCTGGGCGAATGCCTTGCGCCCCTCGATGATCTTGCGGTCCGCAACGCTGTGGCCGACGAAGCCCGGCAGTCCGGCAAGATCGCGCTGAAACGTCCCGATCGCGCGTTCCACCATGCCTTTCTGTTTCGGGCTGTAGGGCGCCGAGAACTCGACCTCGATGCCAAGGGCGGCAAACAGCCGTTGCGTCGCGGTGGCGGCGAAATCGCTGCCATTGTCGATCTTGATCTTTTCCGGCACGCCCCACGCGAGGATGGCTTTGCGGGTGAGCAGGCCGACGCCGGATGCACGCGGTGTTCGGGTTGCAAGCACCTTCGTCCGGCGCGTTAGCACGTCGATCGCCAGATAGATCGAGTGGCGTCCCTCTTTCAGCATCACGTCGGCGGGAGATGCGTCGATCTGCCAGCATTCGTTGATGCGCGAAGCCCTCGCCGCATTGACGAGCGCGAATTCGGTCTTGGAACGATAGCCGTCCGGGTCGGTGAGAAGCTGGAGTTCGTTGCAATACTCCTCTTTCCAGAGCGCAAGCTGGCGCTGGAATGTGCGGATTGGCGGTGCGCGGAATTCGTCGCCGAATTTGTCCGTGACAAGCTCCAGCGCCCGCTTTGTAGACAGGAAAGGCATCTTGGCGATCGCCGCCAGGGCGAAGGTGCGCACACGCCCGTCAAGCGCCCGGTCGAGCTGGCTCGTGCCCTTGCGTGCGGTTGCTGGATCGTGCCCGAGTGCGTTGGAGCCGGAGCCGTCCCTAGTCGACCGCCACCGGGCCAGCGACCGGGCGCTTGCCTGCCGTATCTGCTCCCGAACCCAAGCGGGAACGTCAATTGAACGGCTGTTGTAGACGCCGGCAAAGAGTGTATCGGCGGCAACGATCGAAAGATTCTGCTCACGGCGAAAGCGATCTGCAAGATTGAGCAGCACGAGTCGCGCGTCGCGCTCGGTGCGCGCCCTGGCCGTTAGCCTGTCATCCTCGCAGAGCGACGGGCGCAAATCGGCCGGCTCGACTCGGCAATGACGGCCGGCATAGGCAATGCGCGTCGAGAGCGGCAAGAGATCGATATGGAATTCGTCGCCGCCGCCGCCGGCCCGCCCGGCGCGCGGACGGCAAAGACCGGCATGGCTGGCCCAATTTTCGCGGGCGATAAGTGCGTTCATGCCGCGCTTCGTCGCCGGAAGTCCGGGCAATTCCCCGGTGGCTGCAAGATCGGCGAACTCGGCAGCGGTGAACCAAACCTTCATCGGCCCGCCTTCCATCGCGCTTCGACGGCTTGTTTCCGGCGCGAAACCTCGCGCTCATGCTCTTCGATGAGGTGCAACTCGATGAGCGAGCCATAGCGTTCCGGCACCACGACATGGCCGAACAAGGAGGCGACGAAACCGAGCAAGTCATGGCAGCCGGTCGCCGTCACCAAGGCGACGAACCGCTCCAGCGTAATCCGATGGCCTTCCTTGGCCTCGGAGGCGTAGGCGTCCAGCATGTCGGCACTGATCGAATAGCCGAGTTCCTCGCTCATTCTGGCGGCGACCTCGGCGCGGGGCTTGCCGCATTCGCGCAAGGCCAGAGCCACGGCCCGGCTGATCTTGGAGCCGAGCCGGTTGCCGGCAAGTTGGTCGGGTTCGAAACCGAGCGCGACCTTCGGTGGTTCCCAATCGAAAAGGTCCGGTGTGAGGCGATCCCGGCTCCTGCTCATCAGAACCAGCCCCGGCTCTTGGCATGATCGCGGATCGCCACTTCATGGGCATCGAGGAAGTCGGCGCGCTGCCTGCCGGACAGGCGGGACCAGTTGCCGACCGTGGAGGCGAAGAGCTTTTCTGCTGGCGACAGGAGCCGCCGGCCTTCGATCAGTGTGAGCGCGTCGGCAACGCTTCCGGCCGCCGGCGGGCTGGCAAACAGCATGTCGCAAATACGGGCCTGGACATCATGAGGCTGTTCGGACAGGAGCTTCAATCCGGCCTGATGGTCCTCCAGCCATGTGTTCCGCAGCCGGGCCTTGGTCCCATCGGCAAGGCCGCGCATGATCGCGACGGCCACTTCGATCGCGCGCCGCGAAAGGCCGGTCATTTCGGCGGCTTCGGAACTAAACGCAAAAATTTCGCTTTGATCAGCGCGAGCGGCCTTCGCCTTGGCGCTTCGCCTGTCGCCGCCCTTGCGGCTTGCAGGATAGAGCAGTTCATGAACCCGCTTCAGCTCGACGAGGTTCTCCGCGCGTTCGAGCTTCGTCAGTTCCTCGCGGTTGAGATTTTCGGTGATCTCCAGCAGACGGCGGCTTTCCGGCGTCAGCAGAGAGGCCGGTATGGCGCGCACGTCAATTTCTGCCGCGCCGCCCAGATCGAGAGCGGCAAGACGAGTCGCTCCAGAAATGAGCGTGAAGCGGCCGGTCTCCTCTGCCGCAACGTTGATTGGATGCTGCGGCTGCCCGCCGTCGCCTATTTCGGCTCGTAGGGTTTCGACACGCCAAGCCTTGACCTGCCGCAGCCGGTCTGCCGGCACGTCGATCAGATCGATCGGGACTCGCTTGAACTGAACTTGAAGCTTCATGCCGGCTCTCCTGGAATACGATGCGCGCCCGCCGCTGGGCGGGGGGATGCGGCGGGCGCGCTTTCCGTGGCTACGGGGGGACAGGCCACGGAACGGGTGAAGAGCGTGATGCCGATCGCGCCCATCAACAGGATGGACAGGATCAAGGTCGTAGAGACGAGGATCGCGATCGGCGGGAATGGCCGATCAGCGCGGACGGGCTGGAACGGATTTCTGTCGGGATCGAGCCGTTTCACGGACGAAAGGCTACTCATAGCGTCCCCTCGCGGTCCGCGTGGCGACCATCCTTTTGACTCGCTTGAATGTGCGGGCTTCTGCTAGGAGTCGTCCGTCGTCTGCCATTGGGCCAGTACCGGTCCGGCCAAAGCGCCGGCAAGGAAACGCCGAGGGCAAGCGAGATCGCTTTTTCGGCTTTCGGATAGGGAGACCCGAGGGCCGCGGATATTTCTGACGCAGAGACCGGGGTCGTGGCGGCAAACTTCTTCAGCGAGCCATGCCGCCGCTTGATCTCTGCGAGGATCGCATGGCGATCCCAAATGGTCGTGTGCTGTTGCACCGGCTGTTCCTTGAATTGACCGAGCAGGCCCGCCGGCCTGTTTGGTCGCAAATCAGTTCTGGTTTTCCAGAACACCATATCTGGTGATTCGGATCAACCAGATTTGGTGGTTTAATTGGGTGCTGTGGATGAACATGTCGGACGAAGAGGATTCGCGACTCCTGCTGGTCCGTGAACGCTTGCGCGCCACGATGGAGGGGAACGGCGGTCAGAAGGCCGTTTCGAAGTTGACGGGCATCCCGGTCAACACGCTGGGCAACTATGTTCGCGGCATCGTAGCGGAACCCCCTGCATCGAATCTGGTCAAGATCGCGAAGGCCTGCGGCGTTTCGGCGTCCTGGCTGATGGGACTGGAAAAGAGCGGGTCGAGCCCGATCGGCATCAGCGCCGGCGACGTTGAGGCTTATGAAGGTCAGCCGATCGTTTTCGGAAGCAAGGCGGCAAAATCTCACTGCCGCTGGAGGGTGGCGAGCCGGGCCTTGGAACTGGCAGGCTATCTTCCGGGCGACCTGCTCGAATTCGACCTGGGCGGAAGGCCGAGCAGGGGTGAGCCCGTCGTGGCCGAAGTCCGCAACGAGACGGGCGAGGTCAGTTCGGTACTGCGCCTGTTCCAGCCACCCGTCCTGACGGCGCACACGGCCGACCCGACGATAGATGCCCGCCCGATCCAGCTCGATCCGGCTGAAGCCCGGGTGAAAGTGCTAGGCGCATTTATCCGGATGGTCCGCGAGCGCTCAACGTAACCTTTCCTGCACCCAAACGGTGCGCCCGCAACGCCGGCAGAGACTTCCAGAAGATGAGTTTCGCCCGGCTAGGCCGCGAAAAGGCCTTCAACGGCCGTTCCACATTTCCCACCTCGTGAGAACGACAATTTGCCGGCCAGGGTGCATTCCGTTGGAATCCCGGCTTTTCGCCCTGGTGGGAACTATGCTGCCGCAGGAACGCCTCTTTTCCCACCATCGAAACTGAAAGGTCGTATTTCCGGGGAGATTCAGCCCGCCGGAATTGCGGTGGTCGCGGGACAGGTTGTTGATGTGCAACTTCAGTTGGCATGCTCGGGCCTCAAACGCCGGCCGCAGTGATTGCGCCGTTTCTCGCCGAAACCCTTTATGTCGCCGCGCTTTTTCGGCTCTTACCGGCTATTCCCACTAATTCCCGGCAAACGCCGCCAACTGCCAAGTGAAGTTGCGCGTTACACCACGGCAATCAAATGCTTGAAGATTATCAATGATTTGGGAATGGTGCTGCGAGAGAGGATTGAACTCTCGACCTCTCCCTTACCAAGGGTATTACTTAAAGTATACAATCCTTATATTGTAAAGGATTGCGGCCCATCTTTTCAAGACTGCACGGATTTTGTGCGTGTTGGATTTGGCTTGCCACCCGTTGCCCGCCACCCTGCCACACTCTATTTTCCCCGAATGAAGCCACCAATCTACACCCTGTACATGGTCCAGGTTTTCAAGTCGCCGCATTGGGTGCATGTCCTGTCGACATACGACAAGACGCTGGCGAAGCAGACTTTGAAAGAGATAGGCAAGTCCGGCCGAATCGAGGAAGTCAAGGTGCGGCGGAAGTAGGCTATCGCCCCTTCGCAGACGCGTACGGATTTTTCACGGTCTTAGGCATGCGGGTCATTCCGAAATTCTTACCGTGGCACTTGCTGCAATAAAAGTGACGCTTGATTTCGTCGAAGAGCATGCCCTGGTTTGGCCCGGTCTTTGCCTTCAGGCGCTCCAGATCCATCTCGCCGTGATGCTCGCAGGCCGCGTTATAGCACCACAGCATGATCGTCGTGCCGTCGTCGATGAAGTCTTGGACGCAGTTTTTGTAGACCATCCGGCTAGACCTTACTGTCAGCACCCGGCTTATCCCGCCACCTCTGGCCATAGGCGCGGCAGATCGCGTTCGCCTTGAACGTACACGGCACGCAGGCGTCTTTGCACCGCGAGTCGCATATCATTTCTATGACATCTTTATGAGTTGGCTTCGCGTCGGCCGTAAGTAATTTGAGGCCAACAAGATGAGCGGTGTCTGGTCCCAGAACTGCAGACTTTCTTTCGCGCCCACGCACGAGCAAAAGCTCGGCCAACTCAGTCAATGTCTCCCATTTCTTCATCAGAACAAAATAGGAACATACACCTAATGAGTCAACGCCCTGCTGTGGTCGTTAACCATGAATAGGAAGATTTGTGGACGCCCCTATTACCGGTTGCGAGATGTTTCAATTTGTAACAGATTGGCATTCGGGCGTGATAACCCGGATTGGAATAGGCGCGAGTGCGCCAAACGGTGCGGTTCGCTTGGCGGCGACGCACGAACCTGGCTTCGGCCGGGGGCGGTGCGTCATGTCCAGGCGAAAGCTAAAAGCCGCCGGCTGGTCTTCCAACCAGTTATCAACCCCCGGCTCTGCGCCACACGTAGCAGCAGAGCGAACAAAAAGCATTCATTCTACCTAAACTTTGTTTGGGCGCGGTGCCCATTGGCAACACGTATTCAGATTCAAGGAAGGCGATAAAAGAATGGAAGATATCCTCGCGGCGGGGGCCGCTACCGAACGCATCCAGTGCCCGGCAGAATGCAGAAAATGGCGATTCTCGCCTGGCAGCAAAGTCAATCACATCGGCGGTGATATGCCTGCCGTGGTCATGGGCCGCACTCTTACCGGGAATGGTCGGGAGCTCTACCAGATATTCGTGCTTTCCACAGAAAGCGCGCCGGTAAAATTCTTCCTCGGAGATTATTTGAAGGGATAGCCGGCGGAAGTTGGCGGCGTTGGGTATCCGGTTATACCCGAAAAGCGAATCCGGTGATAACAGAAAACCCGCCGAACTTGCGACCGGCGGGTTGACTATTGCGCATGTGAGATACGGGAAAGTTAGCGCGTGATGCCCAGCGATTCTCGCCGCATCGTTACGGCAAGATGTCGGAGACCTGCCGCGCTGGCGGCATGATGACTTGCGGCGTAGCTAGCCTTCTCCCTGATGTCCGCTCCGAGTCGAGGCTCATCCCGGCTTACCGTCTTGCACATTGCCGACTGCTTGTCGTGCCATTGCGCCGCCAGTTCGTAGGCCTCGGCTTTATTCATGCCCAACGCCCCAGTGCCTCATCAAGCTTGTCGTGCAGTTCCTCACGGCTGCCGTCATTCGTGACTATCAGATCGGCAATGAAGTTCGCGCGCTCGGACTCGTGGCTGCCCGATATCCCGCCTCGCCCGTCGAGCCGGTAGATGTCACCGCCAAGCCGCCGGATTGTGGCCGCCTCATTCGGAAAGCGGCAATCATCGACGATCACACGTCCGCCGACTTCAATGATGGCCTCGACGCGCTGGCGCCAGATACCCACCCAGAAGTCCTCGCCCATGCAGTTTCTGCCCCATTCGGTGCCCAAGGTCTGCATGGCATGGCGCGGTGTCTTGCCCGCCAGGCGCACCGACGGCGCTTCCTTCAGATCGCCCTCGATCTCGGCTTCGGTAAGGCCGACCGCGCGGAGCATATCTTTCAGGGGTGCCGCGAACTTCACAAGGGCGTATCCCTTGGACTGGAGGTAAGCCGCCGCGGTCGACTTCCCGCTCCCCGCAGCGCCACATAGGCCGACGATCTGGGGAAGATTGTCGTTGTCGGCCTTGCCGTGAGCGCGACATGGTGGTGTACGTTGGTCGGGTACTTCTTGGTGGCCCCAAGGGCTGTATGCAAGGGCGTTCATTTTTCCTCCGAAAGTGCACGGCGATACATGCGGTGCGCGGTGTAGTATGGGCACGACGCTGATTGGCCTATGGTGTGTGCTGCCGGGCGCCAGCCCAAGTGACTGTCGGTTAAGCACTGGTCGCCTGATGAATAATCTCGCCCTCGGTCAGCATCCGATATCGGTTATCCCAAGCCATCAAGCCCCCTCCTTCTCTCGTTCCTTCACGCCCTGCCCGTCGTCAGGTACGTCGCGCACAGGCCCTTCCGGTCCCGTCACCTTGAAATCCGGATCGGCCGCAATCTGTCTGAAAACGGCAATCGGATCCTTCACGAGCGGCCGAAAGCGGCGGGCAGCGAAGGGCGGGTCATCATACCCATAGGTCGGGTCGACACCGCGATCGAGGCCGACCAGCCGAACACCGATGAACGGCGGGTCGATGTAATTGTTGAACTCGCCTATCCACCTGATTGTATAAATTTGGCCTTCCACGAGCTCGCAGGGAATCGAGACGTTCTGAATCGGAGCGTATTTGGCGTCGATGCAAACGACTTCCTGGCCGACGTAGAATTGGTTCATTTGCCTTCCCCGTCAATATTAAGAACCTCTCGGCGCGGCGCAGACTCCAAGTCCAAAATCACTTGCGCGCGCTCCTCTCCGGTCAGCTTGTGAGCATCTGGTCCCCATGAAAAATGAACTCGCGTGACGCGCTTCGCGTCCCACATATCTGCGACTGCTCGGCCCTTTTCGCCCAGCATGTTGCGATACGCATGCATGAGATATTCAGCATTTGTCGCACGATGAACCTGCTTTTTGACCTCGGCTGCGTTCGCCTCCGCACACCGCTTGCGTTCGGCAAGAATGGCGCGGGCGACAATTTCCTGTTTGCCGGGCCAAACGTTGGCGGCCGAAGACAATTCACGGATTACGGCGCCGGCCACCATGCGGATGTCTCTTGGGATTTCGGTCATGCCGCCACCCCATCAGGGGATTGGCGACGCGGCCAATCGTCGAACCCAACTGCATGGGGATTGCGGTATGTCGATCGTGCCTGTTGCCGAGCGACGGGCACGATATCGTTCGCCGGGGTATCCTTGGCGGACTTCTTAAGTTCTCGCTCACGCCTCATCTGCAACCCTAGGCGGATGCCTTCACGGTTGGAGCCCATTTGGGCTTCCGCCTCTTTTCGGGCGGAAGTAATTGCGTCATATGTCATTCGATCTCTCCTCTTGTGCGGTGGCCGTCAAAAGCCACGGTGTGGAGCGTGTACCGCGATCACAGAACCTCCATCACGCCGCCACCCTCATGTTTTCGCGTTCCGCCATCAGCATTCGGAAAGTGTGCAGGAAGTACAATTCCGCAGTCTCTGGGGGCCAGTATTGAAGTTCGATGCCCAAGGGATCATCGTGCTTTGTATGCCAAGGCATGGGCGCCATATTGGCCAGCTCATCAGCGATAATCCGTGTATCGGCCTCATGCACCTCGGCGGGCATCACTGGTGGCAGGTCGAATGTTTCACAGACGGCAGCCATTACGTTCATCTCTGCGGCCTTGTAGTCACGTAGATGCCGCTTCAGAGGGCGCGGCACGTCGACCAGGTATGCTTCGCTGGCGTCATGCAACAGAGCCCACAGAGCCGCCTTGTTGCCGTAGTGCTCGACAATCCAGCGAGTCATCAGTACCGAGTGTTCCGCCACGCTGTAAAACTTATGGCAGTGGCCCGCATATCGGCATTGCAAGCTCAGGCTGTGCGCAATATCCTCGATGCAGATTTCATCAGCGCGTGGATCTAGCGGCCAGAACTTCTTGCCGGTGTACGTCTGCATGAAGTCGCCGTGGCGACTATCGTTGGCTGGCGGTCCGGCAAGCGGGTTGTTGCAGTCCGGGATCCAATACACCGTATGGTCACCTTCCGGCGAGCCAAGGTCAATACCAACAGTAAGCGGCCCAAACGTCTCCATCGGCGTCAGATCATGCTCGACGTATCGGCGGGCGACGCTGTCCCAGTGTTTCATCGATTCCGCTCCTCTAGTCCGCAGGCGCGCATTGCCCGAAACAACAGATCGTAAACACCGCGTCGTGTTCGATGGTGCCCTTCGGCAAGCGCGACTACCATTTCTTCGTCTTCACCGGACGTGGCGCCATTGACAGCATTGTCGCCAAACGTGAGGGAACCCTTACGCCATGCGGCACGAAGGGCGCCGGCGAAAGGTGGTGTCTTTTTCATAGCAACGGCATAATCCGCCGTGCCGTCAGGCCTCGTGAGAACGTTGGCTATTTCCATTATGCCTATAGTTCTCGCGCGGTCTTCACTCCCGCCTGGAAGCAGGTCGAAGGTCACTCGTATCATTGAAATCTCTCCTCGGTGGTGGTTCGCCTGCTTGGTAGGCGGGCGAAGTTTGGTGGTTGGTTGACTTAGCCGGGATACGTTTCGGCGTAGGTGTACCCTGGCCAGCAGATCACTCCGCCCGCATGCAAATTCACACGATGTGGCGCACCGTCGATACCGAACGCGTACCGAAGCCATGCCACGATCAGTCGCCAATTGGACGGTGTTCCTTCTAGATGTTTCGTTTTCTGTCTGATGCGCCACACGAACCGCGCCGAATTGATTACGTGCTTCAGGAAGAGCAACCCAAGAGCCGCGAAAAGCAACGCAACAACTAACAACACCGCCCACCCGACAACGAGAGCAACTGAGGTCATCGACGACATCACGCCACTGCCCTCCTTGGTTCGTTGTCATTCGCGGCTTGCACGCGGAGAACGGGGCGTGCGGCTCGCCACTTGCCATTCTGCAGCGTGATCAAAGTGCGCTTGCCGTTGGGATACTGGACGATGTGCGCAACAGCCCACGAACTCGGCCCTTTGTTGTAGCCATGGCGCAGGTTCATCGCTCCAGCGCAGTACACGCCGTCCATGATTTCAGGCGAATGCTTGTCGCCGATCGACATCTTCCGGCCGATACGCGCGAAGCCAGAGATTGTGCCCTTCGAACCGTTCGCGCCTCTAAACCCATGGTTTCCGCATTCCACGCCGTCGACAACGAAGCTCGCGCCGTCATGAACCCACTTCACGCCATCCAGTCCATCGTCGGACAGCATGCGCACGGCGGCCTCTAGCAGGCTGAATGTCGGCACGGGCTCGCCCGCGTCGAGAGCCTTCGCCTGTGCCTCCCGTGCGGCCAGGTAGGCGTCATCAAGCTTCAGGCCGTATCGGACGTTGATGCCGTCATTCCTGTACCGACCTTCCCGAATGTATCGTTCCAGACCTAGGTCGTGATTGCTCTCGACCACCACAGGAGTGATGCCGGCGCGCCGAAGACGCGTGAGGAACCTAGCCACGGCCGCAACTTCATCCATAACGCTATCTCGACCACGCACAGCCATTTCATAGAAATGGGCGTTGTCGTTGGCGTGGTGATGGCTTCGCGTTTCGTTGTCGAAGACGTCGTGCGCCATCACGACGTCTGGCTGCAGCGTGTCGATCACATTGTCCCGGTACGTGGTGGTGGTGTCCGTGCCAAAACCGAATGTGGCGAGGGCGTTTTGATGGTCAAGCTTGCGCTCATGGACGTCACCGCACACTACGGCCCGAACTTTGTGACCAGTCGATACCTTCCCGTTGGAGACGAAGATATCTAGGTCGTAGAATGACCCATCATCCGCCGCGCTGATTTGGCGTGGGAAGATATCGCCGACGGCGTCAAACTCGACGATCGTGGCGCCAATGATGTGATGAAAGATGCTCTTAATTCCAGCCTTGCGCGGTATGACCTTCGGCTGCGTAACCGCCCCCGTTGTCATAACCTGATGCGCCTGCACGGCGGGATCGGTCGACGGAACCGACTTCAGCTGAAGCTTGGCATGTGGGAATACGGCCCATCTGCCGCGGCTGTACGTGACAAGATCAGAGATTGGTCGCGCCGCGGTGGGTAGTGTGTTCATCTCGCCAGCGAAAATGAAGTTTCCGCCGACTTCCATCTGGCCGAATGCGATGAAATCCTGAATGAGCGGCGAATACTGCCGAGAGGTCGGGGAGTTTTCGTTGAACCAAGAGGTTTCGTAGGTCCAGGGGCCGACCACTATTTCCGCGCCGATGTGGGCTGCGAACGCGCGAAGGTTTGTCCAGAACTGCTCATGGACTGGAGCGTCGTTCTGCGCCCCGGTAAACAGGTATTTCCGATTTCGGCAGTCGGCCACAGGGGCGACGCGAAGGGTGTCAGATACCCACGTTTTTGGCGCTCGTTCCGACTCGACGTAGTCTTCCTCGTTCCGGTCATACCTAAGACCGGTTTGCGCCTCGACATGCACTGCCTCTGGATTGATGAGAGGGTAACGAGTCCCGGTCATCATTTCCACGAGCCACTCCCGCATAGTCTCGGCTCGTGCCGAGGCGTGCTGCCCGGCTGACTTCTTTGTCGTGGTGGCTACAGGTAAGACAGGGTCGGCCAGCAACCCCTGTGCCGTTGCCCGCTTGATGCTGTCCTGTAGCGCGCCGCGTGACAAGCCCAAAGCCAAGGCTGTTTTGGACTGGTTGCGATCGTTGGCCAGATACGCAGAAACGCGCGCAGCCAGAACTTCGTCTGGAATCGGTGGTGTTGGCAAAAGTGTTAGTCCTTGTTGGGGAATGGTGCGGCGGCGTTAGGACGGCTGCCCAGCAGGCTTGTCGGTCCAGTATTTGCCCGACTGAAGCAGGCAGGCCATGCCGTCAGTGCCAACCGCCACCGCGGACCATGTTTCGCCGCCGGGAGATACGAAGATGACCAGGGCGACTTTATCGGTGGCAACTCCGTAGCTTGCGGGAGTTTCGTTGAACTCCGACTTCAGAACCGAAGCCATCGCCGAAGTTGGGGCGCAGTTCGGGTCATCGGCAAAGGCGGGAAATGCACTGAGGGATAGAGCGGCAATTGCCGCCGCAAAAATCTTCCACATGGTAGCTCCTCGATGTGGTGATCTACGGTTGGTAGCCGTAGGTGGTGGTGTAGTCAGTGGTGTAGGTTTTGGTGATTCCAACATTGGATTATTTTGTTACATTTGTCAATGTTGTTGTAGCCTAAGCAATAAAAAAGCCCCGCCACCTTGCGGCAACGGGGCTTATGGTTAGCTCGAGCGACGTGGCGGCTGCCGTTCAAACGCGCGATCGATGCGCTCACTGATAGAGTCTATCCGGTTACCGATGCCCTCGATCGCGCGCAGCAGCTGTGCCGTTTGCTCCTGCATGCCTTGCTTGGTCGCGAACACCTCAGCGGCGTGAACCTTATGCGCGGCCAGATCGCGCTGAGCCTTTTCTCCCTTCTCGCCGGCCTTCTGGATCATGTCGTACATTTTCCAGAACACACCGGACAGCGCGGCGAAGATCGCTAGGGCGATACCTACTTCGACTGTCATCCTACCAGACCTCGCACGCCTACCGCGAAAGACAGCACGGCAAGCCAGGCCCAGCAATATGCAGATTTTGCATACATCATGGCTTCACCCCGCACAGTTTGGCCAGCTTTTCGTTCTCGGCCAGGATTTGCCGCGCCGTGCCAGCGGTAAGCTGGTCTTCGACAGACGGGCGCACCGCCTTGGCCACGTCGCAATAATTACCGCTTGCCGTCACGCATCCACCTATCAAGGCCGATACGGACATCAGCGTCGCCAAGGCGATCCACTTCATCTTCGATTTTCCGTGCTTTGTTGATTGATTCGAGACGCTGTTGCGCCTGCTTTGCGGCCGCATCGGTCTTGCCGCGGCTATACGCGGCGGCAAGGATTGCCAGGGCTACACCCGCTGCGGCGATCCAGCCTGCGAACCGCGACCAGAGCGCGGACCATAGGGTGGCCAGCATCACAGCGCTTCCTTGATGCGCTTGATCTCAACCCGGCCAGACATGACGAGCCACAGACCGATACCGCCGACGGCGAGCAACAGAGCCAAAGCCGCGAAGCCCCACGGCCCGCCAGTGAACGCGGCAAGACCACCACTGGTTACAAGGCCGGAGCCGATCGCCATGAGCGACTTGCTCTCGCCTGCCGGAACGTCGTCGGGCTTAGCGGCCTCAGCCACGACGTCTTTGGTCTTGACGTCTCGAGCCGCAACGATGCTATCGAGGAAGTTCTTGTAGTACCCGGCAATCAGAGTGGCCTTGTCAGTGCCGTTGACAATGGCGCGTGCACCAACGGGGTCCTCCTTGCCGGCGCCGAAATACTGGTCTAGGCGGGCGGTGGTGAACATACCCTTCGTCATGCCGTCGAAGAGAATGTGAACCGCAGTTGCAAGCTCGAGCGCCTTTTCGGGATTGGCTTCAATACCGAATTTCCGGTAATTGTCGCGGAACGTGATCTGTGGCAGGCCACGACCCCGAAAACGGTAGCCGTCCTCCTTCGTGTCGTTGCCTTGCCGACCGCCGTAAACCTTATTGGCAAGAGCGCGAGGATTGCGGGCGTATGGCTTTGCGGCGGCAACAGAAGCAAACCGAGTAGGCCAAACCTGCCTAATGCGCGCCGCCGAATAGTTGAGGTTTTCTTCGACAGGCTGCATCTTGCCGCCAGTCTCGTGGAATGCCGTCGCGAGCATGTAGGCCAAATGCTGGTCTGGCGTGCCGCGCTTGTAGGCTTCGGCAAGAATTGCCTCCATGCCGGCCACCTGGCTCGTCGAAAGACGGCCGCCAAAAGGCGCGCGCCTCGCATACGCGAAGAACGTTGTGTTGTTCATTATATCCTCTGGAATAGGAAAAAGCCGCCCAAAGCGACTGGACTTCAGACCGGAAACGAGTTTGTATTTCCGTGGCTTATGGGGGTGGGGATGAAAATCAGGATTTTACTGACGGCTGCTGCCGCACTTCTGTCCAATTCGGCTTTCGCCGAGGACGCTTCCACTTTCGCTGGTTACTACGGTGGCGCTACTCTTCACCTAGGAAAAACCAAGGACGTCGCTTATGATGCCTGGTACGACCTCGGCGAAGGTTGGATCGACCGAAACTTTCAAATGGAAAAGCCAGCAGTCGGTCTATTCGGTGGATATAACCATGAAGTAAGCGGCTTTCTGGTTGGCATCGAAGCTTCGCTCCGGGCGGACACCAGTTCACAGGACACAGCGGCAACCGAATCCTACAAGACGAACTACGTGTGGCCTGACATCGGAGACGAGGTGAACGAACTCGTAACCAGCGGTGAAACTGGCGTGGCCAAAATAGACATAGGGCCGTACCGAGCAGGAACCACCACCAAATCGTGGACAGATTACAGAGAAACCGCTTCACCCATGATCTCAGCGCGCGTCGGAGCAGCTTTTGGTGACGTCATGATTTATGGAAGGGGTGGTCTTGGTGCGTCAGTGCTTTCCGTCCGCAGGCACACAACATCAACGGACACCAATTGCCTCGCCGGAATTACTGAGGTGGAATATTCACCACTCCATGCCTCATGGGGGCAGCCAACCTGCGTGGCCACCTCTTTGTCAGAAAGCGCGACGGCAACAAGCAAAACGTCTCGAGTGGCACCGAGCGTGTCAGCTGCAATTGGCGCGGAGTACAACTACGGAAAATACTTTGCTCGGGCCGAGGCCGAAGTCAGCCACATCTACTGGGGCAGCGACTTATTCCCAAATGGTGACTCTGGCGCCACCAAGTATCAGCTAGGTCTAGGAGTGGGCATCCGCTTCTAGCCGATCAACCCTCCAGCGCGGCGATGCGCGCCTCAAGTTCATCAATCTTGTCGAGAAGCCAGCTAGTCGCCGCCCAAAGGTAGGGCGTGCGCTTGCCCTGATCGACGCCCCATGTCTGATAAGCCGCTTCGATCTTCACTGCGCCCTCGGCGCCTTCGACCGTTGGGTTGCCGTTCGGATCGATCCAGCGAACGCCGCCCTCTACCCAATCCTCTCCGGTAACCGGGTCTTGCCATCCGCCTTTGCTGGCCAGGTCAGGGGATAGGGCGTAGGATGTCTGCGCACCCCAACCAACCGCATATTCGCCGGTCTTTTTCCACGTAAAGTCGCGGACCGGGTCCGCACGGATTATCGCAATGGCATCTGCCGCGTCATACTGTCCGATGAAGTCCTTCAAAGTTTCATCCGAAGACGTGACGAATTGTGTCGCCGTACCGCTACTGGTTATGCCGCCAACTTGGCCGTTGGGGTTATAAACCATGTGATGGTAACCCGTTCCAACGAATTCCAACGATGTTTGCACCATACGGCCACCCAGACCAACGCCACGACTAGCGCCGGTTAGAGAAAGCGTGCCGACTACAAAGCTGGAATCTATCGGTGAGTACGGCACAAGATAGGCACCTTCATCAGGCGCAACTCCTGAAACACTTGCCGAAGCCTTAAAGCTTATTCTTCCGGTCGGTAAGACTTCTATCGCTGCCGCAGCGGTAGAACCGCCGATGCCAAGGCTTGTCCACCCGGCAGACGAGTTTCGATACCCGTTCGAATACATCCCCAAAGCATTCGCGCCGTTGCTCCCGAGATACCCTATAGTTGTCGCCAGATGAGAAAATCCAGGCGACCAGAAATTAGACCATTCATCAACTCCAACTGATACCCCGCGATTAAAGCGCTGGTTCGATGCCCAGTTGCTTTGTGCTCCATTAAGCACGGGTACCGTTGCTCCAGATGTGCCGGAGTCGAGCACTGCCGCGGTGCCAAGACCGAGTGTAGTGCGCATGGCCGCCGCATTGGCATCGTCCAACAGACCTCGCGCCGCAGGCGTGAAGTCTGTCAATGCCGCGACGCCTGCGCCAGTGTAATACGGCAGTTTGTTCGCCGCGCTAGTGAGATTTGCCAGCGCTGCAAGATTGCCGTTGGTCAGAAGTTCAAGCAGCTGCCGCGTCGTCTCCTGCATACGTGCTGTGTCAGGCGTTATGCCGATCTCGTAGGCCGCCGTCGTCTGCGCGCCGCCCAGCCATGCATAAGCAAGGGTGAGCGAGGTGTTGCTGTCGACCGAGGCAATGCGGACGCCAGAGCCCTTGTGCGTGCCGAATAGGTCGCCGGGGCGGATGGAGTTTAGCCATGCGGTACCCTGCCCGGTAACGGCGGTACCGCTAGCCGCAACCGTGGCAGTGCCTGTGTTGTAGAAGCTGGGAGTTGGCACTTACGCCTCCTTCTCGCCGCTGGAGAGTTCCGCAAAATGATCGACTTTGGCCTTCAGCTTTTCGATATCGGCGGACTGCGCCTCGACCGTGCCGGCCAGTTCGAAGGCCTGCTGAGCCAAGAGCAGATTGCGGTTGCGGTAGAACTCGATGAGCGCCTGCGCCTCGACATAGGCGGCCTGCGGCGCGATCTGCACCTTCTGGGTGTCGGACATGAAAACTCCATGGCTGGAAACCGCCGTGAAAGGGCGGTGTCGAGGCAAATGAATGTTGGCTTAGAGCGAGGTCGGAATGCCGAAGATGTAGTAGCGGATACCGAGAGGGTCATCGCCTGCGTCGCGTATGCCGCTGTTCGGGTTTGCTGGATCAATCCACGTGTTCCCGCCAGTGCACATGTGAAACTTCACCGACGTGTTGCTGATGAGCGCCACGGTGCCTTCATTGCCCTGCGTCCAGTTCAGACCGGACGAGCCGTAAAAGACGAGCATTCGGGAGCGTGGCTCCCGATATTGAAGGCCCGCAGTGCTGGTATTCTGCTTCACGATCATCTTCACAAATGGAATGAAGCCGGTATTCGTGAAACTGATCGTCTTGGCTTTGTTGCCAAAGCGCGTGCTGGTCGCGCTCTCGGTGCAATCGCTTGGGGCCAGCCATCCTTCCGCGATGATCGGGATGTAGGAAAACCTCGTGTCGAGCAGGATGTCGCGAAGCTTTGTCGATGTGTCAGACGAGCCCGGCCTCTTGATCTGCACAAAGTCTTGAATGCCGTCGTTTCCGCTGAAGAGGATTTTTGATCCACCCGTCGAAGGCGTCGAATCCTCATTGTCAGCACAGAGCATGTAGCGAACCGTGATCGAGGCGCTTCCGGTGTTGTAGACCGTAACCGTCGACCCCGAGATGGAATATTCTAGCCCGTTCTCGGTGTTTGCCGCAACCTGACCGGTTGTCGCCGGAGGCCAGATAACCGACCCGCCAGTGAAATACCAATTCCAGTCCAGATATGCTGTCGCCGGTATAGGGACGGGTGACACGACTGCCGTGTTCCCGCCGGCCGCGATGGTGATCTCACCAGCCTTCAGAACCTTGGCGTAAACCCGATCGCTGTCGAGGATAAGCTGCCGGCCAGTTGCCGAGCCAACATCAAAGCCCGGCCGAGCGACCTTTACCGTCGTCGGGTCGATGCGAACATTGCACTGACCCGAAACTGGCGTTGCAGTGGGACTGCCAATCGCTACGTTGTCGCATGGCAATTCCCACACGGTCGATACGTATGTTCCACCGCTATCTCCGACGGGCGCGGTGAAATAATACACCCATCCTCCAGGCGTCCATCCGTTAGGCGCCGCCGTTTCGCCGCCCCTAGCAACATACCCTGGCGCAGACACGTGCACGCCGCTATTGCTACCAGTATTGTAAGTGGTGTACCGGCTCGCCCCTGCCGAATAGCGCCCGTTCGACTGGCGCGTCCGCACTTCAATCATTGGATTGAAAGTGTAGGGAGGTGTCCCGAAAATGCGGTTGACGCTGAACCACCCTTGGCGAAGGCCTAAATAATACGTGTAGTAAAGCGCATTGCCGGAGGTAGACCCCGCCGGCCCATATACTGGCGTAGAACCGGAAGATTGAAACGCAGAAAACGGTACGGACCAAAGCCCCGTAATGTAGCCGATATCCTGCATTTCAGAGTTGAAGAGGAACTTGCCGTAATCCGTATTTGGCGTCGTATTCGGATCGTCGGCATTGTCCTTCATGACCTTGACGGCGCCACCGCCGCCAGAGGTCTTTCTGCCAAGGAATAGACGGACCATCAGGTGAATATCTCAATGGAGGCATTGCTGCCGTCTCCACGGATGTCGAGCTTGCCGTTGAAGCTGCGCTGGCGTCGGAAAAGGACATCTCCGATACGGGCATTTTCCATGTAGGCTACTCCGCCGGTGAAGACGAAAGGCGCGGCGTTGTTTGTCCCATCGGTGACGACAAACTGGTCAGCAACGAACGCCACCCGCGTTGGTGAAAGGGCAGAAGCCGGCACATCGATGAACATTGCAGCCGATCGGTACGCCCCTGCCCCACCAGTTCGGGCCTCGATGCCATAGCGGGCGGCGTATCCAGCGGGACCAGCAGACGCCGACATGCGGACATTGACCGCGGCAGAGCTTCCCCCCATCGCGACGAAGAGCGCAGTTATGGAATCGGCTTGGGCAGAAACTTGTCCGCCTATCGACGATACCTGGGCACTCAGAAGCGTTACGGCCGACGCCGTTGCCAGCGTTGGAATTGTCGCCTCAATCGTCGTCAGGCGCTGGCCAATGGCCGAGTTCGGCCCCGTTGCTACAGTGATCGCATCGGTGTAGGCGGCGGTAATCTCGCCGGCCTTTGAAACGAGTTCGATCTTAAGCTGTTGCTTGTCTGTATAGTTGGCGGCGTCCTGATCTGCTGTCCGAAGAGCGAACTGCTCGGCCATCCAAATCAGTTCACGAGAGCCGTCACGAAGCCACTCCGTGGCGTCGCCGACAAACTCCTCGATGTCCTCGATCATGCCGGGCAGATAGACGTCTTGATCGCCTAGACGGATGTCCAGAGTCGTGACGGACAGCCATCCAGACCACTCCCATGGGCGATCTGATCCAGGCACGTAACGGCCACGCACTTGATAGGCGGTCAGCGGGAGCAACGACTGCGAAATCAGAATGGAGGCAACAGCCACGTTATCGGTGCGGCCGCGGTAAACTACCGTTCCGCTAGTTGCCAGTCGGACCTCGAACGCTACAGCGGCGACGTCAACTTGGTCGCCGTCCCACGCCAATAGGATGGCTGGGCGCCGTCCCGAACCGGTGTTGTCAGGGATAGTTGATGCTTCTGCATACCAATCAACGATCGGCTGCGGGCTTGGCCGATTAGGTCCAAGCGGGCCAAATACCGGCGGCTTGTAATCGGTCGATGGGTTCCAGTCATAGTCCGCGGGATCGACCTCGGTGAGGTCAAGCATCACATCGAGATTTGCCCGATCCGCGACACCGTCGACGCGAAACAGCTTGGCTTCGTAGCCATTCCGATTCGACGTCCAAGAAACGATGTCACCCGGCTCAAGAATCCATGCAGCGGGCGAAAGCACCAGCGTGTGCCGCCTTGCTCGCCTGCCTTCGGCAAGCGCTGACTTCATCAAGCGCTGGACCTGCGTCGAGCGATAGACCATGTCCAACTGGACATCGGCCATCAGGCGGCGATTGCCGTCCTCGGCTTCGAATGTCGTGTTGAAGAGAGCCGGAGCAGATTTAGTATTCCAAGCTTCGGCCGGCTCCGGATACGAGGCGTTGATACCGTTGATGGTATCGGCCAGACCAAAGAACGGCGTGAATTCTTGCGATTCCGTCGACAGAATGTCGTCATCCGAAAAGGCAAAAACTGGCGCGTCCGGCTCGCCGACGTATATCTTGTAGATGCCGCCGCTTTCCGAAAGCCTGCCTTGGCAGCCCGTCAGGATGGCGTCGACCGCGTCCGCGATCTGAGCGCCGACGTGGATTTCTCCGCCCGTCAGATACTGCTTTTCAGTGCCTGTCGTAGTGGCAACAAGCGCACGGCACTTGTTGATCTGCGCAATCCAGTCTGCACTCGGAAGACGGACGCTAGGCAGATTCTGCAGGCCATAAAGCCAAGCCCCACCATAGGTGATGCCGAGTAGGAGGTTGTAAATCTGGACTGCCGGAAGGTCGTCGCCGTCTCCGCCCCATGTTGCGGGATCGGAGCGGCGGTGCGCACCAGAGCCGCCAGCCGTCGAGTCCTTCGTGATGTCATAGAGCTTGGCGCCCTGCACCTCGAATTTGAACTGCGGAAATCCGGTGAATAGTTCTTCTTCAACCTGCGAAGTGATGACTGCATAAGCAACACCGCGACCGACGCGTGTTGACGACCAAGGGCGTGTGCCGCTGGAAACGGTACCGGCAAGAAAGGGGTCCGCGACGGTCTGCGTACCGTCGTAGAACTTGACCCACATGTGGTTGTTGCTGCCCTTGGCATACTCAACAACCGGAAAACCCCAATCCCCGTAAGACGCATCGCCTGTGTCGATAGTGACGGGCTCGCCGTTCACCCAAAGCTGGCTGATGCCAGTGATCGGAACGTCGGAAAGCGCGATAACCTGAGTGAAGTAGGCGTTCGGCGTCTTGCCTGCCTTGCCCCACGTATTGGCGTAAACCAGAGAGCCAGCCGTAACGGTGCGGCCGAAGACGAACGAGCGCGGCACGTCGCCGCCTGCCTGAAGTGTGCCTTGCACACTGAATTGCGGTTCGTCGGGCTGTCCGGCGATTGCTTTGGCGAGGAGATTGAGACCGATGCCGACGGCAGTCTTGAGGAGGAAAGTCCCGATCGCACCAAGGCCGCCGATAAAGCTTGAAATGGACGCAAACGCACCGCCTATCGCCGCGGCGATACCGGAAAAAAAGGCCATCGATGTATCCTGAAAAGGCGCCTGTCAGCGGGCGGCGAGCGGCTTCATGAAATGGCGCTCAGCCGCCGCGTATCCGCAGCGCTCGTAAAGCTTGGTCGTAATGGGATCGGCACCCAAGCCAACAAGGTTGGCGAACGAGCATCCCCGCTCTCGAGCCCAGGCCTCGTAGGCGGCAATCATGTGCAATGCTGCACGACCGCGGTGGGCTGGTTCAATCCACCACATGATTTCTGTGGCTACTTTGAACGGGCCGAAAGGATGCGCGCCGGCCTGCGCCGCCAATACGCCTTGGGCCGTGCCGTCGACGTCGTAGACGAGGCAAACACGGTCGACATCTGTCAGGCAGGCGTCGAACACGAGCGAAGCATGCGCAGCATGTAATGCGAACGGCAGTCCCGCCGCGACGTGAAACGACCGCGCCATCATGAGAACACGCATCTTGTCCGCGACCACGGCGCGCCGGATCAATGGGGAACTCCGGACAGCACAACGCCAGTCATCTTGCGCGTTGGCGCACTGACAGAAATCTTACCCTTCTGGCGACCCCAGAAATGCTCTTGTTCGCCCACAACCGTAACATCGGCAAAGAAGTTGTCGGTCGCACTTCGAATCTTCTGGCTATCGTTGGAACGTGTATCCGGGTTGCCGCGCGTCATCTCTTGAGTGTGCGAGGCACACGTCAGGACGATCGAACCAACGTCGTTTTCTTTAGGGGTGGTGATTTCAACCGTATCGACAAAGCCAACGAAGCGGCAGAAAGCCGGCGCCACTATCTGGCGCGTTTCGAGGCTTAGTAGGCCGCGATAGATTTCCACGCCGGCCTGCTTCAAGTCGTAGCCGCGAACGATGTTCTCAACCGCAGGATCCAGTTGCGACATTTGGATTGTCACATTCTGGATCGTCAAATTGGAAACAAGCGGAATATCGCTGATCTGAATCAGCGTGCCGGAACCTTCGAAGTTCCGCGTCACCGAAAGGCCGGTGTTCGGATTCAAGACAGGCGCCGAAACGTCGCCAACGTCAGACCAGAAACCGTACGGGAACGTCGCGCCGGTATCTCTGTCGCGTGCCGTAATCCAGAGGAAGTCGCGGGCAACCAAGGCGCGCGCCTGCAATGCCGCCAGGTTGGCAGCCGAAATGTTGCGCATGTTGTCTCGCTGGGAATGAAAAGGCCCGCTCGAGGCGGGCCACTAGGTAGGGCTTCAGGCGCGGGCCTAACGGCTCTCGACTGCCTGGAACGTTATCGTTCCGCGCCCTGTCTGTAGTTCTGCAGTGGTCGACAAAGAGCCGGGAACCTGCGTCATGAGGCAGGACGGCTTTACAACTGTAACAGCGTCGTTCACCGCCGATAGAGGCCACAGGTGCGGCCGCACCTCAAACGTGCCTGTAACCCCACTCCCGTTGGCCGTGGCGGCCTCCAGAACTTGATGCAGGTTGGACGTTCCAATCTGAATGTAATCGCCGATGCGAACCGTGTATCCGACGGGCAGGCCCTTCAGTGAAATCGTCTTACGATTGGCCGCAATACTGTTGACTTGAGCGCCGCTGACTGTGCCCATACCGACACCGTTGGGATAGGCGATCGGATAGCAGCGGCTAGTTGGCCAGGCGCGTAACTCTTGGGTGCCACCCTCTAGGGCCTTCATCCGAGCCCGCCACTCGTCAAGCTCGTTCGGCCGCATCGACCGTGACTGGAATGTGGCCGTCCACAGCGGGGAGCCGAGATCCTTTACGATCGTTCGACCGCCCGCCGTGCGGCTTTGCTCTTGTCTATACAAGACGTCGAATTCCACTGACCAACCGGGGAAGATGTCGAGGAAATTGTATGGGTAGGTGATGGCCATTACAAATTCCTAGTCTTCTGGGCTCGCCGAACGGTGTTGACCACTCGCGCTTCAAACTCTTGCTGCTGTTTGGCAACCACCCGCTCAAGCCGGTCGACGGCCGCAACGTCTGCTCCGCGCGCGTCGATGACGGGTGCGAATGTCATGTTGGGACCGTTGTTCTGATTGGCCGGCGCATGAATGCGCGGCATGCGCGGGGCGCCTACCAGGCCACCGTTGGCGTAGCTGCCGAAAAGTGACTCGATATTGCGGAGGCCAACTTTGTCGACAGTGTTTTTAGGAACGACATACTCGCCCTTGTGGACGATGCCTGCGGGCTGATACTTGCCGCCAGACCCGGTGTATCCTCCTGATGCAAAGCCGAACAACTTGCCGATAAAGCCGAAGCCTTTTTCGCTTCCGCCGCCAAACGCGCTATCAAACGCCATATCGAGAAGCTTGTTTCCGATTTTCGTAAGCGCATCCGCAAAGATGTCTGCGGCTTTCTTTCCTTCGATGAAGCCATCAACAATGCCGCGCGTGAGATCCTTCTGGAAATCGCGCATATCTTCAGCGCGCTCCCGGATCCTGTCCTGGCTCTCACCAAGTTTGGCAGCTTCAACCGTGGCAAGCGCATATTGGTCGGCTAGCGCCGCAATCTCAGCCCGCAATTCTGGCGTGACCTTTTTGCCCGCCTCTTTTGCTGCGTTCAGCAGTTCTTGTTCCGCGCGGGCCTTCTCGACGGCATAGCCATAGTCATCAATCAGCGGATTGAGTTGGCGCTGCGCTTCAGTCTCAGCGATTGTCGCCGCGGTGCTGTCCGTTATACGCTTCGCAAGCCGCTCATATTCGTCGGCTCGTTCCTTTGCGCCTTTGCGACCGTTGCCTTTGCCTTTTTTGGAAGGGGCATCATAGTCGGACATCGAGATGGGGTTTACCCCACCGCTCTTAGCCGGCAGTCGCCCAGTCTTCGAGACACTGTCAACCGACCGATCAATAACCGACCCGTAGACCCGATTAACATAGGCATCAACGGCCGCCTTCGACGCACCCGAAACTTCCCCGGCGCCATCACCGCCGAACCGCTCACTCATAGTGCGGTTAGACTGCATACCGATAGCTTGACCGAAGCGCGTGCTCGCGGCCCACTCGCCAACTTTGTCGGCTCCAACAGCGGAGCCCGCTGCGGCTGCCATATTGTTCAGCGCATTCGAAAAGCTATTTAGGAACTCAGCGCCAGACTGCAGCCATCCTATAAGTTTTCGAACCTCTTCGCCGAAGGACTCGAAATTGATGCTGTTGATATGGTTGGCCATCTTTTGGAAAGCGTCGGCCAAGTCCGTTGCTGCAAGGCTTCCTTTGGCGAATTCCCGCGTACCATCAATCATCGCAGTCTTGACGTTTTCCAACGCCTGCGACGTGGTCAGAACCGCGTTCTTGACCTTATCCTCAAGGATGACACTGCCAGCCTCGAATGCTCTAAAGAAAACTTCCGAGGATATGGCCCCGTCGACAACAAGTTGCCGGAGTTTCGCCACCGATCCGCCAGCCTCTTTCAAGCCAGCAGCGGCGGCCTGTGCTATAGGAAGAGCGCCTTCCAGAACGGAATTGAATTCTTCCGCCCGCACAACGCCAGAGCCAAGCGCCTGACTCAGCTGCAGGAGAGCTCCGGAGGCCGACTGCGCGTCTGTGCCAGCAACGCGAAGCGCGAGCGCAACTTTGTCGGTAAAGCCGAGCAATTCCTCCTGCGAAACGCCGAGTTCTTTCTGAACAAGCGCCGCTCGGCCGTACAATGTAACAAGCGTCTCGAGCGGTGCAGCATTGGCCACAGCGCTGTCACGCAAGCGTCCATAGACGCGCTCAAGCTCTGCGCCGGATAGGCCAGCAACCTTTAGCGCGTTGTCAATGCGTGTCGCCGAATCCAGAAGCGACTGTATTCCCCTAACGCCCCCAGCGACCGCAAACGCTTTAGCAATCCCGGTCCCCATCGAATTAAACTGGCTCGAAATATTGCGGTTCATCTGCTGAAAACGACGCTCAATTCTTCGCGTGCCGTTATTGGCAACGCCCTGAGCCTTGTTCATCGCATTCTGAAACTGCTTGAAATCTGCCGATAGTTGCACTACCAGTCGTTCAATATCAGTCGCCATTAAAGTCACCGGGGGAGTTATGAGAAAATTCTTGATGCTGACCCTGGCGGGGATGCTGGTCGGCGGGTATCTCTTGAAGGGACCGCAAGAAGCGGAGAGCGCATCTGCACCAGTCAATGCCCGGCCGGTTGCGCAAGAAACCTATCGTTTGGTGCACGCAATCGGCAATGCGGAGAAGGTATCGGCAAAACGCCTCTCGAAGGGCGAATGCGAAGGCCGCAAGAAAGATATGGCGATCGTCGCGGTGGCCTTGCGTTCTGGCGGATCTGTGACATGTCTACCAGACAGCCTATTCAGCGACTGACAGGCACGCGCTCACTAACCCTTGCTTTGCATCCACTCCCAAAGCTCGTCAGCTTCCTTGCCTCCAAGCTTGCCGTCGTCCGGTGAATTCGCCTTAACGAAGCCTTCCAGCGCGGCCATAAACTGCCACACGCTCATCTCGTTGATTTGCTGTGGTGAAAAGCCCATGGCTGCGCCGTTACCATAAATGGCCGCTATTCGAAGTTTTCCGTTGGGGAGGTCGTCGAGTCGTTCTCCGCCTCCCCCTCGGCTTCCCCCAGTTTTTCCTCCGGCGCTCCTATTAGCCCCGCAGCCAAAACTGCCTGCGCGACCGGAACATTCTCCATCGGAGGTCGGGCTTCGACGTAGGTGCGAACCTTTTTCAAGGAGTCAGCCGGTGCCATGCCTCCGCCTATCAGACCGAGGCGAATGACGTTGGACACGTCTTCCACGCGCCACTGGCCAGAATGCAGGCGATTGAGCACGACGTATGGCCCGGCATCCGTCTTTTCCTGAAGCTCGCCAAGTTGGCCCCATCCTAGGCGGAAAGCATACGTGCCGTCCGCCCAGTCCAGCTCAATGCGTGCGTCGCGGCTCATTACGGCGTTGCCGTCCAGAGCTTCGTAACCTGTCCATCGGACTGCATAGAGACAGAAAGCTGCACTCGCCCACCCTGCTCTGCCGACGGATTGAAGCTGTCGATGTGGAACGGGCCGGTGAACGACAGAACGCCAGTCGCGAACTCAATCTCGACCTTGGCGTTGACAGGATCGGTACTGTACGCCGCGTCCGTCCAATCCTGAATGGATTCCGCCGCTACTAGCCCTTCGCCAGTAATGGAGGCCGAAAGGCTTTCCGTGTCGCGCGCAATCCAGAATGGGGCGTCGGGATCGTCGCAATCCGGGATCGTTATTTCGGTGAGGTTCTTGGAAAGCGTGAAGGCTTTCGACGTAAAGCCGCATGGTGCGGTGAATACCTCCGGAGAGGCACCGTCGCCAAGAAGAATGCGGAACTTTCCAAATTTGGAAGTAGTCGGCTGCGCCATAAAAAGCGACCTTTCAGATATGAAAAAGGCCGCTCTTGGCGGCCGATGTGGTGGGAGTTTTTGGTGCTGAGAGCTATGGCTGCTCAATGATCGCTGTGAAGCGAACCGAGGCCTGTTTCAGCGTGCCGTTGGCGATGTAGTCGGTGCGCCAATGTTCGAACGTAGCTAAGGCGTTCTGCGCCAGCGTAATGTCGGAGCCGCGGAATGCCTTTCGGATGGCGTCGGCAATGTTCCGCACTTGCGGGTGGCCAGGCTCGATCGACCATGCGTCGATCTGGATCATCACCTCGCCGCCATCGATACAATCGGCATCTTCCGACTGAAAATTGGACGGGCCGATGCTGATGTATGGATAAGTCGTAGCCTGCACGTTGCCGTTTTGGTCAAGCGGCGGCTGGTCATAGGATTTCTGGCCGACCAGTGCAGTAACAGCAGCAAAAGACCGAAGGCGCTGAATGATAACGCCTTGCAGTTCAAGAACCGGGTCCATCTAGCCTCCTGCCGCTATCGCCTTCGCAGACTTTGTAATGGCGCGTGTGATGCGCGACTTGGTGCGACGCCGGAGCGCGCGGTAGCTGACAAAGAAGAAAGGTTGCGCCGACGTGCCGGGGTGCTGAGTGCCTGCATAGAGGCCGCCATTTTCGTGGGCCTTGGTGGCGAATTCGACTAGGTGGGCGTAGCGCACCTTCGAATTGCCGGCATAGATCGTCAGTGTAAGCTTGCCGCTTGCGGACTTCACCGAAGCAATGCGCTGGCTATATTTTGGCGCGTCACCCCAGGTCCAACCGATGCTGTCGCGGAGTTCACCGCTATCGACAGCAACCAAAGATTTCATCATTGCGACGATTTCGTTGGCACCTTGCTCCATCGCTGTTTTGATTGCCGCTTCAGCAGCGGCCGGCAACTTCTTGAGCTTGCGGTTCAGCCGACTAAGGCCGAGTACCGTCACGATGGCTCACCCTCAACAACCAGCATCTCAAGATAAGCGTTCCGCTCATCCGGATTTACGATCGCCTTGATATTGTAAGTCCTGCCGGTTCTCGCGTTCACAGCCCGCCAGGCAGGAGTGATTTCTCGCGTGCGGGCGGAACTGCGAACGGTCAAGAGAAACGGCTGTACGCCCGTTAGGCGGGCCGCTATGACGGGCTCGCTGCCAAGCCGTGGAGCCAGGCGAGCCGGCTCGGTGAACTGGTCGGCAAATGGACCCGTGACATCGTTTCCATACCCATCCGGCACAACGCCGCGAACCTGAAAGGTAATGCGCTCCGACAGTGAGCCGGCGCCGTTACGTTTTCTCATCGGCAGCCTCCGGCCTCTCGCCTTTACGTGGTGTCTTCAGGCGCACGGCCTTGCCCGCCGCAACGGCGGCATCCGCCGCCGCGCGCGTGACATTGCCCGTCCAGCCGGCCTTATAGGCGATCGTGCTTCCGGGAAGGCGGAAGTCGTGGTCGGCCGTAAAGTGGAGCCAGGGCATCAGGTGTAAAACCTGTAGTTCGAGAGAAGGCTATCGAAAGCCGACCAGTCAGCATCATCGACACTGCCGCGGTTCTCGTAGAGATCCTCGATGCGTAAAAGCATTGCGTGTTTCACGGCGGGTGGGCAATTGGTGAATCCAGCAACGGCCGTAAGGGTAATGAGCGAACCGGGCTGTGTAGCCGGCCAAGACTGGCCGTACTTCAGAACGAGGCCGTCGCCACGTAACTCGAAAACCGTGTCTGCGAGGACCACAGTAGCGCCGCCCGTATCGACATACTCGATATCAGCATCGGTGACTGGCGTCACCGGCAGTCTTGCCAAATCCGCCCAGCACGTCGCCTGCGCCTCAACCACCTGCGATGCAAAGCGCGCGCCGCAGTACTTCTCAACATGATCTCGAGCGACAGAAATCAAACTACCGATCAGCGCATCATCGTCGTCGTGAAAGACGTTAAGATGCCTCTTCGCCTCCACCAGCGAGATCGGCTCCGCCGACGGCGCTGTCGTCACCTTCGGTGGATACCACATCAGGTTTGCCCTTCTTCCGCTTCTCGATGACGGGCGACGCAACAGCGCGTTCAATTCGCACTTCGACTGCAGGAACCGCATAACCAGCGTCGATTAGCCGGACAGCTTCTTCCTGCGGAAAATCGCGCTCATCGCCCGGCGCGAGCGAATATTCGTTACCCGCTAGGCCGATCAACATCTTGATATTCATAATCTCTCCTTGGAAGGAGGCGGGCCGAAGCCCGCCATCCAAGATTAGGCAGCAGCCATTACGAGGTGCTTGACCGCAGCGGTATCACCGAGTTCGCCGTCAAAACGGATCAGGCCTGCGATGCCGAGATCCGGCCAGAACCGCTCACGAAGCACGCCGATAACTGGCGAGCCAACCTTGCGGACGAAGTACTTCGAGAAATCGCCGAAGATGACCGGCTTCGCAGACGCTGCGATAAGCGGAACGTCGTCGTTGATCTCGTAGCGGAAGCCGAGCAGGGTGCCGGGCTCACCCTTCTGGATGTCGCCCGCCGACCAGATGTAGCGACCTTCGGCGTCCTTCAGTTTGCGGATGGCCGCGAGCGTCAGATCGGCAAACTGCCAGCGGGTCTTCGGCGAACGGCGGTAGGCCGCGTTGACCGAATGCAGCAGGTCGATGAGTTCGTCCGTGGTCAGTGCTGCGGCTGCGGCGGCAGTCTTGCCGAGCGAGGATGCGGTCACAACGCCATTCGGGTCGCCAGTGCCATCACCGATCGTCAACTCGCGGTTCGCGATACGGCCAAGACGTTCGCCGAGCAGGCTGCCGAGAAGCGACTCCATATTGAAGATAGAGTCAGCAGCCAGCTCCATCGAGAACTTCACGAACTCGGTATCGTAGACGTAGGCGGCCAGTTCCTTGTTACCGAAGACAGCGTCCTGCGAACCGTCATCCGCAATCGCCGCGCCTTCAGTATGCTTGGTACCGGTCTTGGACGTGTCGTCGATGGTCGGGATGTTGATGACATTACCGCCCGAGGTCGTAATCACCGTGGCAATGTCTTCATTGTACATCGGACCCCAGTCCTTCATCGAACGGATGATGAAGTCTGCGAGTTCGACAGGCACGGTATAGCCGCCAGCAGAGGCAGTTCCGGTGTTCTGGGCGCGGAATTCCTTGGCAGACTGCACGCCGGCCTTCAGAATCGTACGCTCTTCAGCGTCGAGTTCGTCAAGCGAGGCGCCACCAGCGAGGAACTTGTAGAATACCTCGCGGTACTCCTTCTTTTCGCCTTCATCTTGGCCGCGGACATCGGTGTCGGCGCCCGTCGGACGCTGGCGCTTGCGCTCTTCGTCAGCGCGATCGGCGAGGCGCTTTTCGGCGTCTGCAAGGCGCTGCTCGCGCTCGATCAGCTTCTCGATGCGGTCGAACTCGACCATGATCGTGTCGTGGCGAGCGTCGAGTTCCGCAGCGCGGGCTTCATCGGTGTTGGTCTTGATTTCATCAAGCGCTGCACGCGCCTGCGCGACAAGCGAGCCGCGCTTTTCGTTCAGGTCCTTAAGGGACATGGTATCTCCAGATATGAAAAAGGCCGCTCTTGGCGGCCATAGGGGTGTGATGGCAGGACTAGGTCCGGCCCTCCGGCCGTGCCGGGTGACTTCAGCCGTTGAGGCTGGCTACGTGGCGTCCTGCCGGATGCCCCGAATTCGCTGTTCCATCGCAGCGCGTTTTTCGGCCACCCGCCTTGCGGCAGCGGCAGCGTCAGATGCGCGCTTTTCTGCGGCATCCCTAGCGGCGCCGCCTTCGGCCCTTGCCGCTTCAAGCGAGCGAAGGCCAATCGTCGTGTCTTCGTAGGCAGGCCAAGCAACTGCCGACACTTCATGAAGCTCAAGTTTGTGAATGGTACGAATCGGCGTATCGCCGGTTTCGTCCCAAGTTTCCTTGGTCACCCGAAAGCCAAAGCTCATTCCGCTAATGTCGCCGCGCTCGACCAAGACCCACAGGTCGTTGCCGTCGCTAGTGTCGGGCACGTCGATTTCAACGCGAAGCCCGGTTCCGTCTTCGGCTAGCCGAAGCGTGCCGGACTTAGTCCGGCCAATCACGCGGCCAGGGTCATGATCGACCAAAGCGCGGATATCGCCGTTGATTACGTCTGCGAATGCACCGGAAGCTATCTTCTCCTGAAAATAACCTCCGATGTCGGCCAGCCTGTCAAACTTGGCGGCGTAGCCAACAAGTGTTCGCTTGTCGCTTTCGGCGCGCACCTCAACCCCAAGGCCAGATGCGCGCTTCTCAATGTTGGTCGTCATGCGGCGTCAGCCTCATTGTCGTCGTCAGGGGTGTTGTCGTTTGCAGGCGGATCTGGTGGCTGTGTTCCAAGCACCACCGTCGCGCCCTGCATGAACAGTTCTTCGGCAGCAGCATTCTTGTGCTTACCGCGGTTCTCCAGCGCGCGTCCCTCATTCGGGGTGAGGAAGCCGGCCTGGATGCCGCGTGCGATGCCATCGATTCGGCTCTTGAAGTCGCCCCGCATGAGACCGTCTAGATTGTGCTCGATGTAGCGGGATGATCCGCCACGCCCGAAGAACTTCAGGTTCAATTCATCTTCCAGCGCCTTGGCCCACTGGCCGATAAGGTGCTTCACGAGATGAAGATCTTGCTGCTCGGCGTTACTAAACGTGGCCCGCGACAAGTCCTGCAGAAACACAGGTGGCAACTGATAGGCACGAGAGATTTCCTCGACCTGAAAGCGCCGCGCCTCAATCATCTGGCCTTTGGCAGGATCGAAGCCGACGGGCTTCAACTCGTATCCGCCAGGAATCGGCGTGATGGGCTTGCCGGTAGCTTTAGCGTTATCGATTGCCGCGGTAACGTCCGCCAGCGCGCGCTTCATTGCCTCCGCGCCAGCAGGTAGAGGACCAACAAGCGCTAGTGGCGGAACGCCTCCGCCAGCAAAGAAGTTGCTGCCGTAATCATTCATAGCTATGGCAAGTTGAATTGCCTTTGCCGCCATATTGATTGGGCCGTAGTGGCTCAATCCGTCCGATTTCAGCATAAACGGCACGTCGATCACGTCAGCAGCCTGATAGGTCTTACCTTCAGACTGATATGTGACGCGACCCGCCGTGCGTTTGACCGTAGTCTTCTTCGGATCAAGCGCCCAAAGGGCTTCGACGCCCTGCGGAGTCCGCTCTATCCAGGCAAGGCCGCGGCCGCCAGTGAACACCTGTTGCCAGAAATGCTGCCAGAACTTGAACGACCCGGCTGCATCATTAGGAGCAACATTGACAACAGTTTCTAACTTGCCCCCCGCCCTCTTCGCACCTTCCTTCGTGTCTCGGTAGGCATGGCGTGGAATTGCCGCCAGTGTTCGAGACATGAAAGCGACAGCCGCCCACACGGCTGGAACCGTCAGAGCACTGTCGATGGTTACATTCGCGAGGGTTGCACCGTTTAAACCGAAGAAAGATAGAAAATTCTCGGAACTCACCGGAATCGTCGGATTTTCAATGGTTTCAGCGCGAGTTTCCACGCTTTCTTCCGGTTTAGCCCGGCTAAATGGCCACATTATTGGGCTCCAATTTTCGTCAGGCTAAATTCAGGGTCGTTCCAAGGGGAAGACTGTGCTGTTACAGTCGGCTTGTCAGCCGCGGCGCCAACCGCCATTGCCAAAGCAACGGCCGCGTCGATGCGTACCGACGCCCTTGTCTTGACGAACCATCGATTGCCATGCGGGTCTGGCGGATGATTGAAAGTCGATCCCATGAGGGCCGTCATCAACACCGGATTTGAGCGAAGCCGAATACGACCGTCGACAATCAAATCCTCGAGCGCTGTCACCGACCCCGGCATCCAAAGCCCCAACGGAGGCTTTTCGCCGGCAGCTTTCGCCGCTTCAATCTTCTCTTCAGAAGGTCGCGCCCTCACCTTACCGCCTTGCGGGTGTGGAAGCTGTTCGGCCGTCACTTCGAAGATATCGAGTTCATCTTTGAATGCTGCGTAGGCATAGTTATCGTAGGCGATCGACTGGATGTCGTAGAGCCTATCCAACTCGGCAACACGCGCCGCAACGATGTCGAACCGAATACGCTTCCCTTCGGGGGCGTTTAGGTACTTGTCCCGTACCCACACGTCGTATGGTTGCTTGTCGGCCGTAACTCGGGCTGCAAGCGTATCGCCAGGCGTCCACGCCTCGATCCATGCGTCGTATGTCGGCAGGTCAGCGGTTTCACCGTCCTCGCGCGTGACTGTAATGAAGCCAGTCGGCTGGACGCACGCTACAACAGTCATGTCCTTCGTGCCGGAAAGGTCGACGCCGAGATAGAGCGGGCCGCCTTCCGGCAAGGCCCATTCCGACATGACCTGCTCAACTGTCGCGCGAGGCATCCATGCCTTGTCGGCGTCAGTCCACACGCAGAAGTGCAGGCGCAGAACGTTGTTTAGCTTGCCGGGAACATCGCGCGCTTCCGCCACAACGCCCGCCAAGTAATCATGCGTCAGGATCGTGCCGAGGAGCGGGTTTGCCTTGGCCCAGCACGACGGATCCGTCATCGGATCGTCGCCCTTGTCTAGGGCGCAGACATAAGCAAAGACACTGTCGCTGCCTTCCCAGGTCTCGCCAACGAAAGTGAACTCTTCGTCTGGAGTCTGAGTGCCAGCCAAAACCTTGACCGCTCGCTCCCGCTCTTCCCAGCAAACGCTGTTTCGATCCGAACCGGAGTTCGTAATCATCAAGAGCAGGGGATTCTGGCGGAATTTGAAGCCGCGCTGCAGCATCTCCATGATGCTGCGGTCGGGGTGCTCGTGCACCTCGTCGCAAAGTGCAAAATGCGGTCTCGGGCCGGAGCCGGTCTTGCCGGCTTCCTTGGATATCGGCCGAAAGAACGATCCCGACTTGTGGTGGGCAATGTTGAACTCTTTGCCCAATCCACCGCTGAACTTTACGCGTGACTCGATCGCCGGAGCCTGTCGAACCATCTTGCACGCATCCTGAAACAGGATTTGCGCCTGGTCTTTCTTGGCCGCGGCGGCATAAATCTGCGCGCCAGATTCCTTATCGGCGGTTAGACCGTAGAGCCCTACACCACCTGCGAACGGTGACTTCCCGTTCCCTTTGCCTTCCTCGATGTAGACCGTGCGAAAACGGCGTGTACCGTCCGCCTTCTTCCATCCGAAGATCGAACCCAGCTTGAACGCCTGAGACGGGTGCAGCTTGAACGGCTTGCCATCGAACTGACCCTCGCTAAGACGAAGACGCTCCTCAAAGAACCGAAAAACCCGGTTCGCGGCGTCGTCATCCCAGTATAGCCCTCGCTCGTGCCCGCGCTCCAAATCGGCGAAGTGCCGTCGGCAAGCGTTGCGCACGTGTGGGCCGGCAATCTCATTTCCGTCTAATACCGCTTGCGCATAAGCATTGACGCGCCGCAGCGCCACCTCAGTCGAGGAGGTCGTCTTTGTCGTCCTCGTCATCAGGCACCGTGATTTTGCTGGCGTCGGACGGAGTTGCACCCATCTGGCCGAGGACTTGTCGGAGAAAGTTCATTCTCTGAACGCCAACCTCTTGGCCTGCCATAATCGCGCCCTGCACATGTGAGGCCATACCGACCAGCATCCGGTGCGATTGCGTCAGCCAGGGAATTTCTTTCTGGAAAAGCAGCCAGGCAGACTTCGCCTTGCTGGCGTCGGTGTCGACAAGCCACTTAGGCGGGGCGCCGAGAGGGCCGTTTGCCTTGGGCTCCACGCGCTTTTTGAAGCGCCCGGCGTTCATCTTGTCGCGACCCTCGACTTTTGCCTTGCCGAGGGGATTTCTCGGCCTAGCCATGGAATGAAATCCTATTCAGGGGTCATAATTTGAATTGCAGATGCGTGCGCGATGCTCCCACGCCGGTCCCGCGTTTCGGGGTGTTGCGACTTTGCAACACCCCCCTACCTGTTGCCAAAATGCAACACGAAACAATATTGCGTGAAACATTCGTGAAACATTGTGCGGTGCGCAGGGGTTTTATTCCTACAACGGCCAGCCGTCCGCACCGAACCTCACCACGGCCTTGCCGTGGTCCTCTAGCTGGCCGCGCGAGGCATGGCATGGCTTGCACGTCGACACGAAAGGACCGCTCCAGAACTTATCTAGATCGCCCTTATGCGCCTCTGCGTGGTGCACCTCAGTGGCCGCAGTCACGTCTTCTCGCTCAAGGCACCACTCACACAGTGGATCCTGTGCGAGCTTGGCCTCGCGTGTGCGCTGCCATCGTGCGGTCTTATATAGCTTTCGGTATTCGGCCGCCTCGGCAGAGCGATAGTCAGGCCGGACAGCCATGCGGCTCGCGCATATGCCAACCACCGAACCACTGCCGGACCTTGTCCATAAGGCGGTCGATCATCCTGCCACATCCTCCATCAGCCTGCCTGCATCCTTTGCGATGCGACGAGCTTTCGTCTCCGTATAGCTCTCACGGCGATCGACAAGGTCACCACCTAGGGTAACAATGTCTGCAGCCATAGATACGGGAAGCGTGGCAACATTGGCCGCCGTGCGAATAGTAGGCTATTCGGATTTCGGTGTGGAATTGACATCATGAAGAAGTCTCCTCGCCGTGTGGAATCTAGCGTGGCAGTTTGCGCAAACACGCATCACCGAACCCGTCGTGGGATCGGTATGGCGGGACAGCGGAAACCAGTCTGGGAACACTCCCAAGCAACTTTCGCACAGCACCAGCGGCTTGCTCGTAATGGGCTTTTGAAGCAGGGCCTTGGCTCGGATGCGATCAAAACTGTAACCGCGTCCTGCTCGGTTGAAGTCCTTCACGAGCCTGTTTCGTGCTTCGGTGTATGCGTTGGTGAAGCGGTGATCGAAGTAGTTGAATACCTCGGTTCGCCAGTTCTCGACCGTGGCCGCCAGCGCGTCAAACTCCAACCGAACCGTGTCGGGGATCGACGCCTTCCACTCGTCAAACCGTCGTTCTGCGTCGGCTCGGTCCGTTGCCTCCCAGATGGAATAGAACCCTTCCTTGGCCGTCCATCCGTCCTTGAGCAACGGGTTGTTGTCGAGCATGCCGTCAAGCATCAGTCGCCTCATCGGAGACAGCTTCGACGGGCGGATGTGCATCAGCAATCGGCCGCGGTGCGGGTTCTTCCGCATCTTTCCCTTCGCGCCCTTGCGGAACCTGCTTCGGACGAGGTCGAGCTTCTCATTCGCCTTGCTGACGACGTGCCACTTGTCGGTGACGACGATGGCGTTCGGCAGCAGCTCTCTGGCGACTTCGGCGTACGGTCCCCACATGTCGATGGTCACGATCCGAACACGCTCGCGACCAGGCATCCACGACAGCCAGTGGTTGACGGCAGGCTTCGCCATGGAGTCGATCATGTCCAGCAGACGGCGGTTGGCAACGTCCACGAACACAGTCCGCTTCCGCTTCCGAATGGTCAGCTCGTCGATGCCCAGGATGATGACGGGCTCCCGAAGGTTTGCGCCGACGGCCATCTGAACATGCTCGTCGCAGATGTTCCGAACCGTCTTCTCGTCCACATCAACATGCCGGGCAACAGCGCTGTAGGTCTGCATGATGCCCTGTTCGACGATGTAGTCCGTGAGCCGCTTCGTCATGCGGCGGTTGCTGTCCATCGCTGGCAGCTCCTGCATGGAAGTCTCCCCGCACTCCCGGCATTTGTACCGCGCGACTTCGGCGCGGATGATCAGCGGCTGGCCGAAAGTCGGGATGTCCCGGTAGTTCACGAGCTTCTTGCCGTGCTTGTACAATCGGTCGACCGATCCGCATTTCGGGCAGTCCCGAGCGTCGGTGTCGTAGGTCGCCTCAGCGACGGTTTCGTTCTGTTGGCGGTCAAGGACGTGCACGGTCCAGCCCTCCAACCACAGCGCGTTGTTTGCCATGCTTGCCCCTCAATCGAGGCGAGTCATACCGGAAACGGAATATCGTGTGGAGTCTCATGGGCGCTCCATAATCAAAAGGCCGCCCTTGGTCAGTCCACAACGCCGCCATCCAGCGGCCACAAAGCAGAAGCCCGGATTGCGGCTCCTGACTGCTTTCGAATTGACGTAGGTGTAGTGCCTTTCACCAGGCCAGCAGTGATCAGCGATTGCGTCAGCCTGTCGGATAAGGTCGGACGCGAGGTTCGGACTCTCGTTCCTGAAGACGGCGCAGTTGATCCCTTGCTCTCCGCTGGCATCGATGAACTTGCGCCAGACGAACATAGCGTCTCCATCTCCGGTTCGAAGAACGATCTTCTCCCCAGGTCCAGCGAACAGCACGCGCTTGCGGCCGTCTCGGTATCGATAGCACGAGTAATGGCGTTCATAGAGGTCCAAACAGGTCCGGTCGCCATCCTTGGTGAGGTACCACAGAGGCTCCGTCACAAGCATCCCTTTCCACACTATAATCCGAAACGGAGCATAGCATGTCATGGCCTACTTTCCACACGAAAATCCGAATACCCGAATAGTACGGGAAAGAAAACCGATCATCGGAAGATGCTCCCCAAGGACGGGGACACCTTGTCCCGCACCGACTGCCAATACAGTCGGGCATGGCCAGTTACAGCATCACATGCGAGCACAGCATCGCACTGACGCAATAGTGAAAGCTTTGCATTCATGCCTTGTCTCCTCAAACAAAATGGCCAACGCACTCGGCGCCTATGTCAGACGTTGCTACGTTGGCGGGTCGTAATTGGTCAGGATGGCCGGACTCGAACCGGCGTTCCGAGCTTCCAAAGCTCAGCGATTAGCCACCATCTTCCACCCTGTTAGCGCGTGCGCTGTATGGGTGGGTCGCGGTCGATCTTCCATATCTCGATCTCCGGGATAAAAATGCCCAGCGTACCGACTATTGAGAGGGCAGAGGCTGGGCGAGACGCGGATGTCTGCACTTGGCAGAGCAGAGCCGCTGACGGGGAATTGGTGCCCTAGCGAGGAATCGAACCCCGGACATCAATTGCAAAACATGAATAAAGGGAGCGGCTCAATCGTCTTTACGATTGGCGCGGCAAATGTGCCATCACTCCATTGCCGATGCGTTCTGCGTCGATGGCAGTTGGCGCAACGAACATCACATTTACCTATTTCCGCGATAACTCGTTGAAGGGACATTCCAAGCGTATTGGCTTCACCAATAGAGAAATCCTTTTCGCTAACGTCCCTATGGTCAAACTCCAAGACGACAGGATCTGGTTCGCCACAATCAACGCACGGATGACGGCCAAGATGCTCTGCGACGTATGACCGTACCCGGTCACGCTCTCTTGCAGAGTGCTTCTTGGCTCTAGCCTTGTAGATGTGCTTGTTAGCCTCGTAATGTCGTCTTGCGGCAGCCTTCTGGTCAAGTGGATTTGCGTAGGCCATAAATTCCTTGCTACCTGACTTCTCTACCGGCGCAGAATAACGAAGACCGGGCGACATAAGCCGCATCGTGACGCTACGAACGTGTGCAAAGCAGTGACGCCGGCCATGACAACGTATGCCCATTCGGGCAAACCTATAGCGGCAGCCTCAACCCACTTTCGCAGGGAGGCCGCCGCAGAAAGCCCAATGCAGCCGGAGGAGACAGCGCAGTGGGCGATGGAAAGCAAGGGACGGACGGGAATCCCCATCCTTCTCAGTCGTGCTGCCTTGCTTGTTTGGGTAGTTACCCGACGCTCAGAGACGGCACCTAACTGCCGCATGGCTTCGGGTCCGCGTGACGCGGAATAGTGCGGGGAGGCAATATAGTCTCCATCCCCTTCACTATACTGTGAGCTTAAGTGCGGAATCCCTACCTATGCGGCCGATTTTTTTAGCTCGATGGTGAGATTGTCGTTTGCCGCCATGAGTCTCTTGCGTCCACCGCCTCTTTTATCGGCGTACAGCCGGGACTGGCCGGCCGCTACACCAATCTCGGCAAAGCTACCTGCAACCATTGCCTTATCTAGTGTTTCTCGGTCTTCTTTCTTCAGCGCCGTAAGCGTTTCGTCCCATATCTCGCGATTAACGATTGATGTGCACATATCCTGCCACATCATCGCGCCGGTCTCGCCCTTCTTGCCCTTCTGCATTCCAACGAAACTATCGGCTACGCGAGATGAACCACATGGCAGGCCAGGCTTCAGTTTTTTTACCTTTGGCATTACCGGGGTATTTGCGATGGCTTCTGCCAAAATCGACCGGCTCTGGCTTGCTGTTAAAGACGGCCCGTTCTTACGCTTTTTCCGAGGGACGTATCTTGGCTCAATTGTCTTAAGCACCCTTGAAAAGTACAGGTTGCTCTGCTCAAGTTCGGCGTTCGTGTAATCCTTCCCGCCGGCTTGCTGTTTTGCCTTCTCCACAGTGCCGAGCATGGCACCAATGGGCATTCTGAAGTCCGCCTGTATCACTTTGTCGTCGGGGCCGAGAGCGTATCCCTTCTCTCTCTGGGCTCCATCGCTAAACGAGAGCCGGCCAATTCGGACAATCTGTCCGGCTTCATTCCTCTCGACCGGGAACGTTGCCTGCCGCAGTATCTCCTGAACTGACGGCGTGACTAGAAGATTTCTCTCAAAGCTGAAGTCCGCCGTTTCTTCTGGGTCGGCGTTGTCGTTTGCAGCCACTACACACCAATTAGTCTGAATTGGCTCGATCGGACCTTCTGGCCTATCACGGTACGCAAGCAGCGCGCTTCCAAAGTCCTTGTATGCGGAGGTCATGCCGCCTCCCTGATGAAATCTTCTTCGAAGAGTTCGTCCTCGAATTTCTCCTCATCGTAATAGTCGTGGTCGAACTCGCCATCTTGATTGATGCGATAGACTTCCGGGTCTTTACGATTGTCATTAATTGCCTTGGGTGGCATTTCTTGTCTCCTCATGTGGTGGTTGGCTTGGTGGGCCAGACTCGCGATTGGTAATCGCTAGATAAGGTTGGATAGTTTTGTTGGTGTTGTCAATGTTGTTGCGCTGTTTGTAGCCTCGACTTCCCGGTCATTTGCGGCTATCCACGATCGCACCAAGGCAACTGCCTGCTCCGCTGCGTCTTCCTTCGTCACAGCCCGGACTACCGTGATGTCGTGGCCGATCTTGGCTAGGGCTGGATGACGTTCCTTCTGGCTATCCGTAAGGTTTGCGCGGCCAACCTTGTTTTCGAACATCTTGATCCGCCCGTCGAGGAGATAAATTCTGACGTCGGCTTCGCCTGGCGTCAGGCCAGCCGCGATGGCCTCGACCTGCGCACGTGGGCCACGCTTGGCGGAATTCATGTCGCCGGCCAAAAGGAACTGCTTGCCGTATTCAGGCATGCGGCGGAGGGCGAGAACCTGGGCAGCCTGCAGTTCCCATTCGAGAGGCAAAGCCTTGGAGGTGGTGACACGACCATTGCGGGTTGTGATTTTGGTTCGGACGCCGTTTATGCGGACGGTCTGGGTCGTGGTGCGGGCCGTGGGCTTACGGGTGGTTTTGGGGGTGGTGGCTGATGTGGCTTTTGCCATTTGTCCATTCCTCTCTTATATATTACACAGACAGAGAACATTATAAGAACATAGACTATATACATAACGTTATGGATTATTGGATTTTATTATATATATAGAGTATAAGTACCTTGTTTTCATTGAGCTTTTCGTCCTGACTTTTGTCCAAACGGGGCGTGGATTTATCCGGGACGAAAGTTGGACCTTTGCATTTCGTCCATGGATGAAACTACGGCTTGGATGGAAGAAAGGCGGGGTGGCTCACGCCACCCAAACCAGCCGCTTTGACGGCCTGCCCAACTTGTTGTCATTCGACGCCAGAACCACGCTGCCTGCCTTCGTAAGATCCTCAAGAATCTCCTTTCGCTGCCATCCATCTATAGCCTTGCACCGGTCGAATAAGCGGCCTTCCGCAATGCCCTTGTTCCCTGCCTTTCTAATCAAGCCGGCAATCTTCTTATAGTTGGCCTCGCGCTGGTTATCGGCCAGCCGTTCGCCCACCTCGGCAAGCATGGCTGCGGCACATGTCCACGCCACGGCTGCGGCCCATTCGAACGTCGCTTCCGTGATTACCGGTTCTTTGGGGTCTATACCCACGGCAACAATCATGGCGAGCTTGATAGCGTTTTCCACTATGCGCCGCATGAACGGCCTGGCCTCTGGCGCGGCAGCAGCTTCGTTGGCGTCAATAGTCTCCTTGACCGCTCGGAAGATTCCTTTAGCGTCGTCAGTCCATTCCACGATATGCGGCTTATTCTCCTTCCAATCGGCGACCACCTTCATACCTGGCTTCGTCAAATTTCCCCGCTTAGCTGCAACGTTTATGCCAGCCACGTCAGCCATTCGCTCCATAAGCAACGTTGGCACGTCGCGCACGTCCCTGGACGGCTTCACTACCGCTGGCTTTGCCCCGGTGACGTGAAATAGTATCAGGCGGGGCAGAAGCCCGTCCTCGGCACTCGCTGATGACAGGGCGGACCAGAATTGATCTGGCGTTGACGTGCCGTGAATGCAAAGGTTCGGGTTGTAGATTCGCTTGGGTGGAGTCCCGCGATAGGCCGCGCCTTCGAAGAACGTCGAGCTGGCGCTGTAGTAATCGCGCAAGTCGGTCGAGATTGCCCGTTGGTGGCTGCCCGCCTTTCGATCGGTGATGTCCCTCACGAAGCCGCCGAACTCGTCTATCTGGCAATTGACGGACGAGTGGCTTTCCAAAACCTCACGTAGTGCCGACGCCGACATGATGCGTGCGGGGCCGCTGTATGCATCAAATACGCCGTGATCCGACATGAGGATGCGCTTGATCTGGCTTCGGGCGTGCTCCTTGCCGAAACCGGATTCCGCCAGAGCCACGGTGTAGATGTTGGGGCGCGTGTCCCTGCTTCCCGTACTGTAGCGAGATCCTGCCAGCGACGCGACAAGAGGCAGCACGGCGGCCAAAGCCAAGGCTCGTGAAGGCTGTTCGGCCGACGATGTAATCCAGTTGATAAGGTCTTCAACCAAACCGCTGGGGTACGTAAGGCTTTCAATGTCGGCGACAGCCTCGAGCTTGTATTCCGGGATGTCGTCTTCTTCTGGGTGGGTATCGGTGGATGCGTCTTCCGTTGTGGCAATCACGGTAGCCTGTTGTGCCTTCTTACGCATGCTGTTCTCAATAAGGGCGCGTGTATCCATAGCGCCCCATCCGGCCATGTTGTCTTCTCGCTCTGGAATGACGCGCGGTTTTTTGATGCCGGCATCCAGGCCGCGCCTGATCTTGGCTCGAATTTCCTTCTCCCCATCCTTGGCGACAACACCGTTGGCATATGCCGCGTCGAGCAAGCCTATTTCGGCCTCACTTCGGCTAAGCGCGCCCGCGCCGATAAGTGTTCCAAGTGAGAACGCGGACTTGTTCACTTGCTCGCCGCGCTCACCCTGCCCTGTCGTGGCAAGCAAGTTTAGCTCCGCCTCAACGGCACGCTCAACGTACACGTCATTGTCACCGAACGAATAGGTGTAGTCAGATGGGGCTTGCTGTACGTGTGCAGGCGGGCAAACGAGTGCCAACAACCATGAAGGAGCGTCGGCAAGTGGCGGCAGACCTTCGCCGTCGTAGTCTAACCATACATACTCCTTGCCCTCTGCCGTGACGCTTCCGGGCATGATGACATACCCACCACTTCCTCGCACGTCGAGACCTGGGCCAAGACCACCTCGGTTGCGAACACCTGGCGCGTACTTAAAATACCGATGCTCCCCGCCACCAGCAGTTTTTGCCGTGGCTGTTTCTGGCAGTGTGCCGTACTTTTCCTCCAATGCAGAAAGCGATTCATAACCGTTGATGATGTTGCCATCATCGTCTTTGTGCACATCCACATCGAGCACCCAAGCACCCATTTGCTCCCCGGTTGGGGCGCCAATCATCGCGCCGGGGTTGCGTTCCCATAGAATGGTGACATTGCGCGTGTTTTTGGTCGCACCCTTAAATCCATTCGAGACAAGCGGCGTCTTGGCTTTCAAAACCACGATCTCGCCAGTCTCGCGGTCGTGTTCTTCGGTAATCTCGTCAGCTGCCCTGCACGGGAAAACAGGTATTCCGGCTGCCACATAGGATAGTGCTAGTTGTGCGTCGTTCATTTTGACTCCAGAATTATTCGCTTTACACAACAGTGTGTATTGTGTATAAGTGTGTATATCAACTAAGGACTTCGAAAATGGCCCCGAAACGCAACCCCATGAAGCCCCGCGAAATCGTCAAGATGCTCCGCGCGGACGGATGGGAGATTAAGCGTAAGGGTCCGGGGGATCATGTGCAGTACGCGCACCCCACTAAGCCCGGTAAGGTCACGGTGGACATGGGCGTCACGGAATTTCCGACTAAGACGCTTAAGTCGATCTTCACACAGGCGGGATGGGACTGGTAAGTCCCATCTTCCCGTCGGCTAACCAAGGAGACAGAGAATGCCATTGGCTTATGCTCTCATTCACGAGGAAGGTGGCAGTTTTGGAATCTCGTTTCCGGATTTTCCTGGCTGCATCTCTGGCGGGTCTACGGCCGAAGAGGCAATCAGGCGCGGGAGCGAGGCGCTAAGTTTCCATGCGGCTGGAATGGTCGAGGACGGCGATGCGCTTCCAATGCTGCGGTCTCTTAGCGAACTTCAAAGCGATGCTGCATTTTCGGAAATGGCGCGTGACGGTGTCCTTGCTATGGTACCGTTCGAAATTCCCGGCAAGTCGGTTCGAATCAACATCTCCATGGACGAACATCTAATCGAGATGATCGACCGAGCCGCGGCGGCATCCGGAAAGAGCCGATCAGGGTTTCTTGCCCATGCCGCCAGATCGACCCTCACGCTTGGTGATGTAAGCAATGAGGTGATCAAGTCGGGCGGATCGTCTCGCACAACTATAGTTCGCGATGCAACAAGTGGAAAATTCGAGACCATCAGCCCTCGGTCAAAACGCGTTGCGGAAAAAAAGAAGGCTTAGCTGCTGTCAGAAAGGCGCCTGGTCATCTCGAATAAGCGATCGCATCCGATCGGCGCAGCCCTGCCAGACTGTGCCGACGAATATGAGCACTTGTTCCTCGCTCCATGCTGACAAGTCCGGCCCATACTCTTCAACGAGTGGGCCGGCCGCTTCCACGCCGCCCTCTCGAGCTTTGAGCTCGTATGGCGTCCTCCTGCGGACGTTCTTGATGTACTCCATGATTGGTAGGCACTCCGCACATAGGTATTGTGGATCGCGAGTTGGGTTGCCGATTCCGACACCGATGGCGTGCCGTGTGCACCAGTAGCAATCGGCCGGGTCGTGGGCGCTCATGCTGCGACTCCGAAGAGCGGAAGGTTGTCATTGGTTGCCTGCTTCACTTGCGGGGCGACGCGCCACTCGGTTTCGATCCGACGGCGTGCCATGGCGGCATATTCAGGATTGAGTTCGATCAAAGAGGCGCGCCGCCCGTGACGCAGGGCGACGAGTGCCGTGGTCCCTGCTCCACCGAATGGATCGAGCACGAGGCCACCCTTCGGACATCCGGCGAGAATGCAGCGCTCGGCGAGTTCTGGCGGGAAGGTCGCGAAATGGGCATCGGAGAACGGTTGGGTTGCGATATTCCAGACGCTTGCCGGTGCCGGCTCGTAATTGCGAAGGTTGCGACCAAAGCCGCGAAGTGTGGCCTCGATGCCTGTGTGGTTGATCTGCCCGGCATGGCGTGGACTGGCGACATCCGACGCTCTGATCTTTTCCTTGGCATCCCACCGATCGTTGAAGCCAGCCATACGCCGGCCTGACGATGCGCCGACGGCTGCGGCACTGGCAGCAGTCTGCGCTTGTTTTTGACGAGGGCCGCCAACTGCCTTCATGGTGCCATTGATTTTCGCTCCACCGTTTGCTCGGTGCGAACCTTCCTGGCTCTCGACATCCTGCGACCAGCGACTGATGCTGGCCTCTGCTGATGGCTGCCGGACCGCCTCGGCGTCATAAAAGTACCGCGCTGATTTCGAGAGCATGAATATCTTCTCATGCGAGGTCGCCGGCCGGTCGCGGATGCTCTCCGGCATCGGGTTCGGCTTAGCCCAGACGATCTCGCTGCGGATCCACCAGCCGGCCTCTTGCAGCGCTATCGCGAGCCGGTTCGGCACCATGCAAAGGTCTTTAGCCTTGAGGACGCCGCCGATGGTCGAGAACGGCTTGTCACGAAATGTTCGGTCGTCGTTGCCCGTTGCCTTTGTGTCCGCCGCAGAGCGACCGTTCGGGCTTGTGGCGTAGCAGTCGCCGTAGTTGATCCACAGCGTACCAGTCGGCTTGAGAACCCGCTTCACAGCCTCGAATACGCGAACCATGACGTCGAGGTGTTCGCCGAGCGTCGGCTCAAGGCCTATCTGTCCGTCGACGCCATAGTCCCGCAGCCCCCAATATGGTGGGCTCGTTACGACACAGTCGACGGAATCAGGAGACATCTCTCCGAGCATTGTAAATACGTCACCAATCAGCAACTCAACCTTGCCGTCCAAAAATACGGGCATTCAAAATCTCCTCTATGCCGATGTTTTTCGGCGTGGTGCCGCGCAGTTGGTGTCTGGGCGGGTGGTGTGTGGCCGCCGATGGCGCTACGCGGCAAGCGGGCGGATGTAGCGGTAAGCGGTTACGATGCCCAAAAAGCAGTCACGCTTCACTTCGGTGGTGAAACCTTCTGGAGCGGGCGGAGGGTCTGTGTAGCCGATGCTAACCCAGTCTTCTTGTTGCTCGGCAACAAGAACAGGAAACCAGTCGTCGTAAGTTCCAACCCTCGCTTTCCCGTCTGCGCCGTATTCCCAACCGCACTCACACTGGTAGTTGCCGGCAATGTAGAGACCAACGCCTACGTCAACGGAGTCGGATTCTGCTTGCTTGCCGCATTCGGCGCACGGCATGAATTGGTCGCCGTGGTTGCTCATGCGGCCAAATCCGGCACTCGGATGCACACGAGATCGGCGCGTCGATTGTTCGCCTCATCAAACGTGTAGAAGACTCCGGAGCAGACACGCGTGCGCGGCCCTTCGCTGGTGTCATATGTTTCGATCAGCCTGTACGGTCGAGTTGTTTCAGGAAACTCCTGTTTTACGATCGCTATGTTAGAGGCCATCAAGCCACCCTCACGGTAAGCGTTTCGCCGCCCGTCTTCAGTTCGGCACCGCGGACTTTCTTTCCGGCATCGAACGCCGCCTTGATTGCGGTCTTGTCGGGTGACGTTGTAACTTTCACGAACTTCTTAGGCAGTGCGGTCTCGTCGGTAACCTCGACGCTGTCCCTGCCCTTCGATACCGACACTGTGGCCTCGACAAGCGGCGCCTTCTTGATTCCTGCCGCCTTCATAATGCGAAGCATCAACGTTCGCATCGCATCCTTGCGCTTGTCCGCTCGCGCTTTCCGAGCTTGCAATTCTGCCACTCGGCCGGCAACGGCTTTGGCCATACTGTCGGCGTCCCGCTCTATCGACACAAGGCGCGTTAAGACATCGAATGCCGCCGTGGACCCTTCCAGCATATCGGCGCGCAACTGCTCGTCCTCAGCCAATTCGGGGAAGGCTTCGAACAGGCCGTGAATTTCGGCTTCGAGGTTAGCCACGTCTACGGCCAGGAAGTTGTCGTTCATGTCTTCTCCTCAGTGGTGACCCGCTTGGTAGACGGGTTGTGGTGTGGTGGTTAGGCTACCCAACGTGCGCCGTGCAATGCGCGGCTTTCGTCGACCTTCGTCTGGCTGGTGGTGTTTGCAGCGATGCGAGCGCGGATGACTTCGCGCGCCTCTTGGCCTGCGCGGACCATGAAGGCAGGTGACCGTAGATCAACAGGCAAGCGTGGGATGGCCTGAAGCGCAAAGTCTTTCTGTGGGAGATTACTGTTCGCTGCCACGAAGTCGGCAAGGTCGTCGGCTCGACGCTTCACACCAGCCTCAACCGATGCCGCATATTCTCGCGCCGCATCGGCGTCAGCTTCATCAAGCAGCGGCAAGACGTCATCCAGGCCACCTGACAGAACAAGCGCTAGGATGTTCTTTTCCTGCAATATACTGTCTTTGGCGCGGTGTTTCAGAACATAGTCTTCGCCCTTTGCCTTAACCATCGTGCCGTCCTCGAATCGGACAACAAATCCCTCGGCGCCCTGTATTGCTCTGGCGTAGGCGAGGAATTCTGTGGCTGTGGTGTGTTGGGGCGTGTGGTGCTCGACCAAATCAATGCACGATTCACGAGAGAATGCCCATTGGAGTGAAGTTGGCAGATACTCGCCAGACGCGTTCTTTCGGATGGCAAGAAGAGTAAGGTCACTACGATCGTAGCGAACCACAATGCGGTTATCCGGAGCCGTCCACTCAAAGATTGGTGTCGCGCCGGCCTCCAACATGGCGTGACAGGCGTTTCGAAGCTTGGAAGTGATATGCCGCTCCGCCCTAACCGCATGATCGGTTCGCCCCATGCGCGTCATGAAGACCACTTCGCCATTGACGATCGCAGGATGGATCATCGAGCCGTCAAGCTTCTCCATGATTGTGTGCGGCCGACTGAAATCCAGAACATGAGGCTGCGTTTCTGGCCGCTCTCCGACGTTGAAGAATTTGTGAAACGGGCGAGCCAAAATTCTGCCATCGGGCGCAAACTTGATGCCGCGGCATTCTAACCGAGCCGGGTGGTCGAAGCTGTCAGGCAACGCGTAAACGTAGTCGATGACAGTGTAATCGCCCTTGTCGGCGACTACGAACTCCTGCCTGCCGTCGAGGTGCGGAAGAACATCGTCAATGTGGTTGATGCGGAAGTGGGTCATGCAGCCTCTCTCCACTCGCCAACGCGCATATCCACGACCGAAACATTCGGCAGGCCATCACCCGCAAGAATGTCACGCAAGGCGGACTGCATGCGCTCGTGGTGCACTTCGACCAGCGTCTTATCGCCGATCAACACTTCGTTGCGCCAGCCAGCCGTCGCCTTCTTGTCGGCAAGCGGTCGATCGACAACAACATAGGAAATGGCAGAACCGACTGGCGCCAGCGACACGCACGCCAAACGGTCCCGCCTGCGAAGGTTGGTGGCGTCGATGCATACCGAAAGCCCGCTATCGAGCCGAGCCTTTGCGATTCGATGCAGGGCAGTGAAAACGTCTTCGTTTCGCGACTGGTCTTGAAAATTGCCAGTATATTCGGCACGGAGATCGTCGCTCGAAATGTATCCTGGCAAGCCCTTAGCGTATTTGGTCTTGCCCGCTCCGCTCGGACCCACCATCAAGGTCAAGAGCGAGCCGTCATGAACAGGCGGAATTATCCGCCCTTCGTCCTCCCAGTTGGCGACAACCTGAAAGCAGGGAATCCCTTCTGCCCGCCACATATCGACCACGCGCTGCCGATCGTCGTAAACGAGGTCAGGCCGCCCGTGTTCCTGCGACAACCAGTAGCGCTTCAGAACAGCGTCTGGCGTGCTGTCTCCTGCTGCCCGCATGTGCTGCAGGTAGCAAGGGTCAATGCCCATATCGGAAAGCCAGTTTTCGGTTTCGGCTCGAACGACGTCGCTGCGGGCCGACCAAATGCGAACTTTGTGGCCAGCGCGGAGGTGTGCGTGAAACGTCTCGATGACGTGAGAAACGCCACGATCAAAGACGCATTCACGGAAGAACGCCGCCCAATCTTTCTTGCCGCCGCGGACGTGGTGCACGCGATGGCCGATATCGGCAATAGTGCCGTCTAAGTCAAAAATGACGAACACGCTAAATCTCCTCAGGTGGTGAATCCGGATTGGTAGTCCGAATTTGTTAGATTTGTTATCTTTGTTGGATTCGTAGCGTCAAGTCAAGCGCTGGCCTGCCTTTTGCCGAGAAAAGAATAGGGACACACCGTTTGTTACAACAGCAGGCTAGAACGGGATGGAATCGTCCATCATTTCCGACATGCCAGGCGAGTAGTTGTCGTTGTCCGCTTCCGGCTCGTTGTCGTTGGCCGGACCGGTATGATGCGCCGCAATGTTCGGATACTTGGCGTTCTTGCTATAATCTAGCTGGATTTCCGTGGTGGCTAACAGCTCATTCTGCCGATCGAGCCAGTCCATTACGGTGCGAGGAAATGGTCTTTTCCCTCCATGTTGTGACCACCACCGATCGGCCTTAGAAACGGGAAACTGCCTGCTCTTCGGCTCAGGATGTTCTAAGTGTTGAGGGCAAAGCCACTCGTTGAATATCTTGAGACCGACCATATAGGCCACCTTCACCGACGGCGGATTTACCGCAACCTTCGGCTCATGGAAGTAGAAGCTCCGCGAACGCACGGTGTGCCAAGGCTTCTCAGTAGACAGAACAGGGGCAACGTCTGCTGTCGCCGTGATTTTTTCCTCCTCGCTAGGCGGAAAGACATAGCCGCAGCAATGACAGGTCATAATCGAGATCGGGATGACTTCGCCACAACCCCAGTTGCCGTTCTCGTCCTGCTTCGCGTTCGGCGTTTCCTCCGACGGGCAGACTTTTTTTGGCTGCTCGCCATCCCCCGAGCCAGGTGGCTTCGGTCTGATCTGGTCAATGGGTCCATGATAGGCAAGGTTCTTGCCGTGGTCAGCGATCAGGCAATCGTCCTTGCCATCGCAGTTTCGCGTGCCGCGGCCAAGGATTTGCACGAGCTTGCCCGGCGATTTCGTTGACAGAATTAGACTGATGAAGTCGACGAACGGGAAGTTCGTCCCAGTCGTGAGCATGCCTACAGACACGATCGACCACAGTTTGCCGGCCTTGAAGTCCTCGAAAATGCGATCAGTTTCATGAGCGTTGTCGCTGGTAAGGGATTCGCAAGTCCGACCATGACTGCGTATTTCGTCTCGGATGCGTACCGCATTCTCTTTGCTGGTCGCATAAAATAGCGCGGCCCGCCGGCCCTCCGAAAGCACCATATCTTCTGCGACCGCATCGACGATGATGCGTTCCGCTGCCTCTGAAAGCTGGCCGGGTATATACTCCCCACCTCGCGTGCCGACGCCCTTGAGGTCAATTTTGGCGGTGGTCTTCTGGCTCGTGAGCCGTGTCAGATAACCCTTCTCGATGAGCTCAGTAAGGCCGATTTCGTACACGACGTCGTCGAACATCTTCATGCGCAGCGGGTTGCCATCATCGTCAACCTCGCCGTCGCTATCCAGGTCGTCAGTCAGTCGGCCAGAATCCATGCGATAATCGGTGGCTGTCGTGCCAGCAATGCGACTGTCAGGGTTGGCCGCCTTCACGGCACGAAAGAATTTTCCGTACTGCGTATTGGCATTGCGCGAGATGCCGTGAGCCTCGTCGATCAAGATTAGGTCTATGTCGCCAAGCTGGTCGACTTTGTTCCAGATGGACTGGATTCCGCCAAACAGCACCTGCGCGCGTGCGTCACGCCTGTTCAAGCCAGCCGAGTAAATGCCAGCCGGTGCGAACGGAGAGATCCCGATGAACTCTTTAAAGTTTTGAGCCACTAGCCGCGAGTCGTGCGTGACATTGACGATGCGCATATCCGGATAGTCGGCCAGCAATTCCTCGATGATCTTGGCAATAACCAAGGCCTTGCCGGATCCGGTCGGGAGCACGATAAGGCCGTTTCCGCCGCCCTCGCGCCAGTAAGTGTAGAGCGCATCTATGGCGTCCCGCTGATAATAGCGCAGGTCAAGCATTCACTTCTCCTCAGTGGTGGTATTAGGCGGCTTTGGTGGAGCCGCCTTGGGTATTGTCATTCGCCGCGCCGTCGGTCCAAATGGTGCCGTTGCGCATGCGGTAGGTGATCACCTCGTTTTCCTCATCGACGTCGATCTGCTCACCGTCGACAAGACCGGGTAGGAACAGATGTGCAGGGCAAGCAGCCTTTTGTTCATCGACCGACAAAGGCTTCGACCAGCGAGCGCACGAAATATGACAATCGCCGCCACGCTCTGGCTGAACGTGCAAGCATGATCGACAAGTCACGCGCGGTTGCGCGCCCTCCTGGCACACTGCATGGTGTTTGCAGAACATTCCTCGAAAGTCGTCGGGCTTGGTGCAAATGCCTGTAGGTGGCTCGTCGCTGAAAACTATACGTTCGGCACGAGCCAGCTGGCGAAGGCAGAATTCTACATCGTATTCCAAGCGCTCCACGTACCGACTATCGTCGTTTTTGTTCGTTACGTAATAGAGGCAACGCGTAAGCCCGAACATGTGCATGCCGATCTGGCATTGGGCGAAGTGCAAGGGCTTGGCCTTACGGCATCCGTCCTTGACGATGAGTTTGAAACCCTTGTCGTTTGAACTCTTGAACTCGCAGAGGTGTTCGGTCTTGGGGGCCTCGGGAATACCGAGAGCCTTGCCATCGCACTTGCCGCGGACGAATCCATGGACAAGGCGAATGCGATCCTGCTGGCCCCAAACCTCCACGCCGATACGCTCGAGGTCCGCGACCATGACCTCTTCCCATCTATCACCGGTTCGGAAGATTGATAGCTTTCGGCCGTCGATCTCCTCTGGTTTGCTGGCCCAGCGAAAGCCGTACCAAAGCGCACGATCGCACTCAGTGCCTATCTCCCCGACACTTATGCCGAGGCTATCATAATGCTTGTTGGCGGCTTCGTAGGCGCGGTAAATCGCGCCTACGGTGCTTGCTGTTGGTTTTGGGATGGGGGCCATTATGCGGCCTTCTGTGTCGCAGCGATCGCCTCATAAATCGCCCATGCCTCGCACTTGAAGTTGTCCAACTTCTTTGGAGTGCTCAAATCCAAACGACTGCGCAGCGCGTCATGAATGGCCGGCCAAAAATCCGCGCCGTCCCCTGAATGCTGAGTCATCAGAATGGCGTAACAGAGTTTCAGCGACCGACTGTTCGCGCGCTTGGCCTTAACTTCCGTCCAAAAAATGCATTCGGAACCTGTCATTAAAACATCTCCTTCGTAAGCGGGCAGCGCGGAGGATTGGCCGGGTCTTCGACAAAGCAGCAGCAATCACGCCGGCCATCTTTGATCGTCCAGTGCAGCGTCGGGCCAGCAAAGGCATAATGGATAAGGACACACTCGCCTGGCGTGTCGTTCCCGAATTCATCCTCCCAGTCGCCTTCGCCGTTGCGGTCTAGGCAATGAGCGCAGACTTCAGCCTGAAAGGATGCGAGGTCGTGACGGCCTTTCGGCCGCCACAACATTGCTTCGGTGGTTTCGCCCATGCCTACACCCGCATCGGCATCAATACGGCAAGCAACGCGTCGTTGCCTTCCGCCGTGAACAGTGTCGGCGAACCGCCGTCGTTGAGCGCGATGCGGACAGTGGCGCCGGGAAGATTGGAGAGGAGTTCGCCGAGATAGGCCGCGTTGAAGCCGATTTCGATTGCATCGTCGTCGTAGACGGCAGGCACTTCTTCGGTTGCGCTGCCATGGTCGGCAGAATTGACGGACAGGGTGACATTGCCGTCATCGATATTGAGGCGAACGGCACGCCCACGCTCAGTCGAGACGGTGGAGACGCGTTCCACAGCCTTTTGCAGCACGTCCTTCTCGATGCTGACGAGTTTATCGTTTCCGGTCGGAATGACGCGCTGATAGTCTGGGAACGTTCCGTCGATAAGCTTCGACGTCAGAATAGCGTCGGGCGTTGTGACGCGCACCTTTCGTTCCGACAGGGCCAGCTTGACCTGGCCTTTTGGCAGCAGCGACACGAGCTTGCGAGGCAGGATGACATCAGGAATGTCATCGCTGTCCTGCCCGATGTGCCGAGCAAGGCGGTGTCCGTCGGTTGACACGGCAACAAGCTTGCCGTCAGCGGTATGCAGGAAAACGCCATTCAAGTAATAGCGCGTCTCTTCTGTGCTGATCGCAAAGCTTACCGGAGCCACGAGCGCAGCCAGGTCAACGTCGAATTCAACGTCAAACTCGCCGGCATTAAGGTCCGGATAGTCGCTTGCGGGAAGCGTCTGGAGCGACCACTTCGCGTGGCCCGACTTGACGACAAGCGTGCCGTCAACGAGCTCGAGCGAAATGTCGCCACCCGCCTTCTTGACGATGCTGTCGAGCAACTTGGCATCAACCGTCGTGGTGCCAGGAACGGCATCAAGCACGGCAATGGAAGCCGACGCTTCAATGTCGAGGTCGGTGGCTTTAACAGTGAGCTTGCCATCTTCGACAGACAGCAAGACGTTTGACAGAATCGGGATAGTCGTTCGGGATTCGGGGATCTTCACAACGGCCGAAAGGACGCGCGAAAGATCGGCCTTGGAAAGGCTGATACGCATGGTGTCTCCTCATGTGGTGTGGTGCCTGCCGTTGGTTGCGGCAGGCAGGTTGGGGTTAGGCCTTAGCGCCCGCTGCAAGTTTGCGGTCTGCGTCGCTGAAGGAAGCCACGGCACCCCCAGACGCATAGGCCATAGACCGTGTGGCGAGTACGTTCATCGCGGCACCGTAGTTGCCGCCCTTCATGACGATAGTTGAGCCGAACGCGTTCCCAAGGCCGGCTCCTTGGGCGAAGGCGTCGAAGTCGGCGCCAATGAACACCACGTCGAATTGCTTGGCGCGCAATTCGTCCAACATAGACTTCGCCGCATCCTTCTTAAATTCGCGACTGCCGTTTTCTGCGCCATCGGTGATGACGACGATCGTCGCCTTCTTCGGTGAGTCTTGCCGAACTGTCGAAACTAGCTTGCCGATAGCGTCGTATAGAGGCGTCATGCCTCGAGGCCGGATTTCGTCTTCGCTGATCGGCTTCCAATCGCTTGCCTTTACGCCGCTGCGCAAGACAAGAAACGGATCTTGGTTGTCAAACGCGGCAACGGTAACTTCCGTCTTCTTTGTCGCCTTCTCACCTGCCAAACCGGCAACATAAGCATTCAAGGCGCCAATGGTCTCGGCCCACCGGGTTTGCATAGAGCCGGAACGGTCCAGCAGAATATAAGCCTTCATTTTTGCTCTCCTGATGTGGTTGGCGCGGGCTGGTGAGACCCGCGCCATGTTTAGTTAGGCAGCTTTACTGCCCCAAGGGCGATTTGGCTTGCCGGCCGAAGATGCTGCTGCGCCGCCGTTGTTCGTCGAGCGAGCCGTGGACGGATTTGCCGACTGGCGGTTGTCATTGGCGGGGGCAGCCGTCGGCTGGACTGCGTCGATTGCGGGCTCGGGGATGTTGCTGCCGTGACCGCCAGGGCCGTCGTCAGGGAAGTAGTAGACCTTTGGTTCGACACGCGCGGGATACATCGGCGTACCGTCAGCATTGAGCTTTTTAGAGGGTTTGCCCATACCGAGCTTCACGGTGAAGGTTCGGAAATGCAACTCCTCGCTTTCGTCGATTTCCTCAACGCCAATCGACCTACGGAGCCGAGCAAATTCCTCCTGCCCAATGCGCTGCGCTTCGGAGTTTTTGTTTTCCAGATTGACGAAGCCGAAATACTTTCGACCCTTCACTTCTTCCGGCGCGAGAACGACGGCAGTGTACTTCAGGCCAACGCCCGTTCTTGCGTTTTCAGGGCCGGTCTCGACGACGTCCGACGCTTCGATTTCCAACTGATAGATACCCGTCGGCAGGTCTTCGTAATCACGCTGTTCTGTGCTGACGTCGCCAGCCGTGTACTTCTTGCCCAAAGAGGCCATTCATATTCTCCTAGTGTGGTGATGTTTGCGCTTGGTGGGCGCGGGGTGGTCTAAAGGAGTCTGCCCTTGCTTTGCGCAAACTCGATCGGGTCTTTTGCCGCTTTATGCAGATTGCAGGGCGGGCAAAGAATTTGGAGGTTCCAGGGCCAGTTCGTGCCGCCCCTAGAAAGAGGAACTATGTGGTCAACGTGCCGAAATCCCTTTCGCCTTATTGATGTGCCGCACTCTGCACATTTGAACTTCTGACGGGCGATGATGACTGAGATGTCTTTTTCGGTGTGCGTCCCACCCGCGCCCTTCTTCGCCGCTCGCCTGTTTCGGTCGTAGACCAGCCTTAGCTCGCGGGCGCGATCTGGGTTTTCTTCCTTCCAACGCTTAGCCCTTGCAACGTTGTTGGAGGAAACATCAGGCTTGGCATTTGACTTCTTTGCCAATTCCTTTTTTCGATCGGGGTTTCGCTCGGCCCAAGCCCGAACACTGACAAGTCGGCTTTCATCCTCCTTCTCTGGATTGTCAGTGCGCCACCTGATGCGATGTTCATACTGGCAACCGGCGCATTGGCCCGTGCTTACGTAGCGTCTTGCGACGTGGCCGCGCTTGCATGGGACTCCGGTAAAGAAGTGCTTTGCGCCGTTAGCTAGCGCGGCATCTTTGCTTCGCGGCAGGTTGTCGTTGTCGTGGCCCGCTATGCCTCCGCCTCCTGCTCTTCCGGCACAGCCTCACGCCCAAATGGTGCGACGATGTGTGGCTCGAAAATCGCGTAGCCCTGACCGGCTTTGTAGGTCAGCGCTCCGGTAAGCTTGTGGCGGTTCTTCGCAATGAAGCCAGGTCGCTCTTCGACGGCGATAAGGCGCTCTCCGCTACCCTCGCCGCGCTTCTTCACATTATCCTTGTGGAACCCTCCTGCTTCTTTCTGGATGGAAACACGCTGATGAATGAACCCGACGATGTCGGCTGCGTGTGTGAGAGAGTTGGCGTCATCCTGCATGCGCAGATTCAGGCGATAGCGCGGGATGCTGTCGGTAATGACGCCGGGGTCTGTCTTGGCAACGATATGGGCGATAAGAATCACCGCAAATCCGGAAGCCTTGAGTTCCGTGAACTTTCGAAGAATTTCACGCCAGACCTCGGCGGTTGCATCCTTCGGCTCGCGGAACTTGCCGTCGCTGATGTCTTTCCATCCACGACGCGCGCAAGCTTCGTCGATGACGATCTGCTCGAGGCTATCGAGCGTATCGACCACGAAGGTTAGGCGATCATGTTCGGCTTCCAGCATCCAATCGCACTGGTCGACGAACTCCTGATAGGTTTCTGTCAGGCCAAAGGAAAGCATATCGACGCCGACGGGAGGCCGTTCATTCGCCCCGGTCTGGACGTAAAACGGATTTGGCCAGTCGCCGGCAAACGAGGTTTTCCCCATGCCCTCGCCACCATAGATGATGACGATCGGTGGAAACGGATCTTCAACCCGTCGCAGTTGGTCGAATGAAATTGCCAAGTTTTGAAACTCCTCAGTGTGGTGGGTTGAGCTAGTTGGTGGCTAGATGGTCGTTAGTGCTGAAGATTGAGCATCGGCACGCTACCGTTAGGCAGCATGGTCTGCGGCAGCCTGCCGTCCCAACGCTCAGCTTGTGTCAGGGCCACAAGGCCTGGATTGTCGCGTAGGGCGTCGCCGCGGGCCTTGATCGCAAGAGCCTCTGCGTCACCGCGTAGGCGGATGGCTTCTGCCTCGGCTTCGGCGGATGCACGCACCGCGTCTGCCTGTGCCCTTGCCTGCGTCACTACGATTTCCGCCTGCACCTTCTCGCGTTCAGCGTTCTGGCGGAGCTTCTGGACCTCGACCTCGGCAAGCATTCTCTGCTCAATACTGGCTTCGTATGCGTCGGAGAAGTCGATGTTCTCGATCTGCACGGACTCGATGACTACTGGCCCGCGAACCGACTTCTGAATAGCTTCGGCAACCTCAAGATTGAGCCGTGCCCGCTCTTGGATGGCTGTAACCGCGTTGAAGCGGCCGAAAACCGTCTTCAGGTCTTCGTGTAGCCGTCGATCGACAAGTCGAGAAAGCATGCCGTCTTCGCCCCCGTAGGTGGCGTACACGTCCGTTACGGCATCGCTTGGAATGCGGTAGCTGACCGAAACGGCAACAACGGCGGACTGCTGATCCTTGGAATAAGCCGGCACGCCTTCATAAATACGAGCCTTAGACTGGACCGAAATCTTGACGACCTCGTCGACCCATGGTGCCTTGAAACCAAGTCCTGGCTGTGCGGTGCCGGTGAGTGCGCCGTTACGAAGAATGACGCCTCGCTCTCCCTGATCAATGGTGTACCACGACCCGAATACGACCGTGATTGCAACGAAGAACAGAAAGACTCCGCCCAAAATAGCGATGATACGTCCAATCATTATTTTCTCCTCTTGGTGGTGGTTTTTGCTGGTGCGAAGTAGGTGACAACGCCCAGTGCTACAAAGGCGGCGACAACGCTGCCGCCGATGAGTGCAAGAATGCCCATGGCTCTATCCTTGAATGAGCAAGTGCAGCCCGTAGGCCATGGTCATGGCAGCCAGCATTGCCAGGCATGGCCACCATGAGAACGGGTCGGGCGCGGTCATTTGGCTGACCGTGCGGCAAGCATGGCGTCGGCGACGGTATAGGCGCACTTTGCCCATGCGTTGATGCGTGCCGTGTCGTCAGGGAGGTGATCCCAAGAACGCGCCGGTACAACGGCAATAACCTGACCCGCAAAGTAGTCGCGGAGAGACATGCCGGCGTCTGGATACAGCCCGCTATCCACGCCGCCCTCACACGGAAAAGCGGAGCCGCCGTGGTCTACGTCGTTTCTACTCATCAAAGCACCGCCTGCAGAAACGCGCCGACGGCGTAACAGCCGGCAAGGAATACGCCTGCCCCGATGAGCGTTAGGACGACCGCCATTGTTTTTGCCGCCGCAGGAGCCTCGTTGTCGTCGTCCGGAGCGTAGTCGAGCGGGAAGCTGGAGAGGATGGATGTGAGTCCGCTGACGAAGTGGTTCATAGTGTGGCCTCTAGTTCGTCGATCCGCTTGCGGGCCTCCTCGATCGTCATGCGGTTCTTGTGGGCTGCAGCGGTCCCCGCCACAGCCAGGAAGAACACGATTGCGCCAACCCACTGCATGGCCGTGCTGGCGAGCAACACGCCAACTCCGATGATGCTGACCGCCATTAGGAACGTGGTGGCGTCGCGAACGAACGAGTGCCAAACCGATTCGTGAATGACGAGGATTTCAGGTTTGGGTTTGTTCATGCCGCGACCTTCATCGTTGCCTGGAAACCCGTCATGGGACGCGGTGTGGCCTCGTGGCCAGCACGTCGACGCGCAGCTGAGTGCATGAACTGTGGCGCTCGTGCCTCCGACACCTTGGCCATGGCGGTGGCGTATGCGTCCCGCTTGCGCTGGCCTCGAGTTTTGCCCTGAGCGTCAACCTTGGGAGAAAGAGGCGGCACGCGAAAACCGGCCGTTCCGGTCATCGTGCCCATTGCGGTAAGCCGGCGCTGCTGAGACGCGTAATCGGCCGATGGAATGCCAAGTCGAGTATCGTTAGCAGCTTCGCGCTGCAGGATTTTGGAAAGAGCGTTCATCAATTCCCCCTCCCCGCACGAGGCGCCGAATGAAACGAGACGGGCGAGGACGAGTGATACGTGCCGTCGTCGCCCTTTCGGGCGGTCGAACGCGCAAGAGCCTTCTGGCCTGCCGTGCGGTACGGCTTGCGGTTCTGCATGTTCACCTTCCCCGTTCGGGTGAACTGCGTGGCGTATGGATGGTTGTTGGACATAGCTTCTCCTCTGTCCGCCTGCCGTTGCCGGGCAGGCGGGGGTGGTGTGATGGTTGGTGTTGGTTAGGCGGCGGTGGCCAGCCAGTACTCGACGGCGTCTTTGGCCTCCTTCAGGCCGATGACGAACCGCTCCTCATACCCGGTTCGGTAGCCGTACTCCGAGGATACGAACGTCTGACGCTTGCCGCCCGCATCACGATAGGCCTTGATTGCCTCGATGCGCTTGCCTTCAGCCGCAAGCCGCTGCCATTCGTGGGCATAGGCTGGCTTTTCTTCCCGCTTGGTGGAGACAAGAGTGTAAACGCCGAACTCGCTACCCTTGTGCTTCTTGGCCAGGCGCGCTGCTTCGCGTTCGGCGAAAGCCGCCGACGAGTGAACGTGCGGTCTGACACTTGGGAGCGGCTGGCCGTTCTCGATGAGGCAGACGATGGCGGGTTTAGATGCGGACGGAGTGACGAGCTCAAAGTAGCGATCAAGGTCACCCATCCACGGATACTCACCGTGATAGCTGCGCCATTCCATCGGCCCGACCTTGCGACCGTCGCGGGTCTTGTAGAACTTGCCGGCCTTAATGGTTAGGGCGGTGGCTGGTGCCAGTTTTAAATACTTCATTGGGATGCTTGGGCCGTCGCCGCCAGGAACGGCACTGTAGCTTGCGTAATCGTGTCCAGCATCGGTGATGTAGAAGTGACCGGCATATTCACCAGCGCGGCGCCAGTGTTTGTTCCAGTGCTCGACAAGGTCATTTGCGCATTCTACTGACTTGTCCTGCACTACAGCGTCACCGACTTTGAAAGGCGCAGCAGGAGCAGGTTCGATCTGATGAGTCCGCAAGTACTGATTGTGGCCATTGAAGAGGTAGCCAGTGCCGCCCTCGCCATCTCCACATGTGCGCTCGATGACGTATTCCACACCGACTTCATACTGGGTGATTTTGCTTCCGGAGCGCGTCGTGTTGTCTACAACCCGCACCCTGTCCCCGACTTTGAACGCGGGTATGAGTTCAATCTCGCCGTCAGGGCGGTAGAAATTCCAGCGACGCCGGCTTTTGCCGTGCCCCGCAAACGGGGCGTCCATTTCAACTCCGGCACGACCAAAATCAATCTCGGCGACTGTCCCAAGCTGCCCTGGCGTAGCACGGCCATAGCCGTCCGTTACCACCTTGACCCGATCTCCAACCTTAAACTTTCCCATAATATTCTCCTCTTGTGGTGAGCGCGGGTGGTTAAGCCGCTCCCTTGGTTTTGGTGTTCTTGTCCAGTCGCACCTTCTTGGTGAAATCGACCGGGATCACGTTGTCACCGCTGCCACCGCCATGGAATTCGTCGTTCTCCACGCGATGAAGCTCCCATTCATGGAACGCCAGAACAGCCAGCGAAGGCGAAACGCGGATGTAGACAAGAGACCCAGCGAAGCCGATTACGATGCCGAACACACTGGTGTTCATCTTGTGCTCGACGACATCACCGAGTTCAAAGAATTCATCTTCAGGCGGCATGGGCAGCCTCCACAAAAGGACGGTCCAAGACCGAAATACGGGGGAGGCTGACGGCTTGGGTGTAGCAGCTGCGCGAGCCGCAGCTTCCCAACACCGGCATATGCTTGACGGTGATGGCCTTCGTGGCGATCGGCCGTACTCGCTGGTAGAGGTGGTACGTCACCATCCCGACGCTTGTTTCCAAGCGTTTTGCGATGGCACGCAGGCTTAGTCCCTCGCCGCGAAGGGCAAGGATTTGTTCTCTCTTTGACATTGAACTCCTCGATGTGGTGTTGACAAAGCGTTGGTTACGCGCCATGTCTTTTGCGCCCGCTGTGGTGGCGGGTAGGAACGCAGGTGGGACTCCTCTTACCTTCTAGTACGAGATCAGGGGCCGCGTTTCGGGTGGTGCCGGCGCATTCCAGGCCCCTTTTCTCTTTCTCTGCCTCTTTAACAAATCTGTCGGAACCAACTCCTTCGTACAACGTTAACCGTAGCTACAAAGATTAGATTCGTTTGTAGATGTCAACCCTTTGATTTGGTAGACACCCTGTGGATAACATTGTAAGATTGGTTAAGTGATTGAGGGATAAGACGAATATGAGACGAATTACCCCGGCAAAAAAATCTCGCTTCGTGCAGATGCTGGAAAACGCCATAGAGGCGGAGGGCGGAAGCCAGAAAGCATTTGCGGAGAAGCACGATATTGGCCAGCAGACGCTAAACACATGGATAGTCAGCGGTCGCGTCCCCACGAAGCAGTTCCACCAAAGGCTCCGCGACGTCCTGAAAATCACGCAGGATCAGTTAGACGAACTGCTGGCCGAAGTGGAAAACAGGCGCGCTGCCGCCTATGAAGCATCCGTTGCGCAAGAGCCGCCCAACGGCAGGATAGCCGGCGGCAAGATGCCTGAAAACCGGGACAATAGCGTACCGGTTCTAGGGCGTGCCGTAGGCGGAGAGCTCGGCGAATACGAGTTCAACGGCGAGGCGTTGGATTGGGTAATGCGTCCGCCTTCATTGGCCGGCGTTGGCGACGCCTACGCGGTCTTCGTCGACGGCGAGTCTATGGTACCGCGCTATCGCCCTGGCGAAACAGTATGGGTCCACCCTCACCGCCCTGCGCGCAAGGGTGATGACGTTGTTGTCCAACTGCACCGGCTAGACGACAGCCATGAGCCGCCATACGGATACATCAAGGAATTCGTTGGTTGGACGTCGAACAAGCTCATTCTGCAGCAGCACAATCCGTCAAAGAAGATCGAATTTGATCGCGAATCGGTGAAGTCAGTAGACACCATCGTGTTCGCAGAGCGTGTCTGAATTCACCAGTCGTACAAATCTAACAAATCGTTGTTGACTTTGTCGAGTTGGTAGCATACAAATCTCCTCACCAAACCACCACCGAGGAGATTCGAAATGCTAAAGGCGCTAGCCACCCATCTTAAGCGAGACGCGGTTTTCTATACTGCTCTCGCCGTTCTTTCCGGCTCGATGTTGGTCGCCGGGACGTTGGTAACGAAGGCCGACGATTTCGAACTGGCCGCCTATTTTGCCGCGCAGGAATATGTCTGCGAATGGCCTGACTATGACGCCAGTGTATCTATCCTGGCGCGTATTGTTGCCGCCGGAACTCCCGAAGATATCGCAATAGAAGTCATCGCCGACGAAGCTTGGGCTCTCGTTGAGAGCGGCGACGTCGATTGCGGCGAGTTGCGTGTCGCGGAGGCGCGATGATGGCCGCCGTGTACCTAGCCGCGTCGTTCTTCGCCGGCATCGCCTTGTCCGTCGCAGTGTTCGGCTGGCCGTTCTGATTTACTGCGCGTTGCCCCAACACGCAGGCGGGCGGCGTTTGCCTCCAGTGGCGCCGCCCTCTTTTTCCCGGCCTCACCAGCCATCACCACCATCGAGGAGCTACCATGACCAATTCACGCTACCCTTCCGTCTATTCTTCCGGATACCCCACCCTTTCCGCACAGGAATTCATCGCTCAGGGCACGAGTGCAGCGGCCGTGTTGTCGATCGCAAAGTTTCTGGCGAGCGACCGCGGTAAGCCGGCCAATCCGCGCGCGGCATCAAAGCTTCGAGCCGTCGCGTTCGAAGTGGCCGACCTTACCGGTGTTCGTCTGCAGGCTTTGCCGCGCGCTGTGAACGACAACCGTAGCCGTCGGCAGTACCGGAGGGCGGCATGACCGTGCCAGATGAAAAGCCCGCATGGGCCGAAGGTGCGAAGGCGATTACAGCCGAAACGCACAAGTCGCTCTCCGCCCTCCCCACTCCAGATGCAGGAGAGGTAGGGGAGCTTCTGGCGGAGATGCGCGCCGGGCTGGAAGGTGTGACGCCGGGGCCTTGGATGTCAGAACCCGGCGCGGCGCGAGGAGCGTGGATAGGCAATGCCTCTAACCAGTGGGTTGCGCTCGCTTGCGGTGAAGATGATGCCCAGGCTGTCATAAACGGCTCGCACCTTGTGCGCTGCTCTCCCGACAACATCGCCAAGCTTCTCGACCACGTTTCAGCCCAAGCCTCCCGTATCAAGGAACTGGAGGGGGAACGGGATGCCTTACGGGCAAAGTTGAACGCTTGCGACTGGTATTGGCCGGAAGACGACACAAGCTCCGATGCATGCTCAGACGACCCTTATGAGATCGTTGAGAACCAAGGCCGCAGCGGTGAAGTCATAGCCATTTCTCGCGGCGGCGTTGTCGAAACTCGGTACTACGCAAGTCTTCCCCCGCCGAAGACGCAGATAGCGACGACGATTTCGATGTTGACGAAGCTACAGAGGAAGCAGCCTCCGCGAAGATCGCCGCCGAGCTGGTGCGCCGCTCCACCCTCGCCGCCATGAAAGGTGAAGACAATGCCGAAGCTTAAAAGACTTCCATACCCGCTCCGTGCGGCGAAAATCAGCATCGATTTCATGCCGTTCGGCTTCTGGTGGAAGCCATCTTTCACGCACAAAAGCGGACTGTCAGAGCGCGCTAGAACAGAAGGTGTGGCCATCTGGTGGGCACGTTGGGCTTGGTTCCAGATCAGCTATTCGAGGTGGTTGTGATGACAATAGATGCCCTGAGAGAGGCCGAGCGGTTCCTTGCATACTTCGCTGGCGAGACAGGCGGCAGTTTCGAAGGACCAGGCACACCAAAAACTGCGCTCGCCAAGGTTAGAGAAGCCCTTCGCACCCAACCGGCAGAGGCCGGGGTGACGGTGAAGGCGCTGGAGTGGGACGAACACAACTGCGCCGATGTGTATGGAGTCAAGGATTGCCACGGACAGGGTCCGAAGCGTTACTTTCTGTACCGCGCGTCCACAATCATCGGTTGGTTTGACGGCATCGACGCCGCCAAAGCCGCCGCACAGGCTGATTACGAGCGACGGGTCCGTTCCGCTCTTGTCCCCACCCCCGCCCCACAGGGGATGGATACGGCGGTGGAGGCAGCCGAGGCCGCAGTTTATCCACGCCACGAAAAGGGCTTCCTCGTTAAGCCTCTCTTGGACGCAATCGACATGCGCGCCGCACTCACCGCAGCCTACCCCCATATGACAGGGGCAGCGCAGGAGGCGGTGGAGGGTGAGCCGGTAGAATGGCAAAGAGAAGCCGGCGACTTCGGCTGGCAGCGTGTCTCACCAGACGATTTGGAGCACTACCGCTCAAAGGGTGCGCGTCTTCGCGCCCTCTACACCACCCCGCAGCCCGCGCCATCCAGCGCGGATGCCGGAATGCTGGCGGCGTTGAAGGAAGAGAACGAGCGGCTTACGAAGGAGCGTGATGCTGCACGACAGTCGCTTGAGCATGACCGTGCGGTGGTCATCACTGCTTCCAATGAGTTCAATGACGCGTTTGCCCGCCGTTCATGGCTACTCGACAGTCGCGGGCCGTACGAATGGGGTGACGACCGCTACAGAGATGAGTTCCGTGGCGCTTACGATGAACTCGCAGCACCCATGTCGAAGCTTCGCAAGATCGGAGCAGATTGGGCGAACTGCCCTGTCGATCACGATGAAATCATGCGTTCGCGACAGAACTGGCAGGAGCGCGCGGAAAAATCAGAAGCAGCCCTCGCCGTTGCCTCCGCCTCCCCGGTGCAGCCCGAAGCGGAGGGGTGGAAGACGATGGACAGCGCGCCGAAGGATGGGACGCGTGTTCTGGTCTATGAGATAGGGAGACCGGTCGAGGTCGCACACTACAACCCAAAATCTTGGCAATGGTCGAATAGGTATCGTCCGGTCAGATGGCGGCCTCTCCCCGCCGCCCCTAAGCAGGGAGGCGAATAGATGGGTGCGCCGTCAAACTTCATATTGCCCGATGGTAATGTGCAGATTGCGTTCTCAGGCGGTCGCACGTCCGGGAAGATGTTGCACGACATCATCCAGGCGAACCAACCCTGGCCCGCCGATCGGGTGAAGGTGGTTTTCACTAACACCGGCAAGGAGCGCAGTGAAACGCTCGATTTTGTGCGTGAGTGCGAAGAGCGATGGGGGGTTCCCATCGTCTGGCTTGAATATCGCCTGCGCTGGACTGGCGCGCCGCACGACCCGAAGAACAAGATTTTCGATACGGGAGCGCACAGCTTTGAGGTTGTTTCCTATGAGACGGCTAGCAGGAATGGCGAGCCGTTCGAACAGATCATCGAATACTTCGGGTTCCTGCCGAACCGGGTTGCAGATTTCTGTTCTCACAACCTGAAGAGCCGTACTGCAAGGCGCTACTGTGTGGCGTCAGGTTGGAAACACTGGACAACCGCGATAGGCATCCGTGCCGACGAGCCAAAGCGCATCCTGAAGAAGCAGCCAAAGGAGCGCTACCGCGTTTGGTATCCGCTCAATGAGGCTGGCGACACCAAACACGATGTCTCCCTCTTCTGGCTCTTCCAGCCCTTCGATCTCGAATTACTGAACATCGACGGCGTGACCCCAACCGGCAATTGCGACGGCTGCTTTAAGAAGTCCGAGCGGAAGCGTGCCGAGTTTGCTCGCAGCGAGTGGCACCACGCCGAATGGTGGTCCGCTCAGGAACGGAAATACGGCGGAACCTTCGACAAAACTACGTCATGGGACCAACTGCACGAGTACATCAGCAAACAAGGCGACTGGCTTTTCGGGGACAACGACGCCCTCTGTCAGCGCGACGGCGGGGAGTGCGCACCATGGTAATAGCAACAGAAGCACCAACCGTCTGCTTTGACATTTTCATTGCAGGCGACTTGGCGCAGGCAAAGCAGGTTTGCCGCGAATACTGCATGGAAGTTGGCGCTTGCGTCACTGTTGAGCCGGTCGATTACATCTACACGGGCGGCGAGGAAGCAGGCATTCGCGTCGGGTTCATCAACTACCCACGCTTCCCGACCGATGCCGAAGCGATATTCGCTAAGGCGTCCGATCTAGCCGGCAGGCTGATGCACCGCCTATGCCAACAATCCTATTCCATCGTCGGACCCGACAAGACTGTGTGGTTCTCTCGGCGCCCCGAAGACGCATCCCGCACCGCCCTAGCCGGTAGCAAGGAAGGGGATCGGGATGAGTGATATCTCAAGGTACAAAATTGAGGGATACGATTGGGCTGCCACACCTTCACACGGTGGGGTTTGGGTTCGTCATTGCGATTACGAAGCCCTCCGCCAGCAGTTGGAGACTGCGCGGGCGGAAGGCCGGGATGAGGGGCTGGAGGAAGCGCGGGCAGCCAACCGAAAGCTGCACAGGCGCGCTCAAATTGCCGAAGGCATGAAAGATTCGCTCTACGGTATCGTGGATGCTTGGGCGCGAGTCATTAGGGGATCAAAGAGAAAGGCCCCGGAAAAGATTTGCTGGGCCAGTTACAAACTAGGCCAGATGTCCGGCGTAGAGCTGGTCTACTACGACTTGGATAAGCGCTGCAAACGAGCCCTCAAGTCAGGGGAGCGCGGCTCATGACCACCGACCAAGCCCAATCGGTCGCCATCTTCCTCATCGTCGCTATCCCGGCTGCGTATTGGCTGCTGCGCTTTAACTATCGCACCTGGCTAGAGCCGGTAATGGACCCTGAGCGCGCCAAGGAACGGGAAGCACGGAAGGAGAAGCGGCTGTGAAAGACTTGATTGATCAGATGGAAACTCACGCCGGAGAGTTGCGCAATCATATCGCAAAAATCCGCATCGACTACCCGGAGGCTGCCGATGCGCGCCGCATGGATCTCCGGCAAGTCTACCGGAAAATCGCTGAGGCTCGCCGCGCCCTCGAAAGCGAGGCTGGCAGGTGACGTTTTCTTTCAAAGGAGGTCCGAATGACCCCAGCAAATGACAATGGGCTTGGCGTCCCGCCCGGCATCTATTCGGTTGAAGAGGCGTGCGGATGGCTTAAAATCAGCCGCCAGAGCCTTACAAATCTGACGATCGACCATCCGTATTACGCCAAGAACGGCAATCGAAAACTTTTCAGCCAGTCTCATATCAACAAGCTCTGGGAGGCGATGCAATGTCAGAACCAAAACTCACCAAGCGTCCTGGAAGCGATAACTGGTACATCCGCGGTACCAACAGCGCAGGCCGACCGGTATTCCGATCTACTAAAACCAAAGACGAAGCAACTGCCAAGGCGCTCCTCGTCCAATATCAGGCGCGCGTCCTAGTCGAAAAGGTGCACGGCCCTGTCGCCACGACAACGTTTGACGAGGCGGCTCGCGCCTACATTAAAGACGGTGGCGACCAGACATATCTGCTCCGGCAAGACAGGGAGGGGCGGCGACATGGACTCATGCCCCACTTCGGCGACGCGAAGTTGGCATCCATTACGCAGGACGACCTCGACAAGGCTGCGACTGCGCTATGCCGTCCGGGCGCTAGCCGCGAGACATTGATTCGGAACGTCTATACTCCATTCATTGCCGTGTGGAATTTCGCTTCGTCTGAAGTTCGCAAGATGGCCGCGCCAAAGAAATGGCAACGGCCGCGCAAGGCCAAGGGCACAAACGTTCTTCGGATAGCAGGGACGAAGCGCAGCGGCACAAGGCCGGTCGACTACAATCGAGCGGCGCAATTTGTTGCCAATATGTCGCCGGCTCCGGCCATGGTGATGACGGCTTTGTTCTTTACCGGCCTTCGACCGATCGAACTTTTCGCGCTTGAATCATCGGAGGTGAATGTCGCCGGCCGCTGGCTGGTATTGCATAGCACCAAAACCGGAGAGCCGCGCGGCGTGCCAATTCATGAATTTCTGGCGCCTCTCTTCGAATCTCTTTTGAAGCGAGGGGATTTAGAAAACGACCCTCGGATATTTCGCACTCACAAGGGCGAGGCATACCGTCCGACCGAGGACGGTGGCGGCCAGCTCAAGACGGCTATTATCGGAGCCAGACGCCGAAGCGGCATACTCGACATAAGCCCCTATACGGCGCGCCACTCCGTTTCCACCGGCTTGGTGATTGCTGGCGTCCATCCGCACATTAAGGACCAGATACTCGGCCACGCGGCAGACAACATGTCGCGCCACTATACGAACGTTCCGCAAGCGCCACTCATCGAGGCAATCAATAAACTGCCCGTTCCTGACGCCTGGCAGGCGTTGCCGTGGTGGCAAGATCCCCTGGCTTGGAGTGCAAAGCTAGTCGAGGGAACCGGCGCGAGGAATGACTTGAAGGAGAAGCGGGCCTAG